TCATAGTTTGTAAAGACAACTCCTCTGATATACATCTTTAACTCCTTTATTTATGGGTTTGTTTAGATCACTCTTTCAAACTTGGTTTGGAATTGGTTATTTGCTATCGATTCTTCTACAGGCGGCTCTTTCAACTCCACATGAGGCCTCTGAAGATGATCCAGTATGATATCTAGAATCTCTTTATGAACAAAACCTGGTACTAGGGTAGCTAGGCCCGGTGGGACCGTAGACATACTATGACCTGGCATATAAACCAATCCTTGTTTAGGGTTATTGAAGATCTCTTCAAGTTTTTGTCCCACGTCTCGACAGATTTCGTCAGCTAACTTTTTCAGGTCTATGGATTTGTGTCCCATACCTTCACTCCTTTGTGTTCTATTGCCCTCGCTAGCAAAAATTTAGTATCATCGATGGATGCGATATTAAACATCCTCAAGAAGAGGATACAGAGAGCACCTTCCAAGGTTTCGTGATAGTAGGTTTGGCTCTGTGGGTAGATCTTCTCATTACCCTTTCTGTCTGCTGGGTAGACTTTGGCTGAGTAACTATTTGGTACCTTTGCAGTCATGCTTCGAACATTTCATATTTCAAAGGCATAACCCTTAGCCGTCAAATGATCCCAAATCATTTTGCACTGAACAAGGTCAGTAGAGGGCTTCCATTCGACCTTCGAGATAGAATCCTTGAGAGTCTCGCCCCAGTAATAGTGAGACATCCTATCACAGTACTTCCAGCCCATAACCCTGGTAGCTAGCCAGTGATCGATAAGATGTACATTCCTTGGTGACCCAATCTGGTCCACTATAGATCTCCTTATTATTGTTTATGGAAGTTCCTAAGAGTCTTTCCGAGTAGTTCGATCTGATTCTCAGTACCAATCCTGAGCTCACCCCTGACTATAACGGTATCACCCATACCAAACATATCTATGTAAGCGAAATCACCGCAGTTAGCTTTTTCACTCTCAAAGAAAATTGAGTAGTAATGAATACGTAATCCTGGTATGGCTTCCTTAAGCGTGAGCACTTTGTAGAACCCAGAGTCCTTAAAGTTAGAGTTTATAGCTCTAACCCGGGTTACGCCTGAGACTTCGCCTATGACTTCAAAGGTTGATGTAAACGCTATTTATATTGCCTTTCATACCCTTCAAAGAGTTTATCCAGACCCATAGCTAACGTATGTGCTTGCTCTAGAAACTCGATGTGTTTTTGTAAAGAATCTGTATCAGAGAAGACATTGTGATTAGTACAGATATACGCGGGACGAAATAGCCTATCTGGATAATCTTTCATGTATCCATATGGCTCAGTTCTATACACAGTTATTTGTATATGTGGATTGCTATGTTCTAGTACGAACCAATTCTCTTGTCTATCCTTAACCTCCCAACCAGCTGGTAGACCATCCGGTATCATCCATAGTGGCAGCATCTCTAGTTTAGGGGCTTTTACTTCCTCCTCTGGTCTATCCATCCCTATATTTCCTTTCATGTTGACTGAAAGCTTCATTGATAGTTCTAACGATTTCATGGGCCTCAGTAAGAATTTTGAGGTACTCAGCAATTTCAGATTCACAACTTAAAGCGATTTGATCAACAAGAGTCACGGCATTTCTGAAGATCCTACCCATCGATTCTTCGGGTCTACTGGGGACAATTCTAAATACCCTGATTCTGACTTTATTACCCCAATGTTGAATCTCCAGTTTGTCGTGGGTCACAAATTTGTAGGACTAGTCCTCTGGGAGCGGAGGTAACTGATCCGTTGGATCATTGGTACAATAATTGCATTATCCAAATCTAGTACTCCTTATCTTTGTTTATTTTGTTTAGTTCTGTTTTTGGGTGGGTTAACTGGACATATATGTAGGCTATGACTACCCTCTCTGGTTCTAGTACATAGTCTCCATTTACCCATGATTTGATACCACCACAAATTCTGTGTTTGACAATATCTACAGGTATAACCTGGGTGTGTATCTGAATCTTCTGGTTCGTGTTCTATTGGGTCTAGTTCCAGATAGTAATCAGCCATTTCTCCCATTAATTCTCCTTATTTGGTATTAAAGTAAGCGTTCATCGCTGCAGCAATTGTTCCAGCCTGCTTGAGTTGCTCAATGATATCAGCTGTGATCTTGGCGGAACCCGCCTTCCAGTTGATATCCGCTTTCTGTGTATAGTGAGTGCCGTCTCCTGGGGCCTTCACCGTCAGTGAAGTCACCCAAATCGAACAGTCATGGTTTCTAGCCTGAATTAAGCACCAATCATCTTGGGACCACCACCAACCCGCTGGCAGTTCGATTGTTTCTTTAAATGATGCCATATGAATCCTTTATTCATGGTAATCTATCCCTAATCTTTGTAACGGTCCCACCACCCCTAAGTCTAGCTCCCATTCCTATGGCCTTAGGATCTTTACTGCATTGCCAGTTTCCACTAGCTGTTTCCTTTAGGTCTGGGGTAGATCCATCTTCTGTCCGGAAATCACCAGCTGAGCAATGATTAGCGCAGTTACGCCTATGCGGGCAGGTATCGTCCCGACATTCAGGAAAATCCTTACTTAGAAGTACGACTTGTACTAAGTGCATATAGTTTCCTTTATCTAGGTATCAGCAGGCATTAATAGCCCGCCAAGCACTATGACTAGGTGTGGATCTGAAGATCTGTAATCATTCTCTATATGTGATTGACAACAGCTACTCCTATGCTCTACACCAACTACAACCAGATATACCTCGTTGTTTACATCGTATACCTTATCCCATCGTCTAGGGCAGGCCTCAAAGTAAGTGGGCCAGTTATATTTCTGGGCATCCTTTTTGGTCTCGGTACCACTCCTTATATCACAGATAGCCCTGATCATTGCGTAACTACTCATATTTCCTACCTACTCGGGCTAGACGATGATAGTAAGTTGCCATCACAATGAAGTAGAGTTCTATAAACAACAGAACTAATTGTAGTGTAAAGGTGATATCCCAGAGATTCCTCTCTGATCCGATATAGATGTTAATAGGTGCTAGTACTGCAACAATGATTGCTAACGCCATTGATAAACGATCTCTGTTCTTAGCTAACCTCAGGTAGTACTGCCAATCCTTCTTTACTACAGTCATAATCTTCACTCCTAGGCTCCTTTATGTAGGGCCTATTTGCAACCAATTCATCATTACCGCATAGGACACAGCTACGCCTCAACCAGATACAGATTCCCGATATGCATTGATGTCTATACTCCTTTACGAACCTTCGGATTCGGTGTTTACAGTGCTTGTGCTTATGCATTATTTTGGTTTAACCTTTGTGTAAACGAATTGCTTCTCGCGAATCACTCCTCCCATATCGTAGTCATAGGTCAAGACATGAATTCCTTCTGGCTCCAGGGCCTTGAGATAGGCGTCGAAAAGTGAAACAAAATTGGCACAATCAACCAATGCCATTTTGATGATAGGGGTGGAGTTCTCATGCATAACAGCACAAAGCAGCTCCACCATCTTCATTCCACCCATACTCTCACGAAGCGCCCTTTTAAGTTCCGGCAGCATCGCAGCCTTAAATTCATCAGTGAAACGATTTGCCTGTCCCATTTGTTATCCTTTATTCTATTTGATAGATATGGTACACATAGATCTCTTCGATTACTGGCTCTTCGGATAAGTACTCACATTGTGGTTCATGAATACCAATGTAGGGCCCCCATTTATGCCAACGCCAGCCATAGGCTCCACCTTCCTGTTCCGCTTTCTTTGTTATGTGGTGAACGGAAATACAATACTTAGTATCTCCACTAGTTACACATTCTGGCAACTTAGACTTCAATTGATCCACGGAGTCACAGACACCGTATGGACTAAATCGGGTCTGATCTTCCCATTTACCTATTTCAGGAAAGTCTAATTCATAGGTCTGATTAGATCTAAACTCACACTCAAAGTTGAAATGAGGGCACTCATAGATACCTTGTTCGAGTCGCTTGATCCTGCTCTCTTTATTCATCATCCCAGAGAGAACAGTCATCAGTGGATCTCTGGTTTCATTCAATTTAACATCACAAAGCATTTCTTTATCCTTTATTCAATTATGTTCAGTTTCGACTTATAGTTGATACCGCCAGCAATGGCTACTTCTCCACTTAGATCATCATGAGCCAACATATAGCCCTCACAGAGTCCTTTGACGTACTCAAGCCTAGCGATATCAACTCCCCTGGTAATCCTGTAGAGAACTGTGCAGCTCTCAAATGAACAGCCCTCCCCATCTTTATTCCCACACCAGTAAGCCTGAATTATCTTCTGGGTATCTGTACATCCGACGTCATCGCTGTAAGGTACCTCGGTACCCAAGATCACACAGAATCTACCGACCCTTTCAATGAGTTTTACTTTCATTTCTTTATCCTTTTAATACCTGACCAGCCATTGATTTAATAGTGGTAGCGCACAGAACAACTGCATCAATAGAGTAGCTAGAAAATCTCAATTTCCGTATATCAAGATAGCCCTTAAACATCACAACGGATCCAACAAGATATGCGAATTCAGTACCTCGATCAACATGACTATCGACACATACACACCAGGTCTGTACAGTATCCTCGATAGGAAGTCCAGGTCTATTCGTTGTGATAAGCAACTGTACTTCTTTATTACTAGATCTCTGCCAATTCGTGACTGTACCAACGATTGTGAAATCTGCAACCATGATTATTTCCTTTGCTCTAAATATTTAATTGCCTTCTTATACCCTTTGGTCCTGATTTGATACCTCACCGCGTATTTTGTAATTCCAAATTGTGCGGCTAGTACTTTGAGTCTGACTGGATACTTCAGAGTACAACTAATGCAGCGTGTAGCAGTCTTATCCATCAGATTCCCGCATTTACATCTATCGTAGTATTTTCCAGACTTGAACACATGACCTAGAGCCTTATGTCTAGCTTTAGCCAATCTCTTGCGGGATTCTCCGTACTTAATCTGACTGCATTTATTACATTGCTTAGTTTTACCTTCACGTAGATTTCCAGCCTTCACGAAATGAACATCACCGCAAGAATATTTGCATTCGAACTTTCGATCTTTGCCTTTGTCAATAAATCCAATACCAATGATTGTCCAGTGACCAAACTTCTGACCAATTCGATCCTCGGATTTCATATAGTTCCTTTATTGCTAATGTAAAATTAGCTCTCAACAATTGAGAGCTAATGACTAGCACTATAATATGACGCATTTATGGGGTTTATTAACCCACAATTACTACTGGATCAGTCATACCTAACTCACCCCTCATAACGGCCTGCATCGCATCCTTAGAGGTAGCGAATCGGCGTGGCTCCTTCTTCTTGGCCTCTTGAGTCGCTAAGTAGAGTCCCATGAGATATTCTTGCCTAGGTAATAGATGGACCTTGAAGTCATTAGTACTCAATAAGTTCTTAGATGGAAGCATCTTCTCTTTGGCCTCATCAACAGCTTCTTGTGTAGCTGGCACATGGAAGTTCATATTATCGCCATCATGATCAAGGGTAAAGCCAGGCGAGTTGACAGCTGAGCTAGTGAATCCATTACCCTTTATTAGTTTGGGGTAAGCAGCTAGAACTGAGAATTTATGCCAGGTAGGAGCTCTGCTATAGATCACGGGTCTCTCTGCCATTTCTTCTTCCATAGCTTTCTTGGCCCTAGGATCTCTATTAATTACCCACTTAGCTAGATCAGTCATTGGAACTGAGTGATCACCGCTATTGTACTTCCTGGATAGCCTTCTCATTATGTATGGTCTATAGAGATCCCAGGCGATATTCTCTGGCATTCCGATCTCATCCATATTCAGATTAGCATCAGGAATCATTGATCCCCTACTAACAGAATCGACAGTAGTAGACATCAATTTCTGCTGGAACATACCGAACTTAGGTGAAGATTTACCAAAGATATGTTGTAGCATTCCACCCACATTCTTCTCCCTATTCTTTACGTTAATGGGATCCCCTAGACCCATAACGGCTTTAACGGAATTATAGAGTGCCTCTCGTTCGGGACCTATTTCATCGAGATCCTTCTTGACCTCACCGTAGTTCTTATTGGCCTCAAATAGTTCCTTATAGAGAAGATTAGCATCTGAAGTCAACTCGATACCATCCATGGCTGTAACAGGCCTAAACGCCGGTGGTAGTACGGGCACCTTAGTTATCATCCATTCCGAGGGGTGAACTTTGTTCTTCTTAGCGGTCTCCAAGTACTGAATAATCTTAACAGCATTATCCCTCTTAGATAATTTATTGTCTTTCAATATCCCATATTGCTTATCTAGTTCTTGATTGACATTGATAGCCTTCAGTTTATCTAGAATCTTTTGAGGACCACTACTACTCTTCAGTAAATCCATGAACTTAGGCTCCGTGAGATCCAGTAACCTACGGATTGGCTCCTCCATTAATGGATTCGGTACCGGATCATTCAGAGTTATCTTAGCCCATTGTTTTCTATTCTCACGGCCACCTGTAATTGAGACGTCGAAGAGTCCACCTTTTACTGGTGATCCATCTTTGATATTGATAGCATCACCATTCAGTAACTCATTTGTTCCAGCCAAGGCATCAACATCCTGATCCCTCATGGCTAATACATTTAGTTTATTACCGTTATCAGAGGAGTTGACCCGAACACCCCCAGCCCTAAGCATATTCAAGAACTTATCGTATACAAAGGTCTGACCTGGCTTTGGTGTAGGTAGGCCCTGTTTATAAGCCTTCCAGAAGTCATCATTCTTTTGTCCTCTAACTAACTTCAGATCCTTGAGAACAGATGGTACATTATGAGATAATAGGGCCGAGATCTCCATGGTACCTACCCGCTTGGCTTGACCAAAGCTACCCTTAGCGGGAGTCTCATCTAATGTATAAGCTCCCGCATCTCTTACGGATAACTTGGATTCCGCTGTATGGTGGAGCTTCATAAAGAACTGCTCACCTGTAAATATATCTTTCAGTTCCTTATTTGATACGGCATCGAATACATTCTCTTTCTCGGAGACCCCGGCCTTACGGGCCTCCTCTAGAGCCCAGTCCGCCATTGAATCATCCATGAACGCTGGCAACTTATAGGTCTTTCCGGTCTTACGGGCCACCTTGGCCAGTAATGTCTCAACTAGCTTAGTTGGATTTACCCGTGAGATAATACTCAGGGGGTTGAAGATTACCTCGAATGGATTTCCGTTTGCATCTTTTGGCATTTGATCATCGGGAACTATTCGACCCACTAGACCCTTGGAGCCAAATCTATCAGCCATTTTATCCGCTAAACTCATGGGCTGATAAGCTTTAACAGCTACCTTTATACCATCCGTAGAAGTTATAGCATCAGTAACTAAACCTGGATCGGCATGATCCCATGTTTCTAGGTGTGGCATATTCCATGAGCGTGTCTGTCTAAGTAGAGCATTACCCTTGGTAGGTTCCTTTTGCCTAACTCCAATAACAATAGGATCGCCCTCATGAAGTACTGTGCCAGGCTTAACTATTCCGGAGTCGTCAATATTATCTAATTGAGCCTTACTGAATTGCCCGGGGAAGTTTGAAATGAATTCTTTCTTACCGGTGATGGTACCCTCTGAATGAGGTACCTTTGTTAAATACATATGTTCCGAGCTTAACTTCTTAGCGGCTCCCTCTGAGATAGTGATGGCGTCTTCATAGTTACCTTTATAGGGTAAGTAGACCACTCTTAAATTAGTTCCTAGTGATACCGCTTTACCAGTCTTATCAGTATAGTTTGATCGAGCTAATAGATCGCCCTTATTGAAGACATCCCCTATCTTGAGCATAGGGGTGTTATGAATGAAGCTCTTCTGATTGAATGGGAAGTTGTTATAGAGTTCAATGGAATCCTTCTTACCGTTACCATAGACAACATCAATAGCATCAGGTGAGATGCCAGTTATTCTACCGGCCTCCTTGGCCTCAACATTACCACTATACTTAGTGGCTAACTCCTCAAAGGATTTCGATGGATCATTGGGCATGGCACTCTGAACCAAAGGTGCCTCTGGGTTATTGAGTGGTAGTGCCTGGGTTATCATACGAGAACCCATGGCCATTCGGCCACCTTTGACCCCGCTCATTCCGGGCACCATGTTACCTAGAAACGAGAACATATCGGAACCACTAGGTAATACATGATCTACTGACTTCTTATCTACATATCGTATCTTACCATTTACCAATGCTCTAGCCTTAGTACCCTCTTTTTGCATCTCACCCGGAAAGGCGTAGATACCGTTAATTAGGTCATGACTAGAAACTACACGCTCCTTACCGTTACGGTCCAGTACTTTGCGGTAGATCTTACCGTCCGAACCCTTCAACGTATTGATAGCTAATCTGGAATCTACACCAATAGAGACCGACTCTGGAGCCCTTATTACATCAATCAGACCTAACTGAGATGGCTGCACGCTTCTAGCTTCATCGGGGACCGAGTCCTGTGAGGTCAGAGCACCTTCACCCATTCGGGTAACTCGGGATAACTGATCCAAGATCTCTAAGGTATTGATCTCTGAGATAGGAGATGCTATACCGCTATGCAATAGAGTTGAATAGATCTGCTTTGATAGATAACCCGCCGGGATCTTATTGACATCTTTCGTATGGGTAAGCTTCCAGAGTAGTTGCCTACTTAAATTACCGCTATCCTTTGAAATACGCTCAGCGAATAGATCCTCGGGACCATAGAGCTGCATGTTGGCCTGGTTATCTCTATCGTCCTGCTCCTCCTTACCTTGATTGATATGTAGTAACTTCTGCATTGTCCTAACCAATGCTTCGGAGTTAACTGCCGTATAGGGCTTACCTAGGGTACGATTGGAGACCTCGGGATCTAGAGCCATCTGAGAGAATGTAGCTCTAAGCCCAGCTCCTGCGTCAATGAATTGTTTACGAATCCGTGGACTAGCTAACTTATCATATACTTTGGATAGATCGAAGTCTCTAGACTTAGTGGCATTAACAGAGGCGATCTGATCACCCCAGGCTGCCTTCATTTGGTCATCAGTGGTTCCTAGAGCTTTGAGTACGGGATAGGCAGGCACCGAGCCCTGACCTAATTTGAACTTAAAGATACCGGTCGATGGTTCCATAAAGATACGGAATGAAGAGCCGGTCCCAGGCATTAAGTTAACGTGGGCTTCTAGTTCACCGTTCTCTTTCTCACGGGTATAGACACCTGAGCGTAGACGAGCCTGATTTGATAGCACATACTCATTACCCCTAAAGATATAGGTACCCCTATTAGTTAGGTATGGAACTCTAGTAATGGTTTTACGGGCCTCGGATATCGGATGATTTGTTGATTTATCGATCAATCTCCAGTTCGCTCTAATAGGCCAGTCCAAGGTCTGCCTATTCATGATGGCATCCTTTTGCTCTTTCAATGAGTAAGGCTTATTCTTCTCATACCTAATATCACTCAGTTCCAATCGGTAGTTATCGTTCTCAACTGGAAACTTTGTACTTAAGGACTTATGGACATTATCAAAGATATTGGATCTCTGCTTATCGATATCTAAGAAGTCCCGCATCTCGATGGGTGCGGGTGCGGGCGTTACAGGAGTAGGCACCCCTGGAGCTACTTCTCTATCTAATGATTTAATAGGAGCTTTCTGATCGAATATGGCCATACCCAAGTATAGCTTAAGGTGTCAATAAATAAAGAGCCCATATAGGACTCTTTATTTTAGCTATTGATTTATTAGTTAGATTAGGCCGCAGCGTGGGACATAGGGCTAGGTGTATTACTCATGGAATGGTTAGGCATAGCTGCTGGTAGGGGCTGAGGTCCCATTGGTCCCTCTGGAGTCCTCTTCATATAGCTATTCATCCAACCAGTCATCTTTGATGGATCACTGGTCATTCTGGAATCTACATATTTTTTCCAGAGTGCGGGTCCACCTAGAGCTGCCCCCGCTCCCATTAATCCTAGTATTGGATGTCCAGTCATTAATCCTAGCCCACCGGCTCCAGCTGCTATACCTATTTGCCATGGATTGAGATTACCCATGAAGTTAATGGCAGCGTTATGCCTAGGGGGTTGCTGTTGCGGGCCCATTGGACCATCGGGACCCTGATATGGTCCAGGTTGGGTAGGCATCTGAGGTTGAGGTTGGCCCTGATTGGACTGATTCATTTGCCCCAACCCATGTAGTAATTGAGACTTAACATAACCATTCTTCCATCCCATAGGGTCCCACCAATTATGCTGGGTCAGCATTCCATTTAAATTACCCATAATCTGCTGGTCCGGTAGATGAGCACCACCTAGCTGTTCCAAGGCAGCAGGATTAGTCTGCCTCAAATGGTTTAAATAGTAACCAATAGTCTCTGGAGGCATAGCACTCAAAGTTCTAGCCATCTGCTCCGGTGATACATTAGCGAAAGCTTCTTGCATATTGAAGCCCTCCGCTATCTTGATTAGAGATCGCTTAACTATAGGTGAGGCCTGCTTCCAGAACTCACGACACTCCTTTAAAGAAGTACCATACAAATTAGCGCGCTTCTCTAGCACATCTACCTCATTACGGATCGCTGGGTTAATAACATGAGATAGCTTATTAAAGATATCATCTGAGCTATCACCATGAGGACTGTTACTATTGCCAACCCCACTATTACTCTGTGGTCTAAGTATAGGAATCAGATTTCTAGAAGTATTATCGAGTCTATTTAGCTCTTCATATTCCTCGGGGGTATTCGCAATAACCACATTCATCTTAGGTGGGTTAAGCATACGCATACGCCTAACCGCATCCTCGGAGGCCTTACGCTTGATAACAGCGGGATCGTTATCAATCATTGACTTAGCCTTCATGTATGCAGTTGGTATACCGACCCCTAATGCAAGGGCGGGTAGCCAGCTATATAGATTAGCTGATTTCTCGGATAAATTGAAGTGAGAGGTCTTATCGATAATATGATCCTCTAGGGCTTCAAGATAAGCATTAACGGAGGCCATCTTGGGTGAACCAAAGTTACCCTGGTTACTCATTAGATCGGCATACTCAGAGCTAGCCTGATCTAATTCCTTTTGCCTACTATTAGGTATCTTATAGGACTTATCAATTAGATTCTTGAGGGCTAGTGTACCAAAGATAGCTGTGGGAATACCACCGGCTAAGGCCAGCATCTTTAAAGAATTACCCGAATTATTAGCTATACCATCATTACCTAGGGCTTGATTGGCAGCGCCAGATAGACCTTCAACAGCCCCTCCGAGAATAGATCCTGAATTAAAATCGGATAGCTTCTCGGCTAATGGAATTGAATCCGAATCCATTACGTTGTTCTTAAATGACCTATTCTTATCGGGAGCTAGACGATAAGTATCTAGGTGCTTCTTGAGGAGATAGAGTAGCCCAGCTCCACCAATAGCGGAAGCCCCAAGGGCAAGATAAGGCTTAGTGGTCTCGGAGGCTATTGCAGAGCCGGCCTGGGCATGGACCGATGGGTCTCTATAGTCCTTTAGTGTGAATGGGTTTGGCATATGTATATGTTTAAGTTACGTATCCTCTCTCGGAATCAAATTTCAATCTATTCAGATGCTTACCGGCTTCCTCAGCATATCGGGGTAAGAACCTTATCATGACCATCCAGTTCTTGTTCTCTGGTACCCATTCCATCTCTTCTCTACTCATCAAGAATAGACCTTTGGCTACTTTATCGCATATAGCTTCATATTCAGCTAACTGTTTTGTATCCGATAAATCGAATACTCTAACCTTAGCATCTAGGACCTCTACGGGCTGAGGGCCATCTTTAACTAGATCTGGGATAGTTAGCCCACGAAAAGGTAACCCATCGAATCCAGGAGATGGGATAATTCTTAATTGTTCTCTTACTTTAGAGGCCATTAATTGATGATCTCCTCTGCTTCAACTTCTGATTCATTGTCTGATATCTAAGTTCCTTGATTAGCTCTTGGTTCTTTAGATCCTCGATTGGATCACCCTCAGGCAACTGCATCATTTTGCCTATACCCCAACCCGCCCCAAGCCCCGCAGCGGACCCGCCCGCAATAGCTGTAGCGACGGGGTAATCGACTAATAGCGTACCTAGCCCTTTAGCTATACCGCCAATAGTTCCACCAACATCTAGAACTGATGTGATACCGTCCCCAGCCACCTTGTTCATATACTTATTGTATATATCCGAGGGAGTAATACCATTCTCAGCTAGCGACTGGAGTAGGCCTTGTCTGAGGGCAGCTCTATAGTTGTAAGATACTTTTTCCATTTCTTATTTCCAAATACCAGTTGATTTCAGTAACCCACCAATTGCACCCATATTAGCTAATTGAGATTGGTGATCCGGAGATAGGCCAAATACTGATCCTAAGACCTTACCAGTTACGGTAGCGGCGGCATAGCCTAGCCCTGCCCCTACGAAGCCGTGTACTAAATCCTCAGTACTGAAGAGTCCTTTGTTATTACTCTTCTCAGAGGCTAGTCTAATCGATTGTAGAGCTAAGGTCTTCTGTATAGGGCTCAGTGAGGTATCCGATACTACCGCCATTGCTGATGGCAATGGAGCATACTGAGCTGAAAATCCATAGGGATCACCCATAGGATAATTGACATTGCCTTCACTAAGATTATCTGGTGAATCGAACATTTAGATTACTGAGGTACTTCTATACCAGGATGCTGAGATCTATTGAGTCGGGCTAATACATCATCTAAGTTTACCACATTTGGTTTCGGAGGCTTAGGTGGCATCATAGCTCTCGCTTTAGCCTGCTCAGTCTTAGCTTTGTATTGCAAATATTTATCCAATAACTTATATCCACCATAGAGCCCACCTAGACCAGCAGCGGTACCCCAGACATATGGACTCTTGGCCACATTACCTAAGGCTGTCAGACCACCTTCAACAAAACCTTGTCCCGCTTCTTGTGAGCTTGAGTTGTCTAATCTCTTAGTTAAGCTCTCCAAATTACCAGAGGTGTTGGCTAAAGATGCTTGAAGTTTATTGGAAGTACCCTCTAAGTTAGCGGTACTACCTGCTAAATCGTCGCTGATAGTTTTAGCGTTACGTAGGGTGCTATTTACATGGGAGATTCCCTCTGGTGCAATAGCTAAACCGGTTAATAAGGCCTTGTTAATAATAGGGCCTTTTAAATGATTCATGAATCCAGGAATAGGACCTTCGGGCGATTTTAATCCAGCCTTAAATGCACTACTATACATCTTAGGAGAAGCAACAGATCCAGCGGCTAGTCCTAACATACCAGAACTAAAGGGTGACATACCCTCCTCATGCGCCTTATAAGCTGTAGCACCACCTGCGGCTAGGGGTACAGCCCAATTAAGGGCCCCTTTACCTACAGTGGATCCTATACCCTTCAGTGCAGCCCCTGGAGTTCTGGACCCCACAGCGGTCTGTAGCGCCTTGGCTAGCATACCCTTAAGATCAGCACTCTTCTCTAATTGAGAGCTCTTCAAGATATCTATGACCCTATTAACAAAAGCAACCTTCTCTGTGGCCTCCATTACCTTTGGGGCACTACGCTTCCTACCGAGATTGTTATTTATGATTACCTTGTTACGGGAGGTTTTCCTAGCTAACTGTTTAATCAGGGGTAATGTGGAGTCGAGATGGCCCGTGGTAGCTCCAGGGTTAGGATTAGCAGGCTTAGGTTGTTCTGGACTATCCATTTCTTGTGTATTTCCTTTATGCTCCGAATTAAATGGGAATTCCCTACCCATTATCTTAGTGGCAGGGTCCTCTTTGTTGGATTTGGTGTTTTGAATAAACATATGTTAGATTCTTGCAGGCCTGCAAGAATTAATACCTAGGTTAATTATATACCAATAGCTAAGAAAAAGATTTCTCTTTTTCTTTTATAGCTTTAATTCGATTTATGGGTTACGGACAAGGTACCCAGCTCTTTGTTAGTTCATCCCAGATCATTTGAAAGTAATAGGGTAGATGGGTTAGCTTATAGGTCTCATCTAGCAATGAAACATTCCTGACCTTTGTTCTACCATCCCTGAATAGATCTTCCTGGCCATGACCACTATGTATATGCCCACAGATCACATATCGTAAATCATATGGTACTAATGATCCTCTTAGGTATCTAGTTAAATCATCACTACCACATTGAACTCCTCTACCGTCTTTATATGTAATACCAGTCATACCTATGGGTGGGCCATGAGAAAGCAGTATACTAGTTTGCTGTGGTATTTCATATAGATCTGACATTTGACCAATATGCTTTGGACTATTAAATGCCCAATTATAGTACTCGGGAGTCCAGGGATATCCATAAATCATTAAGTAATCGTATTTTCTATCTACCTCATAATGACTATAGGACTCGCAATTAAGTATTCCAATCTTGTCACCTGAACAACCTTTGATTAGATAATTAATAGAAGCCTTAGAGATCTGTTGACCTACGAAATCATGATTACCCCAAGTTAATAGACATTTATATCTAATGGGTTGCTTTATGACCCAGTCTACGAAACTATTACATAACCAACTCAATTGACGTTTAGCTGTCTCTAATTGATCCTTATCGCCATAGTCTGGACAGACATCGCCTGCTATAAGTAAGTAGTCACAGTCATCAATAGTGAAATCTAATTGACCATGTAGGTCTGATATAGCGCAGAACTTTAACTTTCTTTCGGTCCTTAAGATATCCATAAAGAGCTACTGGGACAATTAAGTCCCAATAGCCCTATCAGTTATACGTTCCCTAAACAAGCGGGTTCTTAACCACCTCTATGACTGCTCTAGTGGGGCTGCTGAAATGTACCACAACCACCCCTACGATATTTCCTGTTGCATCGAATAGTGTGGTATAGCTTACAGCAGGTGCGCCTTGACTCACCCCAGAAGCTGCTGGCAATGCAGTGGCTGATTTATCTTTGAGGGGTGGGAGGGGAATTCCGATATCATCACTAAAATCTTGGTTGATATTGGTTACTCCGTCTAAGTTCAATTTAGCTTCTGTCTTAGGTTTAGGGGTGTGATTAAGCTCTAACTCCTCTTCCTTCATGGCTTGAATCTTGGCCTTAGTATCCTGGAATCTGAGATCTTGGGCATTAAGCTCATCTCTGGTCTGGAGTAGTACCTTCTTAATGGTTAGCAATCTCTCAGCTAGATAGTCTGGTACACAGTTAAGCTCAGTATCCTTACCAATCAAAACAGCATCAATTGCATCAATAGCTTTGATTGTAGAGAGAATATGAAGTTTGCTTTCTTTCAGTATTCTATCCATAGTAGCTAGAGCCTTAGACCTAACTAGCTTCAGAGGTTTTTTAGCTGCAGGTTTATCGGCTAGTTCAGATCTATCCTGCTCATCGGAGATGATTTTCTCTCCTGTAAGCAATAGAACATTAAACCCTATCTCCCTGAACATATCTACTACTCGCTCCAGCTCCGACATACCTTCGTTATCCAGTGCCATCTCTATTACTCCTTTAAGTACTTGGAATTCGATTTAAATTGCGCATTGTGAAGTGATTACGAAACAATCTGATCTCTATGTTGGAAGGCCATTCATGTACAGCTGCATTCTTTTCATAGCTATCCCTGGGGGATTTGATTGAATTAATGGCTAATCTATACATATGTCTATTTATTTTATCAAGATCGGTTCCATTAGTCATATCTGAGTATAGTGAGCTAAGTAGTCTCTGAAGTAATACATCGCTCTTATATCTCAGTATATCTAGTGGGCAATGAGCTAGGGTTAGTGTACCTCCCCTACTCCAGGTCTGCCCATCGGGAGCATGGGCATCAATGGCAGACCTAACTCTATGGACCTCGGCGTCTAATTCCTTGTCCATATCAGCAAACATTAAACAGAGCTCATGGGACCTCTGAGTACATCCCGGATAGACCTTCTCCAATACAGGTATAACCTTAGACCTAATGAGATTACGGGTATAGGTCTCATCCTTATTAGTGGAATCTTCAACAAAAGCTAAAGCTCTATCCTCACAGATAGTTAGAATCTCATTCTTGGAGAGGCTAAGCATTGGTCTAATAAAGGTACAGGTTGAGTCCTCCTGAGAGCTAACTTTCTTTTCAGCAATCCCAGTTAGACCCTTGACTCCGGTACCCCTACAGATTCGCATCAGTAATGTCTCTAGCTGATCATTACTACTATGCGCTGTGGCCACAAATTCAGTGTCCCAGACAGTTGAGGTCTCTTCAAAGAACTCGTATCTGATCTGTCTACACAGATTCTCGATATTCCTGGAATCACTACTATCTAGTACTGGAATATCTTTGTGGAATAATTTGTAACCCATCTCCTTACAGACCTCTTCCACAGCTCCTAGGGCTTGCAAGGATTCTTTTATAGGTCTAATAGGGTAGGTTACATGGCACACCGCTATATCAAACCCCTCTAAGAACTCTGCGCAATGGAGGAGAGCCATTGAGTCGGCTCCCCCTGAACAAGCAATTATTAAGCGTCTATCTGTTCCAACCAAGGACTTAATCTTGGTGCATACGGAGTTAATCAATCTAACAACATCGCCCGGCTTATAGTCTATACTCATCCATGAGGCTCCAGATTTAAGTTAAACCACTTATCGAGTAACCGCTTCATCTCATTATTGGTTATGGGGGCATGGGATTTAGTAGATAACCTGACTTGTCTATTGCTCATTTGGTTAGAACTACTAACAGCTCTACCTACATTATTTCTGATAGAGCTGCTACTTCTTCTATTACTATCTCGGGTAAAAAACATATAGGTCTCCTTATTGAAACAAATTGAAAGGATTAACAAAAGCGGATCAAGTCCCTGCCAGGGCTTGATCCGTTAATTGCATATTATCCCTGTACTGGAACCACGTCTAAACCCACCTTAAATGTCTTACGCAACATATCCTGGGCTATGTAAGCCACTGGTATACAGGACTCAGGTACTCCATCTTGTGCTGCTATAGCACAGGCCTTAATCACTCCATTTAAGGCCCTAATGATTTTTGTTGAGGTCTCGAACTTACGAGGCCTAGATCTTTCATAGGAACTAACGAATCTATTCCTGGGGCCCTTCCTAGGGGCCTTTACGTGGAATAGATTATCCCAGAATCGAACAGGACCAGCAGGGGTCATCACTGTAACATTCTTATCCCTGTTGGTATTCAAATCAAATAGATCGTATTGAACTGTCAATTTACGAGGGATTGCCCTCATTCGTATAGCCATACTGCTCCTTTATTTAGGCATTTGTTTACGGGCCAAGAATCTTTTTTGCTGACGGGTAAGCTTTTCCAAGACTACACCATCCCAATTACTCTTGGGCCTACCCATACTCAAGTTAGGCATGGGCGGGATGTAATCTTCTAAATCATCAGTACGTGATTTACGCCTGAGCTGATCATCTCTATAGTTAAGCTCATATGGCCCAATATCTGAGTTACCCATCATGGCAATTGCAGATAGTGCGGCTATCGTTGCGAATTTACTCATTTAAACTTCTTTCTGATATACATGAAAGGACTTGCTATTAACCCCATAATAGCGGCAACTCCAGCTACTATTATGATTAGGGTCATAGGTAATACAAAACGTAGCGAGCCCAATATGAGAATAACCACAATAATCAGGCCCATCCAACCACAACAACCTAGACTACTGAGGAATTCCCAAAAGTTCATTGCTTTCTCCACTCCTCTATTATGCGACTAGCCCCACCGAAAATTACAGCGGCTAACAATAATATCCCAAGCCATTGCCAGAATGAGGCTTGATATAGAAATTCCCATAAGCTCAAAGGTAACCATCGATTCTCTCACGAATCTCGGCGAGGGTGTGGTCTCTCTTGAGCATACCGTTCTCAAATACTACTTCAAGCAGATCGTCGCTGAAATTCATGTCTACTTGGCAATTTTGAATCAGAGTTAAATCACCATTGCTATCTCTAATAACCTTAAGCATACCAACAGCGGACTTCTTCAAACTATCCTTATCTGTAACTGGATCCTTGAAGATAGGTACTTGTTTACCGTTGATAACGCAATAGGTACTCTTGACCGCTATACCGTGAGTATCCCTGGTGCAGTACTCATAGGTATATGACCCAATACCAAAAACTACATTGGATGAAGCAAAACCCTTTTTAGCTAATCTATACAGAATCTTCAGTGCTCTATCATAGGTAATAGCGTCACCATAGATTAGCCCAACATGTGGATCAAGTTCCTTGAATTCCTTATCATTAGTGATTCCACCAAAGATATCCCATAGACATTCAACGGCTCCCTTATAAGCAGGACTACCTACTGGAGCGGAAGCATCACCGCACAAGATATCAACGGGATCACCACTATCAGGCCTAAAGACTACCTTACCCTTTCTAGCCATGATCTCAGGTTTCAAACTAACCGTGAACTCTGTAAGTACTCTCCAGAAGTCCCATGTATCAGAGACGATACTAACTATTCCACTCGGGTAGAGTTTAGTAATCAACCTGCGATAGGTCTCAAGTTCCTCTTCCTTACTGCCAGCGCATTGAGTTGAGTGTTCGCTTGCCGGCACTGAGCATCCAACTAGCTCCTTCTCGGCATCAGCATTATAGTATTGCTCTGCTATGTCAATTGCTGGTACAGTGTCGGTACCAACAAAAGAGGTCAAATGACCAAACCCACTCATACAGGCATCGTCTATTCCACTCATACCACGCATTGAGAAGTCATGTCCCTGAAACTTAACAAAATCTAACGAAGCCCCCGTACTGCGTGCCGCATCAGTAAGTAGCCATTTGTATGCAAAGGCAGTAGTAGCTGAAGTTATACCCTTCCAAATACTTGCAGACATTATCGTCTCCAAGTAATTAGTCAACCAATAGAAATCCTTATGGGTATTCATTATCGTAAAATAAGGCACACCAATTGGAACTAAGGTACCCTCGGGTAATGCTTTGATAATCAGAGGTAAATAGCCCAACTCATGCAGGGCCTGGATATGATCGGTCCTGACCGCATTCTTGCCAAGAGAAGTATCCATTCTTCTCTTATAGGTCTTAAGCACCTTATCCAATGGGAGATCAAAGAAGTTTCTATCAAACGATTCCATTAGGAATGATTTGATAAAGAGCTGCAGACCGCTGAATATAGTGGCATCCTCTAGTATGGGGCAATTACGAATACTTGATAGTTTGTTAAACCTAGCAGTCATATTGGCCAATACTAGTTCTGTACCTTCTGGGTACATATCGATATGACCAGTTTTATAGAAATCTATACAAAGGGTTGGAGCAATGTTTAGCATGAATCTCTCAGTCTAATTTGTTTTCTTAACAACTACATAACCGCTACAATATCAATATGGATCATTTAGGTATATATAATGCTATAGTTAATAGAGCCAATAGCTCAAATAGATCTAAAAAACTAGGGTACTTTGAGAAGCACCACATAATCCCAAAGTGCGTGGGTGGGTCTAACCATAAGGATAACCTAGTTCTACTTACAGCTAGAGAGCACTTCATATGCCATAGGCTGCTCACACATCTATACCCAGATAACAATAAACTTAAGTTTGCTTTCTGGGCTATGTGTAATCAGTTAACTGGTGATGTAATCAGGAAATATAAAGTTACCTCCGGACTATATAGCAAGGCAAAACTAAATTTCGCTACAGTTAACTCAAAAAGACATAAAGGCAAAAAGATAAGTCAACACCAGATAGATACGGCAAGAAGATATATGTTATCGGATAGAAATCCTAGGAGGGGTAAAGTAGGTAAACTTAGTCCTTTATTTGAGATCCCAAGGTCCGAGGATACCAAAAACAAAATCAAAGAAACTAAACTTAAACACCCAGAGAATAACGGGCAATACAAAGGAAACTACGTAACACCTCTAGGTATATTCTCATCCTCTTATCAGGCAGCCAATGCTCATTCCTTGCACTCCACTACGGTAATTAAGAGATGTAAAGAGAATCAAGTCCCACTAACTCCCAAAGCATTCAATTCACTCAAGGATATAAGCCCTGATAATGTTGGTAAAACATTCAAAGAATTAGGTTGGGATTTTATACCAAAGTAGAAGCATTTACGGTCTGTTCCTTAGAAGAGTACTCTGCGATGAAGCTTTCAATTTGTTCTGCTAATTCTATAGGAGTGATAGATTTGGCATCCTTAGCGTGAGGCATGAAGAAGCTATCACTTTGTGATTCAGATATGCCGAAGAAGGCTTCAGCTAGATTGAAATTGAAAAGTCTAGTACTATCCCCATCAGGATCATCTCTGCGTCTAACTAATGTACCCAATGGGTCAATATTTTTACGATCCAAGTTATACCACATGAATTGATCGGGCCATATCGCAGGCATCCAACCTATGGCACAACACTTAGTTCCGCATAGGCTAGGACTAAGTTTGTGTTCAGTGACTATATGCCTGAAATCAAATTTCTCAGGTTCTAGATCTCTTAGAAACTTAGCCATTATTTCTAAATTATCTAAGTTTGGTAGTACTGTTAATTCATCTCTATGTTTACTCATTACTATAGTCCCGTTATATGTTTAATGAATAGATTTGAAGGTGCATCCTTGGAGACCTCTGACTTATAGGTATCAGTGGTATATATGATATCGATCTCGCCATCAAAGACGCCTAGGCCCTGAGAGAAGATTCCATGGGTAACATATAACCCAATTATCTTAGCGCCCTTTGCTCTAAGTACTTTGGCGAGGTTAAGGAAAGTTCTACCGCCGTCACAAATATCATCTATGATGCAGACGCATTCCGGTACCTTATCCTGTAATACGATAGGATTAGTGAGCTTACCAGTAGTTTCATCTCTGGTCTTGTAGGCCGTAATGTAAGGTACGGCTAATACTCTAGCTAAGGCAGCTACCTTCTTCTCAGCACCAGCATCAGGGCTAACCAAGGTATAGTTATATTTATCTATATCAGATCTAAGCGATCCATGATTGGAGGCTATAGCTTCTAGTGATATATTCTCAATGTTGTTAATAAGAGCCGCTGAGACATTGCTATGAACATCATAAGTAGTTACTTTTTTGAAGTTCATTGAATTGATAAGATTAGCCATTACCTTCAATGAAAACGCTGATGTATCCTGAGCTCTATCTTGTCTAGCGTAGGGTAGATACGGTATTCTTAGGTATTTATTCTCAGTCCATGTATGTCTATCCATAATATCCTTAGCTAACATCATGGCTAAGATATCGTCAGAGGACTGTAGATTAGCAATAAGCCAGCACGATGTAGGGGGTCTGCTAGATAGACCTAGGCCAGGGAAATGAATATTTAATTCACCGCCGGGATATTTGAATTGCTCAGATTCGTAACAATCAATACCATTAATCAGTAACTTCATTTATTGACCCTTGTATTCTTCTTCATCGAAGTAGCCTTTTTCAGCCAGTAAGTCGAATATACCGGACCAATCCACCCAAGGTCTCTCGCCCAGTTCTAGACTATAGAATAGAGGACAGCCCAGAGCGGCATCATCAATATAGATATTGCCGTACACCTTAGGGGATAATGACCAGTCCTTTTGCTCGGGATTATGATTATGACCCCAGAACTCTAGACCCCTCTGCTTACACCACTCAATTGCATTACTAAGCATTGGGCCTTCTTTAGAGGAATCATGTCTCATTGTGTATAGAATGATTCTGTGACCTTTTTGCTGCAAAGATTTTATTATGGCTATGGCCCCAGGTACCTCTTCACCTATATCGGGATATTTATGTTTAGCTATGGTCCCATCAAAATCTACACAAATGATCTTAGAAGCAGTCATATGTTTATGCTTACGAACAGGTTCCTTATTTCTTATATCCATATTTACTTAGTCTTAATTACCTCATCTAACTTACCATTCATCACATCCTTGAGAATAGCCTCTACTTTGGTTTTAACTCTGGATCTTATTTCTTCAGTGACTCTCTGCTCTACATAGTAATCAACCAGAGCTTTGAGTTTGTTATCGATTACATTCTTGATTGCAGAGTCAACCATTTCCTGAACCTTAGTCTTGCAGGCCACTTCAAGTTGTGCCTTAGCTAAAGCTAATAGTTCAGGTTTAATTGATATTGATTCTGGATTCGTCGGATTACCGTAATAACCAAATTTCAATGTACCTACTATAGATTCGACTACTTTGTTAAGCTCTAGGGCTATATCTTTTTTAAGTGTAGCGAATACAGGTTGGTTATCTATAGATTGCAGATAACGCTTAGCGAACTGCTCACAGACCTGTTGGCCCATTTGTATAGATAGAGTGGGATCTGCAGCTAACAGTGCTGATAGAGCAGGACCAGTCATTTTTAGGGTTATATTACTTGCAGGGAATTCATTATTCATAGAAATCTCGACCTAACAATCACGATAGAGAACAGGGGTAACCAAAGAAAGGTTACAACTATACATGCCACCACTAGGAATATGGATTTACGAAAATAATTTGTTGGATTGCTATAGAATGAGTCAAAGAATAAACATACGACCAACGCATAGATCATTCCAATTATTAGATATCCCATAGCATAGTGCTGTAACATCTAAGGTTCCTTTATCTTTGGGGTATAGCTGTTACCATAGAGAGCTCTATACAGATATAGTTCATCGGATAATTCCTGCCATATCTCTATGGAGGACTCCGCTTTGAGCTTCTCTACTAGTCTGTCTATTCTAGTCCTATGATTAGCTTCTAGTTCTAATCCTGTGTAGGGCACTCCACTACGGGAATTAATCAGCTCTATATGCATATCTAAATAAAATGCCAACCCTTAAGGGTACTGTAGAATTCTCTCACATCTTTATGGTAGAAAGGATGTGAGTGACGGAATATCTTGTAGACCATACGAACAGGTTTATCATCTTCGATTATTTGACAATAGAGCTTAAACTCTGTCCTAGTGGGTATAGTCAGATTAGACTCATCATAGAATGTAATCTGGCCGTAGTCTATGTATCGAAGTTTATATAGCTTAGCATTAGCTGCAAGTCTGTCACGATACATAAAGAACATTACAAGTAACCATAGCACAGAGTTAATAAGCCACAATGTAGCTTGCATCTTTAATTCCTTTTGTTTGTTCCGAGTGTAATGTGATAAGAACACTTATAGATATCCAGTCCTAAGTCCTTTCTTACATAATCTAAATCCCGAGATTTACAGTTCATCCAGAAAGATCTTCCATGTGTCAGTATGGGTAGCTCATACTCAAGCTCAAATACAACATCCAAGTATCCCCTTAAATCACTAGGGGTAATTATCCGTGGCTCCCACTCGCCGCGAATAAAAGTACAATGAACCCCATTCATGGGTAAATCCCATGACTTATAAGCCCTACCATATAACCATTTATAATAGTAGGATATACCGGGGTCTAATTTGATTCTCCACCAACCCTCCTTTTGATCTTTATTATTCCAGTCGATTACACCAGTTATTGTATGTATACACATAAAAACAGGGCATAAACCGTTAGGTCTACGCCCTGCGCATCTCCCCCTCTAACCTACTTGCTTAGCAGCCCTCTTCGAACATGATCACAAATGCATCATAATCAAAGAAGTCGATAGCTCCATCGCCAGTGATATCGGAACAGATATCACCGTTCTCAAAAGCTATGACATAGGCGTCGTAGTCAAAGAAGTCAGCGGTCCCATCCATATCGAAGTCGGCAAAACAACCAAACATGGTCCATAGCGCATCAACCTCAACACGGGCCTTAGTAATAGCTCCAGTGGATGTATAGTGGACCTGATCGATGAGATAGGTCGTAGCATGAGCCTGATCCCAACCAGCCGCCTCAGTCAACAAACGGCTATTGATAGCCATAACGGAGCTATCGGCTTGAGCGATTTCATAGCAAACCCCGGGGTAGTCCGCCATCCAGGTCGAGGGGTTCCCACCACTGGGACCCCTATAGACATCTGCCATGAGGATAATCAAAACATTAGGACCACTATTGGTCTTAATGAAGGAAATGATATTAAGCAGACCCTGCTTATACTGAGCGGGGGTGTAGTTATAACCATAGGCATCGTTGGCCCCATAGGTCACAAAAGCCACATCAGGGTTCAATGCAGCCAGCATGGGTCCGCTATCGGGATGGTTAGCAGCAATTGACCCTGTATAGTAACCTCCCTCAGCGATATCCGTAACTGTCCAACCAGAGGGATTAGCAACCGAGGAGAACTGAACCGAGAGGACGTCGGTCAACTTTGAGGCATCGGTACCTGACAGCTCGATCTGCAGGAACTTCGAGGTATCGTAGGTAATGGGACCAAACCTCTGGGTAACAAAGCCAGTGATTCCTTCAAGCCCCATAGAAGTAGTTACAGTACCCAATTGAATTGGGGAGTAGTAGTTCGGTGTTGGGGTCAGATTGTTTGTCATCTTCATCTTGATCTCACCGGAGCTGGTTTGATTGCCAATTCCGATAACATCGATATATACCCCAGCTGAATCATCGAAGTACTTGTGGCTTGGGATTGCAGCGCCCGGATTAACTCCAGAGGCTGAGGGTTGTAGCGCAATCAACTGCCCATAGAACTGATTGTTGTTGACATTGGAACCATTGGTAGTAGAGGTCTTCATGCCCCTGAAACCAGGAAGTTCCGATGTAACCGGCAAGCGGGTGATATCGACCCCAGGGCCCGCCTTGGCAGCCCTGGTAAGCCACTCACAGTACGGAGAGGTCCCTGTGCTATTGTTCAGCCTCACAAAGGGAGTAGTTGGAGAATTACTCCCATAATGAGAGGCTAACTCATAGTTGAACCTGGGGATGTAAATATCACCCAACCCCTCAGGACAGGTCTCTTGAGAATCCCCAAACATTACAGCCTGAATCGGCCTGAACTTCGCAGCTCTAAAGAGATTCGCAAACTTACACAAATCATTTGCATAGATCGTGGGAACCTCAGTGAAGTTCGAGAAGCCGGACTGGGCATGAACCATAGGCATGATTGCACAGATCAATACAGATACGATATAGTTAAGCCATTTCATTTCTATTTGATTACCTTTCTATTCGGCCTTTGTTTAGGTCAAATTAACGGACATTACGCTTCGGGATCAGGATCTGAGTCAGATAGTTCGAGAGGTCGGAGTACCTAAGTTTCGATCCGGCCTCACTGCAAGCCTTCCAGTACTCAGACCACCTCGCATCCATTGAGATCGAAGGCCAGATCAAATGGATAGACCTAATAGGACTATCGTCACTTCTGACAAGATCCATGATCATTGGGATCAATTCGGCACTATCGGTCAGGATGGTCAGCTCCACATCTTCATAGGAGTGCAGTTGACCCAGCTCATAAGCAATCGTGGTAGATGCCGAAGTGATGTCCCTTTCCTTGTTGGGCAGCTTGTCGTCTTTTGGACCCCTACTCAAATCGTTGTAACAATACCTAAAGTCCACCGCTTTGATCAAGAACCCAGCGTTCTCGATAAAGGTATTAACATAGTGAACCTGACCAGGGTTCTCTCTGTCAATAGTAACAACTGCCACAAATTCCGAGAAGGGGTGATCATTCACACATTCCCGTTCAAGCTGATCAATTATCTTCTTCAATTCCCCGTAGCTTACGTTATGAGTATCGTTGGCCATCCTGCGCATTAGCGCAAAGATTGAGGTGCAATCCACAAGAGCCAACTTAAAGGGCCCATTGGGATCCATCGGTGGATTAACCAATGCCTCACCTACAGACACATCCCTAATTCTATCAATAATTGCATCCATCACTATTACTCCTTTTGAGTTTTATGGGTTAATTAATTACTCATAACCTACTTCAATTAGACAGTAAGCCCTGCCTCCCATATCTTTCCGGAAACGCGCCCTTACAGCACCATGTGAGTCTTTATCGGGAGCATAGTACCGTTTACCTTGACGTTTCCAGAGATTATCCCTTATGTCAAATGCATTGAACTCCACCCAATATGAATCGGTATGGCTTAGATCATCTTTAGGTAGTTTTTTGATTTCCTCTTCATCATAGATCATAAAATCTCCTAGCTGCAGAACTCTCTTTCGAGTTCTCTGGCCAATATCATGGCCGAGAGTAGCTGGGTAGCAAATTCCTCCGTACTTGTGATGGTCTCGAACCCACCACTACTCCAGGTAATGTTAGGTGTAGCCCAGGTATAACCATCCATTACCCACACCTTTGGCATGGTAACAGTAATGGTTAAGTCCTTACGTCTAGCTATAACCCTATTCTCGTCTTTGAGGTCCCAATCCCAATTCTCATTGAGGCTTGGAAGTTTTGATTTTGTTGTTACAGCCATTTCTATACTCCTATTTCTTTGCTTTAGTCCAGACCCAATGCTCCGAGGACTCACCTTTGTTCACACACTGAATCATAACTTTACCCCGGGTTATGATTGTGATTTTACTGGGGTTTGGATCTGGTCCAAGTTCTCCATCGTCAGACATAATTGCGAATAGATCGTCTGTTGATATAACAGTGGTCTTAAATTCCAGGATAACCCCATCCTCTAGGGCTATAACGCAGTTCTGGATATTGGTCTCTAGCTCAGCAGCCTCTAGTAGGCTCTTGCACAGGATTTTCATGATATGCATTTCTTTAATCCTTTACTTTGGTTTATTTCAATTCAAACGTAACGCCTAGTCCACACCCAATACTCCGATGGCATGCGCTCATCCATTACACGAATAGTAATGGGCCTATCGACACCCAGCATCCCAGCCATGATCTCGATAGGAGTAGCCTCCAAGATCGGAGGTGTTGTAAAGCTCAGAAGGCTCCCAGTGTAGAGATCCTCAATACATTGTGCGATCATATCCTGCGTATACTCAGTACCAATATTCATTCCCTATTACTCCTTTATTGCTATATGAAAATGATTAGCTCAACAAGAGCTAATCATCAGCACTATAATATGACACATTTAGTGTATTTATTAAGGTATAGCTTTAGCTAGTTGGGGCTCCACCAACCATGGTCTGTAGAGCTTGGTAACCACCCTCTGAACTAGCTTGACCCCTGATATCTTCCATCTTAGCTTTGACCAATGAGTGCAGGGTCTTATTGCTATCCTTCAATTGCTTCATCTGAGTCCTACGTTGTTCGTAAGGCATACGGAGCAATTGGGTCGAGATCTGCTCGGCCTGCCCCATCATATCCTCAGGAGTCATACCTTGAGATGAGAAGTTGAGCGCGGGGTCCTGTCCGGCACCACCAGGCATCTGTGAAGGATCTCCAGCAGCGGCTGCCCCACCACCACCACTACTACTTGGTCCAGCGGCAGGTGAACCAGCCATCCCACCCATTGCACCTCCGGGGGGTGCCTGACCCGGCATGGGTTGACCACCCGCCATAAAGATATCTTGAAGCTCCTGCTTCTGGGACATCTCCTCATTGAACTTAGCTTCAGCCTCAGCGAGTTCCTTACGCTCATCCATTATCTTGCCTAATTCATCCTTAGCGTCTACACCCATAGTGGCTAGGGCGGTCTCAGCGCTCAACTTATTACCAGCCATTAACTGCATGAAGAATTGTCTCTTCTCTAGATCATCAGCTAAAGTTACTTGCTGTAGCTTAGCTTTTGCTCTATCCCAGTTATATACGGTTGATAGAGTTCCCATTAGCCAGTTAAGCCAACTATTGAATTGAGCAACTAATTGAGGCCATGTAGCCTGGAAGAGCCTTAGAGCACCCGGTAGGGCTTGATACTCCAAATTACCTTTGTAAAGCTCAGCAGGTACACCAGCAGCATTTAATAACTCATCCATGGCTAAGCCAATATGCTCATAGGTATTCATTTGCATACCCTCACCGCCTAATGATTGGTATTCAATAGGGAATGGTAGAGCATGCCAGCCACCAGGGTTTCTACGATGGTTATTAAACATCTGTATAACCTTGGAGTTAAAGCCTCCTATATTTGTACTGAGTAGGGGATCCTGAGGAGTCTTACCGGCAGCTGGTGAAACCACCCTACATGGAATAATATACTCCTGCATCAAGACCTCGTTGTACATCTTAGCCATCTGTACATAGTAGGCTTGTGAGAAGTTGATTAAGGTCTGGGACATGCCCCAGCCATTGGTTCTGAGGCCGCTCAACGATTCCTCAGACATATGGAAGATTATACCTTCAGCGAACTCAAACATCTTACCCTTAGTTATCGCTTCCACCATCTCCCAAGGGGTCTCTTTGAGTATGAACTTATCGCCTGACATAATTCTTTGAACTATATCTTTAGGTGGGTCCCAGAGATAGATATTAGTATCTGTAATGGGATGATGAATAATCTTGATCTCATGTGGGCTCCATCTCTTAATCTTTAGTTTAGATTCATCGGAGACCCTACGATCGGTTGGACGGGTAGTTGAACACTCCTTCTTACAACACTCGCAGTTCCATTTAAATGTATTAGAGCCTGGACTGAATTCATATTTTACGTCATCAATGGGCTTCTCAAATCCACATCTATGATTAGTACATTGAAGTAAACGCTTAAAGGGAACAATACATGAACTAAAGGAGTTACCATAGCACATGAAATCTGACCCAATAAGGGACATTGTATTGATTATGTTAAGGGTATCATTTAGGAATTCTTCATACTTCTTGCGCTCATCAGCTGAAGAGTTGGTTACCTCTACTTTAGTTAGGAAATAGGCTACTACCCGTTTAAGGGCTCTAGAGTAAGTACCATTATGTATCCAGATCGATTCATTCCAACGCATCACCTCGCTTATCGTGCGAGGCATAAGCATATTGGAATGAATAAGGAATGGATCAGGGTAGGACCGGAAACCCGAGTTCTGGCTTGAGGGTCCCGCGAGGTCATAGGCGTAAATAGAGCTCATGTTACTATATATTACTTCAATTCTGATCTAATAGCCATCAATAGCTAAAAAAAGGGCTATGGGCCCTTTAATCGATTTATTCGATACACTGAGGATTATACCGACGTTTCTGCTCAAGCATTAATGTAGCTAAGTAGTAAGCTGTGTAAGGGATGGAGTCTATGGTTGGAGCTCTACCATTATATCGGGTGGGTGTATACTGTGGAATTGTTTTAATCAATGCGCTCATTGCTTCAATTGCACATTTATCCACAAACTTCTCTTCAGCCTGATTAACTGATTTAATTTTAGCTTCCATTACTATTCATCCTTTACGTTATTGGTGAAACTTAAATGAAGCTTGGCATCAACCTCTAATGTAAATAACTCCTCAGCTTTAAACCAGCCTATATACTCTCCGGATAAATCGTACATTAAGAAACCGTCCCCATCCCTATCTAGTGCCTTAGCATGGGTTACTTGAGTACCTTCAGATACATAGTAGTATTTACCGATTACCACATCGTCGTTTTTGATTCCTTGCTCCTTTATTCCATAACTAATAAGCGATATCGCAATTTCATTATACTATGACACATATAGCTCATTTATTAAGTTACGATGGGTAAGGTTCACTCTTAGCTATGACAAATAGGTGGACCATCAAGGATCCTGCGATGGGCACGGACTGTCCATGGTAGGTACAAAAATATCTCATGAGTGGATCTCCAAAACTAAAGACTAGGTATTGACCATCCTCTGTTTTATCGAATACTGGGGTTTCCACCTCAGCCCTAGTATCTAGGGTTAAGGCTAATACCTGATCATCCAGCTTTACATATACTTCATGGAATCTATAGGGTAACCTTACACCCAGACCGTGTAGATAGACAACAACAGTTGGATTAGGTATGGATCTCTTTTGGGCAACTGGGACTGGGGCTGGGACCTGATCAGATGGGTCAACAAAATTAACCTCCTTTTTCGCTCCTGCTTTAGCGTTTTTATCCTTTGGTTTATTATGTGCGCTAGCCACCTTAGGCGCAGGTTTAGGTGCAACAGCTTTAATCACGTCTTCTAGCGAGGGTAGATCTGCATTCATATCTGGGTCTATTACTTCTGGATACTTAACATGGGGATTAAACCCATTAATCTGAAGTCCACTAAAGTCTTTATCAGTGGCTCCTACGTTTCGCGTAGATGGTATTATTGTACCACCAGTAGTTTCTATGTAATTCCTGACTATTTCATTAGTTCCACCTACTGATTTAATTGATTCTCTATATTGTCCTATTTCATTTGGTGTCATTATCACTAGATTATCAGATCTCTAGAACTATTCAAATACTAAAAAATCACTACCCCTTTGAGGGGGTAGTGATTTAGGACTAGGCCTATATAAGCCTAGTTATTCCATCAGTTCCAGAAAGCTACCCAACCCAAGTTACGGCTCCACCAACCCCTCTTGTCGATGTCCTTGACCGAAGCGAGTTCAAGATTCTTGATCACAAACTCACGATCAGTCAGTGCCGAGGACTTGATCAAAACCCAGGAATCATCGGAGGAGGTCTGGACAATCCCGGTTTGGGCTTCATGATAACCCCAGTGACCGCTGAGATCACTCTCGATCTTGTAGACCCTGCCAACAACCAGCGTGGTACCAGCTGACGGCTTGAAGGCAATCACGGGATCACTCAGCATCTTCTTCCAGGTATCCATCTTCATGGTATCGGGATCGACAGCCATGATCCCAGTATCCGACGAGGGCTGATAGGTGGGGGTACCCATACCACCAGCAGAGAGAACGTAGGCGACGATAAGCATGGAGGCGACAAGCGAGGCAACGATCATGGTCGAGAAACGATTCATATAGACTCCTTTAAACCTTGAAATGATCTGAGTACATTCTCAGATCTTATTGGAACTATTTTGATTTTTACTCGAAACTCTTACAGCCAGAGCTTATACCAGTGGCGAACCTTTTCAACTTCTGCTGCTTTGTATTCCACTTCGGGAACGATTTGACCTTTTCGATAGGTGATTGTGATGACTTGGTTATCGAGGTTTGCACCATCGATAAAGAAGTTCCGTGGGTTAGGGCCCTGAACAAGCTCTTCCTGGTAGATCACGGCGGGTTCAGCTGGGGATGAAAATAACCTAACAACGGGTGAGAGGCACTTGATGATCTGCCCCTTATCTCCAGCGTTATTGACTCCAACGGACTGGACAGTCTTGAGGTAAGCATCGACTGCCCCTTGACCAGCTTGAACTCCGTGGTCATAGCTGAGCTTGCAGAGTCCGTAGAGACAGAACAAGATAAGAACCAGAATAAAACCAAACATCGAAAAAGACTTCATGATTCCCGCCTTCTCCCCAATTGCCCCAGCGATAGTTTCACTTCTGGGAATAGGGTTAATTGCAGGAGTCTGATCAGTACTGATTCCAGAACCAGTTGCGCTATCCATGCCACTTCCTTTACTTGATTTAATTGGTTTATTGGACTATGCTCATTACGGTTTCGCAATGATATGCAGAATCACAGCAACAGTTGACAGAATAATGGCCATCCTGGCGATACGGAAAAGCGTTCCATGCTTTCCACTAGACATTACTAAACTCCTTTTATTAGGACTCAGCATCGGGATCGAATGACTTAGCTACCTTAACGGCACTGGCATCTTGAATCATTTCGTCTTGGATTGCAATTTTATCCGGGATCTCCATTGATTTAGGGATATAGACTCTACCTTCGAATCTACCATCATCATAGATCACTACTTCAGACAGTTCGAGCTTTTGATGAACTTTCTGTGATCTCTCTTTCTCCTTTTTGACTGAGAACTTCTCAATCAGTAGTTTTGGAAGTGCCACAAGGAACTCATAGAGGATTAGGATTGCCCCAACAATCATTGGTGCAAAACCAACGTAGGGGTAAGCGAAACAGTCCGCAATGATTAACCCTATACCTATGAACTTCAAATTAGCCAATGACCACTTCCAGTAAATCATTAGCTTGGCACGGGTTGGATCAGGTTGATACCGGGATTCCTTCATTTGTTTTGATCGTTGTGATCGTCTCCATACCAAGTGGGGTCAGTGAATAACCATTTTCGATAAGCTTCTTACGCGTCAGTCTCATCTGGGCTCTAGCGAAGATGATCTCGCCGTACTGATCCTTAGCCCTATCCAACATCTCCTTTCTTTCCTTTGGTGGCTTAAGACATGCCTCTAGTACAAAACGCATCGAATCATCAATCTCTATCGGGCTCATTTATACTCCTTTAATTAGACAACATCCTGAACCATACCGACGCAACCCCAGCTAGCGCACCGCCCAAAAATACCACCAATGCTGTTAGTACGAAGTCCCGAAGTGAGGCACTGATATACGGAGGATCGGTAGGGGTTACTGTTTCCTCGATATCCACGGAGGCATCTACAATAGTAATGTCTGGTTGATCCACCAATCTACGAGCCTCATTTGTTCTGAGCCAGTCATGAATTGGTATAGCTATCGGTTCAATTTCGGGTTCAATAACATGAACACAACTAGCTTCCCAGTCCTGGACTAAGCAGATATATACATCATATAACTGGTTGAAGGCATGAACACGAAATGGAGTCGTGGACCCTGGAACAAAGAGCTCTACAAATAGACCCCATGGCCTCTTTGTTATATGACAGGAACGCAGTCCAAGTTTAGTATCGAACCCTAAAATAATACTAGGTTCAAGGGGGGTAATAGTTGCCGTTGTTTCAGCTTCCAGTTCCATTCATTCTCCTTTATTGTTAAATGATTACTAATCATCAGCACTATAATATGACGCATATTTGGCTATTATTAAGCCCTTAGTAATAGCTAAGAAAAAGGAGGGTTTAATCCCTCCGTTTTCTTTACTAGATACTTACTGAACCTTACTGAACCATGTTGGAACCGGAACCGGCAATAATCATGTCACCCATACGAAGTGGCTTATCTCTACGCCCATCGAACTGATTGGAAGCTCTGGCTTGATCAGTTGTCTTGAACCAGGGGTGTCTAAGCATATCGAACTTGACATGACAGGGCCTACTGCCCACTAACGCACTCTTGGGTCCATCAAATACATAATTCAAAGGCTGATTTCTAACATAGAATGCTATGCTAGGATTGAAGACTTCCGGGAGCTTGTCCAAGAAATCTAGCGCAATTGCAGGTGATCCATTTATGTTAGGAGTATGCTGCTTCATTATGGCGGTCTGCAAATACTCGACCATATAGGTTTCAATGGTCTCCGCTAAAGCTGGATAATCAGTCAGAGCGGGCTGATACGGAAGCAGTCGAATCATCCGACTTGTTCTGGTAACAATACTCCCTATGTCTAAGATATCACCTACTTCACAGTTCACCTTCTCAACCAATATCTCGGTCTTTCCGGGTATATTGGGTAGCTCAATATTCGTATATTTATCGAGAACTCTATATTTTGTGTTAGAAGTTTTAATTGGCCCGGTTTCAGAGGAGGTGATCACCTCCACCCTCTGTATTGTTATACCCACTGCAGTTTTATCGTCCGAGAACTCTATCTCCCTCACAACTCCTTTGTGTGGGACATATTCATCAGAAAGAATACCATCCTGGGATCTAGCCATTTTAACTATGAAAGCTTCAACTACCCCCTTCTTGTAGGAATAGTTGGGATCATTTGGATTATGGAAAAAGAATGATGGAAGAAGTAGAGATGAGGTAGGTGTTAATGAGCCATTATAGACTTCATTTATCACGTACCTCATCTGCTTACCGATCTCTAATGAGACATCAATAATCAGCTTATTAGTCTGGTTGGACACCATCCAATCGAAATAAGCTTCGGGAATCGTAAGCGCCTTACCTGCGTTCTTGAGCGCTATTTGATGTGTCAACGCCTCAGAATCATAGAATAGCGTAGTCACATCTTCAGGCCTAAAGTAGGCACCGCTTGCTGCTCTATATGCCTTCTTATCTTTATCGAATAAAACCTGACTAACCACTCCAGCGACATTGACACATTTGAAGGTATGCCAAGCACTCTTGTGCGGGCAAACCTCATACATCGCTAAAGCTCGCTTAGCCGTATCGATCTCGATATCGATAGTCTTGTTCGTCACCCTTTTATCAGGATCTATAAATGGTCTATAATCTATCTCATTGGATTCGTTAGAGTATTCCGGGAATCTAACCGCCCCGATATTAATTCCTTCCGCAGTTCCTACCAATCGACGCTTATTTATCATCAATCTATGGCGTTCATCCAGAGCCACAGTCAAACAGTTAACCTTGCTTATTGGTTCAAACGCATTGACGCCAGAAACGTTGAAAGCTATTCCGACCTTCATATTAAGGCCTTTCTTATACAGCTGCAAAGAAGAGTGGGAGAGAAAGAGAGCTGGCTATAGTAAACACAAATTAAGAAGCATTCGAGCTAACACCCATCCCTGGGTTATCGTTATCATCATCCATGTCTATATTACTATCCCAATTAGCTAACTCAGAATCTAGTGTTATGTAGGGATTGATCTTAGTGATGATATATATGTAATCTGACACTAAGTCACTACTCAGAGGTAGATGCTCAAAGCAAGGCTTTAACTTAGTTATGACATATACTGCTGTTTTATCCTTTTGCTTAGATGTCCACTGTATTACGGCCTCTAGCGTGGGACAGCATTTATCCGAGTTGTAGGTGTTGTAGTCATCTAATACAAAGGGTTTAGACTTATGGTTAAATCTATCAGCATATTCATGAAGTTGAGCATGCTTAGCATCTCCACACATGAATGTAAGAATTTGGGTACACATAGTTAGGGTAGTTAATTACCTACCCGGAATACCCACAAAAGCTGGCACCAATCGCTTGCCGGTCTGTGTTGCGCCGATTTGCTTCATTGCGGGCACCGATGGATTATTCGTAATTTCGGATAACGCAGGTATAGCTGGATTAATCTGATCCCTATAACGGGCTATCTTCTTGTTAGCTACTTCTATCGACCTCTCTACCAACTCTTGGACCATTGGCCTCATCTTATTTGGTATTAACCAATCCAAAGGGATAACATAGTTACCCATACGATCCTTAGGAACGACGAAGTGTTGAGCCTCAAATTCCTCTTTCATTATCGCATTGGGTTGATTAGGCAAGCTATAGCAAACAGTTTCAGCTAATTCCAAGGGCTCCTCGGGGTCATGCCCATTCAGATTATCAGAAGTGATATGAATCTGATACTTAGATGTAGCGAATCTGCCCATGGCGATTGCGTTGGCTCGCTCTTTAATGAATATATCCGAATGCATCAGATCTTCTATGAGATCACCCTTGGGACCATGGACCTGTGACCAGCCTATGGTTAATGTGCATTCGGGTACATCGTAATTAATCTTCAACTCAGCGACAAGCAGCCCAATCTTCTGCCTATTCTCGTTTCGCTCCCACTTTCTAAAGTAGAATGGAGCTGATGGATCGATAGGCTTAAGCACCCTCTCCTTCTTGGGCTTACGTGGAATAGCTATGCTAGACAAGACTTGCGCAGCATCAGCTAACTCGCCCGTAATCTCTCTCTTATTTGTCTTCTTTGCGACTAGATCAAGAATCTCTTTAACCAAGCATGTTCGTGTTATCAACCCTGGACCTCCTTGTATATTCAAGATGCTTCTTAGCGATCTGATTCAAATCATGATTATTAACCCGACCAATCAAAGCGTTAGTTACAGCAAGATTAGCAGCTATAGCTGCGGGTATCCCACGCAACCATAAATAGATAAATGTAGAAGCAGCTATCTTAGCTGTTTCAATTTTGTAACCTACTGGGGTCAAAATCCATTTGACGTCTTCACCCCTCTTTACGTAGAAATATTTATCTTCGTTAGGTCTATAGTCATTAATGGTATATACCTCAGCTTTTTGGGTCTCTAGATATAGATCACCAAATCCATCCTCGATACCGATAAGATCGTGTAGATCTTTAAGCGTATCGAACTCCATATAGTCCTGACTTTCACTAACTGGTTTGGATTGATATTTAAATTGTGGGCGAGACTTATTAAGAGGGGCCTGAGTATTTGCTGTAGGTGTAGACGTGGTCTTTGATAGATTTAGCGTTGTTACGGGATGCTCTGCGTTTGTGTGTGACATGTTTCTAACAAATTAGAGACCTGCAAAAGCAGTACTGATAGCGCTAGATGATTCAATATGGTTGTTTATGCTCCTTATCACTTAATCAATCGATATCTCCTAGGAACTAATGGATACCTATACACATTACATGACCCACCGGGATTTGAACCCAGACTAACTCCGTCAAAGGGAGTTGTGCTACCAGTTATACTATGGGTCATAGGACTATTGATTAATTAGACTTGAGTATAGGAGTGAATACCATCAAGCAGTGCTTTACCACCCTGGGTCTTGCTCAGCTCGGCCCTGGTGAGATGAGCTCTAGCGGCACGCTCAACGGATCCAACCTCTCCCAACTTCAGGCGGGTCCTGGCTAACTCATCAGCCATAGTCTGGACCTGCTTGACCAAGTTGTCATGATCAGTCGCAAGCGCTATAAGCTTATCAGAGGGAGTCAAGGTAACGGTATGCGTAATAGATCCCAAATCTGAGGCATACCCATTATGCGCTGTCAACTTTGTGTCAGTACTGCATTTAATGGCCAAGGTATAGATAACCACTAGCTTGAGGTCGTTGGTATCCTGCTCACGGGTAAGAGTAGGCTTAACCGTCATCTTATCTTTGACTAAACCGAAGGCTGCAAAGGAGGCAGGAAGGTTCTCATAGAAATGAGGTCTAGACTCTTTAGCGAATACCTTAATCTCGTTCTCTAGGAGCTTGCGGGCCTCATCCATCTCCGTAACGATCCGATTCCTCTGAGCCTCTTGGTCTATGATTTGATTCTTAACTGCGGACTCAAATTCATAGGCAGCCAGAGCCGAGAAGTCTCCCTTATCTAATGGTGCCTTAAAGGTCGTAAGATCATTATCAACCACGTTATGAGTTGCGAGATTCGATTGGCCAGACTGGGCCACATTGGTAACATCCATATCAACCATGCTTTTTAATCCTTGTTCTTTTTGAGTTCCTGGGCCAATTTCCAGTCAATATAGTCTTGTTTAGATATATGAATATCGCGGGCTTCTCGGGCTATAGCAATCAAAAAGTTAGTTTTTATTTGTGACTCATCCTCCGCTTTTCTCCCGTACTTAGTGTCTTTTATTATTCTCCAATTATGGATAATTAAAGCTATATCTGCTTTATAGGATTCGGTGCTCCTAATTCTGCGAAGTATTGGAGCGTAGATTGTATCAGATTTTAGTATGGTTAATACTTCATGAATATATTGCATATAACCTACGACTGACGGGTTATTACATGAACCGTACTTAGCGTAGTGTTCTCCATCGCCTCCCAGTTTCACTAAGCTTAACTTGCTCAGTTTATCAGGACCTTTAATTTTTTTGTAGAAAGTTTCTCTAGCTAATCGCATGAGAAATGAATTTGATAGCTTATTAGGTATAGCACGGAGTGTTTTCTGTCTTCTCGCTCCACTCAGTTTATGGAGACCTGGGCATTTATGTGGATCATAGATTAATTCGTATATACAACACTTAGCACGCTTTTTTAAGTAGAACTCAGGTTTACCCTTAATGAGCGTATCGATTGCTATCAGTTTATGTTTATCTTTGTGACAATCAAAGATCCTAACTACTCTGTTTACTTTACAGGATTCAAGCAGAGTAGTATCTAGTGGACCATCCCAAATCTCTTGACGAAGTACGATAACTGAAGCATGACTAGCGTACATGTTAACTGCACGGGATAAATAGTCATGGATTACTCTATGCTCCAGACTATACATACTGGGTCTAATGGGGCCTTCGAGTTCAATTACCCTAGTACAATTAGTCCGACTGGGATAAATGAGACTTAAGTAGTACAGGAAGTCTGAGTAGTTTGGATACTCGGTATGACCCAGACTAAGCCTATACTCATCTATTGATTTACGATTATAGGGAACAGTAGCAGGTTTGATACAAGTTTTATATAGGGCCTCAAACGGAGTAGAACTCAGATCTTTTAAACCCTCATCAATAGTAATGATCTGCTTAGCCCATACGGCACCACCTACATAACCTAAATCGGGTTTAAGTTCTGGATCATCTGGCCCAATGAAAAAGTTATCGTGAATCTTGCTAGCTATATGTCTAAGCTCTATCTTGTACTCGGGCTGGCCTAAGGAAAGAAGGCTTACTGATTCTTGGGCCTCAGGCGTCAAGGAGTTTATGACTACCGCGTCCTGCTCATAGCAAATAGATCGAGCTATTTGACAATGTTCTGGTTTGCCCAGACCTATTACCATATTGCCATCTTCGATATCGCTCCTATCCACCTCATTCTCGTAGTCTAGTACTACCATCTCATCAATAGCCATCTCTATATCCTTGTTAAGGGTTAATGTGCAATAACTAAAAGTAAGGACTTTCTCACTCCTAGTTAAACCAAGAATCCATAGTTGTATTATTTAAAATAGAACTATGGATTAGGTATATATGAATTGATTAAATGAGATCTAACATCAGCAATTTAATATGACGCATTTATCTCATTTGTTAAGCACCCTTTAGGCCTAGGTCCAAAAGCTTAATTGTCCTGCTTGTAGTGAGATCTAGGACCTGATCATCGAATGCTATGGATGGATTCTGAACACCTAAGTGACAGCGTTGGCCTTTAACAATAAATACCTCAAATTCGTCTTCTATATTCTTGAGTACAGTAGTTAACTGAGATATTAGAGCTTTCCGATCTCTACACTCATAGTACTGAATATGCTTATCTTGATCGTTATCAGGCACCGAGATAATCAGATGGTATGGCTGAAAGGTCAGGGTATCTATTACATCGTAAGCGGTGTCGCATAGAATAGCGATTAGATGTTCATAACTATTGGTGTTGGCCACTCTTATAGTAGGAATAGCATAGATTACTGGATGATCAGTATTGTTGGCTATATCAGTTATAGAGATTAGCTGAGTTCCGGCTGGTAACTTAATACTCTCAGGAGGGGGCTTAACGGGTTCAAGGGAATAGACCCAGGGCTTACAGATCCTTTCAGACTCAAGTGTGAAGCATTCCAATTTTCTGGAATTATTATCTGTTTCAGATCTATCCAGCTTTAGCCCATCCATATGAGCTAGAAAATCGCCTGGTAATCTAGTTATGGTTTTTATTTCAGGTATATCCATATACTCAGCGTCTTTCATATAAGAATTGCTCCCTTGCCTCATTTAACATATAAGTGGTAGCTCCAGACTCATCCCATAGTTTGAAGTAATTCAAACCCTTACAGCCGTACATAAATGATGCATTACGTACAGTATAGGTCTTATTATTAATCACAAATTCTAGACAATAGAGCCAGTTCTCGAACCTAGCGGCATCTTGGTGATCCCGAGACATAACAATAGCATGGTTATGCCCATCCTTACCCCTAAAGATTACATCATCTGTCAGGAGCATTGGCACAGCGGGTCTCGCACCTTTAACCTCTTTGAGGTATTCAGTGTCCAGATCTATATCGAGGCCTAGGGCTTCGTATAAGGGTTCTAAGGTATAGAACCAGGCCCCGCCCGAGTAATGTTCTCCTAGAGTACATAGGGCTACTGAGCCAATCTTTGGTAGTGTATTACGATCTAGGGGTATTCGTGGGCTATTTACATCTATAGCTCTCTCGATATGTTCTACATTAGTTATACGCTGAGTAGCCTTAACTGATTGGTCTGTTGTCATTAAATATCTCACTAGGTTCCATCATCATGAATGGATTGAAACCTTTACCTCCCATAGCCTCCGCTACCCCCGCATAGTAGGATGAGACTACAACACAGCCTAAGGCATAGAAGAAGATATATCTCGCTTCTTGTGAGCAGGTATTTAAACCGCTCTTTTCTACAGCTTCATCGACCTTACCTGAATAGGTCTTATCGGTAGCGATATGTACAAACCTAGCCATACATAAAGCTACCTCTTCAAGCTTACCTTCAGCTCCAACTACTGAGTCATAGTAGCGTTTAATGAGTGGATCAGTCCTGATCTGATCCGCATAGATCAGGGCTCGCTTTACCTGGACCGGAAAGTTCGTTGCGATATCCCTTTGAGGGCTCATCCAGTACTCACCATCGGGACCCGCAACTACTCTACCCTCTAGTTTTGTTTTAAATTGATATACGCTTCCCATATGTTTATTTAGCCAATACGTCCTTTACATCGGAGACTAATCCTTGATGCTTCTTATGCCAGAACTCTATCTGCTCATCCTTACGCTCTGATTGTTTTTGTACGTTATATATCTCATCGCGCAAATTACCAATTGTGGCCTCTAGATCAAAGATCTTTTTACTATAGTCAGCAATGGTTTGAGAGCTAGGTCCGGCACGAAGCTTCTCATTCTCCTCGGTTAGAGCTGTGATCCAAGCTAGGTTACCGCGAGTAGTGCCCTGATATATACGTATCGCTTCTGCGTAATCTTCAAGCTTGTCCACATTCTCATTATTTATACCAATAAGGTTCTTAATGGTATTATTTTGATGCCTAATTACAAACTCGGAATCCTTGAAGTCGGATAAGTACTTATTACGTGAAGCAGTCAGCTCTGTAAAGTTTAATTCCGCATCAATTGCCCTATCTCTATCTGCACGCCATTTATTCCATACCGAATTGAAGTGATCTAATATTCGTTTAGAGCAGGGCTGACCATAGACCTCACATTCGGTCATCTCTTGGAGCTTCTTTCGCTCCTCTTGGGCAATGGCAATAGTTTTGGCCTGGGCATCATTACGTCGCTGAAGCTCCGCTACCTTTAACGTAAGCTTAGCTATCTTTGTATCAGCTTTTATGTTTTTATAGAGCTCTAGGTCTTTCTTTAGCTCTGTATTCTCTCTGGTTAGTTTGATATTATCAGCCATTACTTTGTTATAGGCTAACTTCCAGCCCTCTATGTTTTCATTAGCTCTTCTGATTTCTACTTTTAGTCTATCTATCTCTGCACTGCAGCAACTGTAACCACATGTCATTACTTCTTCTCCAATCGCTTTCGTTTGATTAATTCTCGGTTCTGATTGTCGACACAACTATCGAACTTATATTCAAAGTAGGTCAGCTTATCACTATTGAATTGCTTCTTTACGTTAACACATATATATAACCCAATCAATGAGTTAGGCATAGCACTCTTGATCTTACGGTTAGTTATCCCCGCCTTATACACTAAAACAGAGAAAATGGGGCTAAAGTATGGGATTGACTTATGTAACTTATGACCCACTAGGGTCGAATTCATTATTTCTAGCTCATATTCTATCTGAGGTCCAGTGGGTAGTTTATTGATTGAGTAGCTGGTAAACTTTGCGTACAACCAACCCGGCTCCGATGAATTCTCATCTATATGTGGAACCGAGAGTGCTCTATTCTGGCGAACCTCTTCGTGGTTGGTGGCCAAGAAGTGGACTATATTCTTGAGTAATGGATAATCAATTACCTTATTGAGGTGTAGAGATGTATAAGTCAGAATAGTGTTTGGGTTAACCACTAATTCTCGGGTAGAGATGGATCTAGCTAATAAAGAATTGAGAGAGCTTAAAAGCTCTCCACTTAGTACCTCACTAATAAACTGGATATGACTACTATTGATAGCAGCCATTAGTTTAGCTTCTATCTGTTTAATTTTGCCAAAGCTGATCTCTGCTAAAGGATTAACCCTAGGCTTCGATTGCTTTATATCTCGGAGTTTATTGATGTCTATCATTAATTGACTACTCTTTGGTTATCTTATAGGCCGGTGGTGATCTATCCTTATCTATCTTACGAGAGCATTTGGGACAGATTCTATTACCGGGTCCAGAACTCATGAAGAGTGCAGGACAGCACAAACAGACCCTTTGAAGTTTTATTGCTTTAGGTTGCTTTGCCATTTATTTATAGTATCGATTTACTAACTTAGTTATTACCCATATAGACTTTACGGGGCGCATCTGGGCCAGGCTTATAGTCGGATCTATCACGCCAGGACTTCTCAGCCTTAAGTATTCGCTTTTCAAAGTTCTTAATAGCCTGAGTGTTATATTCTAGTCCCCGGGATCTACCATTCTTTATAGCAGCCCTCAAGGTCTCTAGGCATAACCAGACATCCTTATCGACAATGGAGCCAGTGGCGGATCCAGTCTCCTGCTCAATCATTTCTAGAATAGCCCCTGCACGCTCTATAGCAGTCCTACGATGAATAGGTTGAGAGAAGGTTCCATCGCTAAAGGTCATAACGATGTAGTCTGTATCGGGCATTGAACCGACCTGGACTACATCGCCATGATAGGTCTGAACAGAGGCATATTGGGCATTAGCCTCTTCCTGTCTACGGTCTAGTTCCTCTGTAGAGAGGGTGATTGGAGAATTATCCAATACTATCTCTAGGTTGTTAGGATTAACGTTTACTGTCTTAGAGGTTATGGACTTAATGTACTCTGGATCGTTGATATCCCGTCCAGTAGTCTCTTTCTCATATTCCGACGCTTTGTCCTGATCGATTATGGTTTGCATATCCTTGGGACTGAGTGGATTCTCGGGTTCCTGTGGATTAATAATGATTGGTGCTGTGAATTGTTCTACAAATTCTCTGAAAGTTGGCCAGGCCTCCTCAGACTTCACTCCCTTAACCTTATTCTGGTTTTCTAATATCGAGGGATCCATATTGATATTGGTTATATCATTCATATATAGTTATGTATCATCACCGGGCCTAAAGGCCATCTCTACCCCCGATTTATATACCCTTAGAGCTTTGGGATTTGAGCTAGTAATCCCAAACTGAATTCCAGGTTGAGTTCTAGGAGATAACTTCGATACCCTTTTATAGTAATCCATGGACTTCTTAAACATTAACTGTTTATAGTCGGAACCATTGCTAATTGAGAATGGTAAGTACTGATCCCTTAGGGTATCGTCGTGAGGCATAATTCGCAATAGGTTCGTCATTGAACTATACGAAAAATTATCAGTCCTCATCTTAGCTCTGATTAATAAATCGTAAGTTTCAGCGGCATACCCCGTATATTCCTGATTAAACCCGTTGATGTCATAGAAGATAGCATTCCTAATAAAGAACTGTCTATCTCTACTAAGATCTAGGGGTAATTGATCTAGGTATTGCGAGAGTAAGAAGTCTGGGGGTAGATTACAGTAGACATCAGCTCCACCCTCTCTATCCATTCTATGTGCAGCCTCCTTGATATAGAAATCGGAAGCTCTACAGTCCACATCTAGAAAGAAAAGTAAATCATGCCTAGCAGCGTGGACCCCTATATTTCTGGCAAAGCCGTGGCTATAGAATGGACCCGCTGTTTCCTTATCGACTAGTACTACAATTAATCTTGGATCTTTAGCATACTTAGATTTGATTAGGTCTGGTCCGGATTGCTCCGGACAAGCTAAATCTACTATGACCAATTGATCTATGGATTGCTTTAACCAATACTCAATATTTTTGAATAGAAACTCTTTACGCCCCTTAACGGGGGTAATTTGTGTTATTCCCATAGTATTACTTAATTGACCCTAGAAGATGGATTGATGACAAGCCATAGTCGCACTATTAGCTGGATCAGGTGCTACAGCAGCAAATCCGTATATCTTAGGATTACCGGGGTGACAACTGATATTAATAGTTTGATCTGTGGTTAGGAGAATACCATTAGCTATGACCTCGTCAGGAGTATACCAATAATAGGTACTATCTATTTTAGTGGAATCCTTACCCCTCCAGATCTCGAATAGTCTGTGATTGACATCAGCATAGGCTAGTGCATCAATTGCTATGTCTAATTGTAGTTTAGTATCAGATATTACCTTATCGATCGGGAACTCGAAATAGTCATCTGCATCTAGATCTGTGGGGAATCCGCTAGAAGCTCCTGTACATTTAATTAGTCTTAGTGTGTCGCCATTGATTATTGTATTAGGGGCTAATTCACTAAAGCTGGACAGAGTGGATCCATTAATATCAGTTGCAAAGCCGATCATGCCCGTACTGTTTGAGTCCACCATCTCGTAGCTACCGCTAAAGATGTCAGCATTATCAGCCATGGATAATATAGATCTAGCAGCTGGATCGCTGCCTTGACCTCCTATTACTCTAGCATTAATAACTACATAGACTTCAGAGGGGCCAGTATTGGTTATGCTTATACCCGGTAAAACAGACTGCCCTAGTCTAAAGTTAGTTCCTCTAGAAGTGACGAGTTGCTGGGACTTTGCATATCCTGAACCTATTTTATGTGCCATATATTACTCTTATAGATCTTCATCATCGTCTTCGTAACCGCTTCCGGTGTCGAATGTATCTTCGTCATCGTCTAGACCAGACTCATCGTCGAATTCATCATCGTCGAAATACTCTAAATCATCGTCGTCATCATCCCCAAATGGGTCCTCTTCATCATCGCCCAAGAAATCGTCATCTTCCTCTTCTTTAGCATTACCTTTAAATTCGGATAGATAATCAGAGCTGCTATATATGGATTGATGTTTATTGGTCATTTCATATAACTCCTCGGGAAGAGCTTGAGCAATTGATCCATCTTCGAATCGTATCTCTAATAGATACTCTGAATCAAATAATTCAACTTTGTTAATTATAGCACAGGACTTCTTATTCTTTGCTGCATATGCCGGGCTATTAGTTATGAAAACATAATTATAGGTATATTGATCAGGTGAATTAATTGAGCTATTAGAAATACCTATGTCTGAATCCACGCCAATACCTAGATTAATCATTTATATCCTTAATGATCGGTTAAACGTAAACCGTTACCATTACTATTACCATTTGCTATACGAGCTGTGTCCATCGGACCCGCCACAGCTACCTTTGGAGCACTCACATTTCTCTCAAAGGCGTCCATACGCTTTACCCATTCTGTTGAGATACTATCTGCCATAGTGATCATAGCCTTACCCACCTCGTCTGATGTGGTTGTTTCTCCCTGAAAGGTAGATAGACTTTCGGGATGGTTAAGGATTTGCTGAAGTATATTGGTATAGAACTGAAATTCCTGAGCTGTCTTTGCTGTAAACATATGTTAGATTCTTGCAGGCCTGCAAGAATTGGGGAGGCCTAGCCCAATAGGGCTAATTAATCAAATTATGAACATTTACTACTACCACAGCCAGAGCATGTCTGACAACCCTCTTGTCTAACTATGTCGGATGATCCACAATTAGTACAAGTAGCACCAGTTACCTTGGAGCCATTCTTTATGTATTTCTTTAGAGTTCGAGCTAGAGCTTTACCAAAGTTTGTCATATCCCCTGGAGCCTTCTCTAATTGATCCACTATAAAGGATACGTTGGAACCATGCCTTAAGGATAGACTTACCATTCTAGTAATTACGGCTTGTTCATCTGTGAGTAAATCACAGACATTCTCTATTACGGAGTCATCACTTGCTTTGAGCTCATAATGACCCCTTTTATTTTTAGTAATAGTCCCAGTTTTAGCAGAGGTCACTGTGCCATTCTTACCAGCAAAGACTTCATAGGGGTGATTATCCATTAACCCAACTAATACAAAGAAGTCTTCACCTTTAGATTTAGTGTGATGGATATCACAAGCTAATTCTTTAGGTCTCTTAACCGGCTTAGTCTCTAGATACTCATGCCATAGTCTATCGGCAAGTGCCTGCTCTTTACCAGAAAGCTTCTTCTCGGGCTCCTTGGATACCAATACACCATCCCTGCACTTATCTCTATAGATGGTTATACCTTTACAGCCCATCTTCCACGCCGTCTTATAGATCTTGTCTACGGTCTCTACGGGCACATCTTGAGGCAAGTTAACTGTACTAGAAATAGAGTTGTCAATCCACTTCTGTAAGGTAGCCTGCATAGTCACTCTGGATAACCAATCAATATCATTGGCTGATGCCCCGTAGTAAGGGCTATCTTTGATGTTCTTATTGCCCGTAATATCCATCCAGTCCTGTAGACCTTTATGATAGACATCGAAATGCATCCAGTGATCGCCATTGGCATCTATAGAATCAGTTCTAAATCCTGAATCTCCAGGATTACCCTTCTTACGCCTAGTGTAGTAGAGTAGGAATACAGGCTCCATTCCAGAGGTTGTTTGAGTCTCGCAGCTCAGGGATCCCACCGGGGCTACAGTTAATAGGACCATATTTCTACGGCCCCACTTCTGCATATCGCTGAAAAGTTCTGGATCCTCTTTTTGTATTAACTGAATAAATCCAGATTGTATGTCTAACTTAGCATCGAACTCAGGGAAGTGACCTAGCTCCTTTGCCATCTCTACAGATGATCTATAAGCAGATAGAGCATATATTCTCTGCATCTTCTCCGCGAATTCTATGCTGAGTTTTGAACCATACTTCATATTTAGGGCCGCAATGGTATCACCTAGAGCGGTGAACCCACAACCAGTCCTACGATCCAATAGGGCTACTCTGCGTACATTCTCCCAGAGATCAACCGCTGGTTTCTTTATGTAATCCGGTTCAGGATCGCGGCTAAGTTTATCTAGTATTCGATCGATACACTCGATCTCGATATCAACTAGATCGTCGCCTAGTCGTTGTAATATCTTGACATCTGCAGCAAAAGCCTCGAAATCAAAGTAAGCGTCGGGCTTAAATTTATTGCGAACATAACTGATTAGGTTGAGTAGGAGTAATCTGCAAGAAGCATAGGGTGGCATATTTTGCTCACCACAATTTTTTATTGTAATTCCGTTTGCATCAAATCTATGCACCTTATCAACAGTACAATCATACACAGGTTGAGTTGAGCCATTCTCTATGCTGATTACTCTACTTGTGTAGGTTTCAGCTGATAAGGCAAATTGGTCACATACTCTATTCAACTTCTCCGCTTTCGACGAATCAATAAAACCTATACTGTCTCTGAATGCTCTTATGTTACTTTTGGTAATTACTATTTCATGGTTAGCTTGGCAAGGGTACTCTTTGCTTCCACCCCTACCATCAGGCATTGATCGATACCCACTCTCACGTCTGTTGACGTACAACTTTGATACTATACCTAGACGCGCAAGCATTCTATGGGCAACCTCTAGATTTGGTAGGGTTGAGCAACTTAACCTTACCGAGTATGACCCGTTAGACTGATTAATTTGAACTGTACCATCTGAGTCAAACCAACCGCGTAAAAAGCCTCTATAGAAATCACTACTGGCTTTCTCTATAGTATCTGTAATCTTCTTATCGTGATGTAGATCGAACGTTTGTGTAAGTTCTAGTAATCTAACAGAGCTAAAGCCAGTTGAATCTCTGTCTACAGCAGATTTACAAACCACGGACCCAGAGCCAAGGTTACTCTTACAATCCAAAGTACGATGAACTAGATCACGAGTGTAATCTTTCATCTCTCCTTTATTCTCGCCCCACCAGGATACGCGAGCTGTTTTGTTATCTGTTATATGACCGTCACCTAATATAGTTCCTATTAGATATCCTTCATCGTCTGTGCCTTGACCATCCCATTCAACTCCAGTATGGTTATTTACATCAACCATATCGCTAGTTGTAAAGTTCTGGGCTTCCTTCCATTCCGTGACTTTTACGCCATTTTCAATCCGGGCCGATAGTAACTTATGATCAGGAGTACATTCAATTGTGAAGCCTCCCAGAGTTTTAAGTTTTATAGTTTGCTTAACTCCGCTGCACCAGAAACCATCAACAGTGGATTCGTAGGACTGATTACCTACTAACGCATTAAACTTCTTACCTATAAGATCTGATACTCTTCGTGGACCCTCGGAAGTCATTACCCAAGTATCTGCAGTTACACAAGGATTACTCGCAGTTTCAATATGACCATATGGAACACCTGGGCTCATTCTATGGACTGTATCCATAAACTTACAACCAGGTTCAGCCATTAGATGAGCTGACTTAATAAACTCATCCCAGATCTGCCCAGCATTAGCTGCTACCTCGCATTCTGGGAATGGTCTCTTCATCTCATCTGCATCGGCTTTACAGACAGGCCAACGAAGCTTTATATCGGCCCGATCGAATACCTTCTGCATGAAGTCATCGTAGAAATCTACAGATATATTAGAACCAGTCAGCTCTGTTAGGTTCTGCTTAACCTTGATGAATTCCATGATCTCGGGATGCCAGCACGATAGCTCCTGTAGTGAGGCACCTCTGCGTCCATGCTGGCCAACTTCTCTAACTGTATTAGAGAATCGTTTAGCGAACCCAATCATACCGCTAGTTGTCTTGGCAGCATTCTTAACCAGCATACCGGCGGGCCTAAGTTTGGAGTTACTCCAGCCCACACCACCTCTACGACAACTGATTTGAGTTATCTGGGTATCGGTATGCATGATTCCAAGATACGAATCTAAGGGGGAGGGTATTACGAAGCAATTACCAATTGATATATATTGATAGTAGTTACCTATGCCATATGAGGGTGATCCCTGCATGACTACCTTAGCGAATCTATCTAATAGATTGAAGATAGTCTGAGCACTCATTGGATCTTTGAATTTCCTCTGCTCGATCCTGGCGAATTCATTAGCTATACGCCAATGCATATCAGTTGGTGTTAATTCCACCAACTCATTCTTCTCATTTCTGAGGGCATACTTATCAACAAAGACAGCTGCCGCTAATTCATCTCCGTTGAAGTACTCGGTAGAAGCAGCTTTAGCTTGTTCATAACTATAGATTGGTCTAGAAGAAGTTACCGGGTTTTCCGATACGGGGTTTAGGGTTCTCTGTGTATTCATTTATATAGTTGCCTTTGTCTTTGTAATTCTTTATAGTGCCCATTACTTGCTCAAAGCTTACTTGGGCGATCCGAATGTTTGGATATATTATTAGCGGGAGAGCTACGGTTATCTCTAGGGTCCAGTGGCCCGCGAAACCGACATCACCGAAACCTGCAGTTTGGTGAACTGTCATACCATATCTGGCGCAACTAGATCTACCATCAAGTATAGGTAAGAAATCATTAGTAGCGGTGAACTCCTTAGTTACACCTAAGTAGAATTTGCCAGGTTTGAGTTCATAACCAGTTTCGGGTATTTCAATATGTACATAGGAGCAAGGTAGCTTTATATCTAGAGCTGCTAGCTCCGTTTTAGACATCTGAAAGCCACCTAGTGACATAACAGATCTACCTGTATAGGGCTGTTCAACCTCGTATAGGGTTGGGGCCAATCTAACATCATAGCTATTTGGCCCCAGTTGGGACTCATCAAAAGGTGTGATATCGATAAGACCCAACTCAATCTGTTTCTTTATTTCGGGACCGGTCAGTCTCATTTATTTATCCTGTTGAATTGATTCCAGGACTAAGTCCTGCCTAAAGATAGGTTTGCCCATTGATACCCAGTCTTCTATTGAAGAAAGAAAAGCTCCATGTAATTGCTCTCTAGGTAATGTACCATTTAGGACTACATTAAATGGGCATAAGACTTGCTGATACTCCGAGGGATGGTTATAGATTGATTCTGGTACCTCTCCGTAGGCCGCAACTGCCCTAGCGTGCCTAATAGCCTTAGGAACCAATATACGAACTACACAGGTCTTATCATGCCATATAACAGCTGATGTAGCCTCATTGATATAGCGGGCATCGGTGCAGACTACAGGACCATTGATTAGATTTCGGGCTATCCAGAATTGATCAACCCAGTAATCAATATTCTGCTTCCTACGCATCTCGCCGTGGGTCTGCAGTTCCGGTCTCCATACCGCTTTATTACGGTTTATATCGTCTATAGTTAAACCATGTATAGCAGCCACCTCGTGCTTTAAAGCATCGGCTAATGCGATCCTGGTATATCCTAGTTCTTCACATAGAATCTTACCCAGATAATCTTTACCAGCACACATCTCACCGAGTAAGAATATAGTTTGAGCGTGATTGTTTATTAATCTATCAGTATTCATTTCTTAGTTATATGAGAGAAGTATATGGCAGCAGGTTCTTATGGCATCGTCTAAATTATTGACTCTGAAATTTATGAATTCTTGTATAAAGGCGTGTTCATGTATATTGGTTCCATCTTGCTCTATTGCACATACTATAGGCTTACGTAATTGATGGGCCCAAGCCATTTCAGCCACTGTTCCAATTGTTACTTTAGTGGCCCCTAATAGGTTGACTAATAGACAATCAGAGTTCGATACGTCATTATAGTCGCGGCTCACTATGGCTTTATTGGTACTTAAGATTTTTGATAAATCTCTTGTTTGTACAGGATCAATTGGTTTTCCATTATCTAAATAGGCTTTATTACGCATTGGAGAGTAAGCATCGATCCCACAGAGCTTAAATTCTTTTGTGGCTATTTCTCTCCAATTTATAGTTTCGCTATAAGTTAATCCAGTTATAGGGCCAGCAAGATATACAGATTTATTTCTTGACATTTCTTTTCTTTTTAGGTTTCTTTTCCTTTACTAAAGGATTACGTGTATCGAAATTAGTTTTAAAGGTTACTGCTAGTAATGGATTGGTTAAGTGCTCTACGGCTAATCGGGCAAGTAATCTAGCATCGACTTCATCGTTATCTGCTTTAACCTCAAAGTTCTTATCCGGCCATATAAGGTTTGCTGCAGCAACCATTGCTTCCTTATCGGCCCCACCATTACCAGTACTGTACTTCTTGAGAGTTCCAGTTGGAACTCCATAGAGGGGGGTATTACTACCATCGGCGAACAAGTAAACCATTGCTAGTAGCTGATTATAGGATGCATAGGCTAGTAGGAACTTTGAGAAGTCAACCCTCTCGAAGACTATTAAGTCTATGTGATCAAATGTAAGTACTTCGTATAGTTCTTCTTGGAGTGATATTATTCGACTAATAGGATCAGTATTCCTTAGCTTCCACTTACCACTTCTATAAGTTGGTGTATCTGAAGTATTTGTTATACACCAGCCAGTGCTAAGTGAGAGGTCTAAGGCCAATATTGTTTTTATAGATTCAGACATAAGTTAATGTATAGATTTAACTAAAGTCAATTAGCCCGAAATATAGGAATTCTTAAGAATAAACTCTCTGATGTAATATGCGATATCACCAAAGGTCCAGCCTCCTGTATCATTCATCTGAGCAAATGTGCTGTTGCTCAAGAATTCAGCTGAATTCTCTTTGATCTTGGCTGTGTTATCTTCCTTTAAATAGTCGCGAAGATCTTCATATTCAAATCCATTTGCGGCTGTCAATCCAAAGAAGGATTTGACAGCATTAGTAACATGTATACCGCCGCCTAGATCGTAAACACTGCTTCGGAGTGAGAATCTGATATTAGGATTCTTAATGCATTTAATATCCCTAAGTACACAGGCTACACCTAAGCAACAGAATTGATTACTCTTGGCATTTACATCTACAGCAGGGAGTAGCTTGTCTGTTACATAGTCTGTTACTTTGATGCTAACTAGTTCCTCAATTGTCTGATCCCACTTACCACTATTGAGTTCGGTGGCCCAGTAGCGGAGATTATCAACCCTAGCCTTAGTGAGTTTGAATAGTCTACGACCCTTCTCGGTCGCATCGATTAGAGTCTTAACTTCCTTTGAGGGCCCAATTACTTTGCTTTTAGTTTTAGTTGAAGTTGCCATTTACTTTTGATACTCCTTGATTTTCTGAACAACAGTTCTGATAAAGTTAGCTATTCTATTGAAGTCCCAGGAATAATCATCATTTAAAGAGATGAAGAGCTGTCTATCTAGATATCGATATGGCTTATAATCATCTAGAGCATCATCCAGGACTGCACTCATGACACTTAAACCAGGCTCATCATTTGTTGAACCTAATCCAAAGAACTCATTTATATCATCATCAGGCTGTGATCGTCCGCTACTAATGTTGTGTTGTGCCCTACCTAGTACCTCGTTGTTGGTACAGCCCGCCTTGGGCAATATCTCACACATAACCCCTAAGCAGCAATAGGTGGGGGTTGGTGAATCAGTAGGATCTATTTCCATCAATACGCCCGTAGTCTGCTTATAGGCACCACTATCTAAAGCATCGGCCCATATGAGTAATCTATCCAATTTAACTGGATCGACTTGATGGGGTGTTTCGTTTTCAATTTCCATTATGACTACTCTCTAGTTCTTCACTACGCTTAACAACTCTTCGGATATGAGCCGCTATATTTGCAAAACTGGCCCCTCTGGAATCATTGAGGCGGCTAAAGGGTAAAGTAGATAAATAAGCCTTTAGTGATATATCGGGGTAAAAATGATTAGCTTCGATATCGTCACATAATGCAGAAATTGTCCTACCAGTGCAGTGTAAATCACTATGCAGTCCATAGTACTCATCGACTTCCTTTGGTAAGCTTTCTGTTCGTGCATTCCTGAACGCCTGGGCTACTACTGCTCCGAATTCCTCTTTGGGCAATATTTCGCAGGCCACACCTAAGCAGCAATAGGTATAGTCAGCGGGGTCATCGACCATATAGTTATTGATTAGCTGGTTCTTGCCCTGTTTATATTTACCACTCTCTAAGGCTTCCGCCCATTGGAGTAAATGAGTTCTCTGCTCAGGTGTCAGTGTTTGAGTTTCGGTTTGAGTCATCTTCGCTACCTTTCAAGTAGTTTAGCTAACCATCTTGATGCCAAGTCTTATTAGCTCTTTGATTTTAATGGCCCAGATATTCTCTGAATTATCGTCTATGATTAGTTTTTCACTTGGAAGTAATTTACTATTAGCCCTAGGAAATCTGCAGGAGTCAACATCGGCCCATAGTCTAAAACAAGTTAATTCGACATTATAGTCCTCTGCTAATGCTTGACCGTTAAGTGGATCTATTAGTTTAGCGTAGGTTATTGTGACGGTATCGTCGGGTATTTCTCGAATACCTATACCTATATTATTTAGTATTGGTGCTGTGTTTGTAGCTTTGACTCCAACTCTGACTTCGTTTCCTTTTACCATTTATCTGAGACTTAAAAACCTTTCTTATATACCTAACTAACATATCTAGCTAATTAACTTTTAACAAATATATAGATATAAACGGAGACTGTATTCATGGGAATACAGTCTCCGTTTGGTTTATGTTTCTCGTATTAGTTACCTAGTTGGGCTTTAGTTTCCTTGATACGAGCTCTGCTGGTATCTAAGTAATAGTCGGTAAAGTCAGGCTTAGTGGTCTTAGAATTCTCTAAATCGAACTCTGAGACGATTAGATCACCCAACCAGCCATTAATGGAGTTACGGGCGTAGAGAGTATTGAAGTGGTGGGTAGCGACCTCGGTACCGTAATTGATCAAGTCATATACAGTACATTCCACAGGCAATATCTTGGAGTAACGGGTTGAGGGCTCATTACCGGCAATGATATTGTACATATAGAGAGGATTATTGCAGAGCTTATCTAATCCACCAATAAGCAAGCGGCGAGCCTTGATATCCTTATTCTCCAGCTGACAGGCCCGTGTAATAGCCTTATTCAGTGAGACATAGTTATGGAGGGAAGCCCAAGAGTTAGTAGCGGATCGCATACGTTCCGCAAAGCTATGGAAGCCCTCCTCATTATTGAAGGTACTCATTGCTCTATCAAGAACATAGAGTAGGTCTGAGTCACCCTTACCTAGCGAAAACTCGGTTCGGAACGCCTTGGTCATTGCTACAGCACCATTACTACAGACCTTACGAAGGAGTTCCAGGTATGAAGCGGGTAGCCCGAACCCATCTAGAGGGAACTGCATATTGAACCGAGTAGTGAAGTCGGAATCGGAGCTACCAGTAATATTCAGATTGGTCTGGAAGGGGCAGTTGAAGCTGAGGGATGCGGTGCCATCCTTGTAGGTAGCGTTCATACCACCGTGTTTAGCCGCAAGCTGTAGGACTGAATCCACCCCAAGGACAGCCTTAGAGGGCGGGGTCATTGTGAGAGCTAGTCCATGGAAGGCGGACTCCTCAGTAGCCTTCTTATAGTTCTCGACAGTGATCCGGACCATCATTGAGGGGTCCTTCTCCTGCATGCGCTTAAAGACCTCATCGGGGGCAAATAGATCGAAGATCGACTTCGACTGATTAGTAGTCTTATTAAAGGAATGGAAGAACTTATCGGTGACCCTGAGTTCCCGACCATCTGGCATAACTAGCCTAGTCTTTTCATTCTTTGCCTTATTGGTCTTTAGATGATTGACATTATCGGCCAAGTACTTGATCCGAAGATCCTTGATAGGAACGATCTCACGTGAGATATCGATCTTTTCTAAACATGACATATCACGAATATTCTTTGATGGGGTATTAGCACCGAAGCCGATGATATTGGCACGGGTAACACTGAATACATGACCCTCATTACCCGTAGCCTCCATAGCAATGGGTTCATGCTCAAAGTTATCGGGAGGTAGATTATCAGTAACCGTAACACCAGCTAGAGCTGGATCCCCGGTCTGATCCATACCAGGGATCATTGAATTATCGATATCATTACCATTGGAATTGTTAAAGCCGCCATTAATTTCATTTTCCATATATTTCTCAATATCACTGATATAAGTCTACCTGACCGATATCTAGGATATTTCAATTATAGCAGATATGCTATGACTAGCAATTATAGATATATGTATAGAGAACTTATCTAGGACTCCCGATTTGTTCACTATTCTTGATATATAGTTTACCCAATGGAGTAGCTAAGTCGTAGTTAGATGGGATTGTAATTAATCGTGGGCTAATGGATAATGCTCTAAATTGTTTACCATCCCCTTCTGGTACTCGATATAGTATTTCACCGTCGTACTCAAAATACTCACCTACTTCTAGATCTTGTATGCGCTTCTGCGGTCTCGATATAGATTTCAAACAACCATTAGCATCAAAGTCAGAAACTAGATACCACTTTTTAGCGCTAGTGTAGTATTGAATAGAGTCATAAACACGATTATTACCCTTACTGAATAACCTATTACTACTAGTATGGATATCTGAGACAATTGTATAGTACGTACTGTGTACACGTTTAGTATCTAAGTTGCACTCTACTACTTCGTCACCAATCCTAAACTCTTCAAGAGATCTAGCTGGTGGGTAGGAATCTTCATATGGGCACATCTCAAATGTTATAGTTGTTTTATCAGGATGAGTAACTTCTATCTTTGCCATGCTTTCTGTGCTCCTTGATTTGAGAGGTGTAACGAGACCCTAGCTGCTTCCTTACATAATTCACGTAAATGGGTATTTGGATTTAATAGGGCCCAACGAGTTAAAGCACAGGCCCTATTAAACCACGCATGTTGATTTATAGGTTTGATATCTATATCAGGGTTGGGCATTGGGTAATGGAGGGATGGTAGGAGTGGTAGGATTAGGTCTAGGTAGCTCAGTTGCGGGCTCAGGCAAGCGCTCCTCAACCCTTCTACGTCTAAGTTGTTTATACTTATTCTTCAATATGAATGGTGGCATCTTGACCTCGGGAGCCTGAGATAGAGCGGCCAGTGATGACCTCTCCACCAGTTCCATTAGCTTAGAGTGACCTTCCCGCTCAAACCATTTAGTATGATCTTTTTCGTCCACAGTGAACTTGCGTTCCGGTGATACTATATTTGAGAAGATATTGGGAGACTTATCGGATTGAACTATTTGGGCATAGGGCTTCGAGGCATGCTTTCTGAATGCTCTGCCAGCCATTTGTGTAGTGGGACCCTTAGCTGAATCCCTAACGAATACGGTCCTAAGTTCGGGAGCATCAAATCCTTCAGTTAATACGAATACATTACTCAGGATATTAACTTCACCTCTCCGGAACCTAGCTATCTTCTCTTCTTGCTTCTTTACAGATCCCCCTATGACTACATCGGAGGCGTGACCTGCCGCATCCAATATTGACATAAATTCATAGCATTGGGCTCTGGTCTGGAAGAAAGCGATAGACTTACCCCATCTATTGGGATCCTGAAGATATATAGAGGCTACCGTTTTAGGTGACCAATCCATATTGGTTATGTAGAGGTGATAGGGGGATAACCAGCCCTCATCTACTAATTGACGCAGCCCCGCATCAATAATGACCTTACTGAAGCAGAGCTTCATATGATCGGTCCTGTAAGGGGTCGCTGTCATAGCGATATGGACCTTAGGACCTATCTGGGAATTAATTGATGTAGAGGTATTAGAAGCGGAGTGCTGTGCCTCATCCTCTATGACAACATCGATCTTGGGGAGATGGTGGGTAAAGGTAGAGAAGTAAGTAATAGGCACATTAAACTTAGCCCTATTTTCTAGCTCAGCCTGCTTGAGCAAGATCCTACGCATGCAGGTCCATCCCACTGAGTAGTTATATTCCTCAATTAATCTCTTAGCCAATAAGTGGCCTATGATAGACTTACCGGCTCCCGTAGGTAGAGTAATAAGGATGGACTTATGCCCCTCCTTAATAGCCTTCATAGTATTCTCAATTACTCTTTGTTGATATAATCTAGTCTCAATTATGGAACTACGGGCATCAATATCAATTGGAACTAGTAATTCAGAGAGATCGGTACTATTACTGGACTCATCAATATTGAATTGTAATGGGACATCTAGATCTAGTAGTTCCTCTTCTGTATAGCTTATTGTTAAGTCTTGTTCAATATTAATGTTCTGAGGGGTCATCAGGGTCGTCATTAGCGATTATCTCATTGGCTCTTAATAGTCGTCTTGCATTCATTATATCTCTTACATCATCTAGGTTATAGGGTTGGAAGTTATTTGTATCGACCCCGACATCGAGAGCCCAGGGATCATACCCAAAGCTCTTACCGTGGGAGTGACCATGTAGGTGTATCATACCGTATCGTTTACGGTGCCATTGATGTATAGGATAGTGTGATAGAACATACATTTCCTGTTTAGATATCTTTAACTCGAAGATATCTCTATTAAACCGTATACCTAATTGGCAAGGTATCCAGTCAGGATCATGATTACCCTGGGTCCAGATGAAGTTCTGACACTTAATCCTATTACGATACTTAGAAGTCCTCTCTATATTGTTATCTGATGAATTTCGCACCCAAGCAAAATCTCCTAGAAAGTATAGAGTATGATCCTTGTGTACTTTGCTATTTATGTTATGAATAATAGCATCGTCCATCTCCTCCTTAGTAGAGAAGGGTCTATTAGAGTGCTTAATTATGTTGGAATGATTAAAGTGGAAATCTGATGAGAACCAGATCTTAGATTGACTCATTACTGCACTAGTGCTCCTAGTTTCTTTAGCTTCTCATTGAATAGATCTAGACTTTCTAGCCTATATATACATATAGCTAACTTAGAGGTACAGCCCTGCCAACTCGGAACAAACTTTAGTTCTAGATCATTCAGTTTGCATAGATCAGATATACAGTGGATATTGTCAGAATCTAACTTATCGAAGGGTATATGAACTACGTAAAAGATTGGCTTATTATCCAATTCATACAGCTCAGGATTTTCGAATAGCTCACACAACTTAGCATTCATCTCTTTACTAGCAACAATATTACCAGCAATGAGATTTATTCCTATATGACCCTTTCTATGAGTAAGTAGGCTATGGGTTAACTCCCGCATCAAAATGGTCTTCAGAGCCTCCAGACAAACATATTCAACGTCCGATTTGTTTAGTGAATTAACTAAAGCCTGGACGTTCTGATTGTAGAGACCTTTATCATTAGTACTAATTAATGGCTGCTCTGAACTGTTCATTTATTATGGGGAACTGAATAGCTTAAGTAATTCATCTGAAGTTATAGTGGGAATATTATACTTATTAGCCTTCTCGATCTTAGCGCTACCGGGGTCATCTCCTATGACCAGTATATCAGTACTCTTAGATACTCCTGAATTAAAGCTGGCTCCTAGCTCGGTCAGTTTAGCCTCTAGCTCTGCACGGGTGTAACCTTCAACGGAACCGGTCACGCATATAGATTTTCCTGTTAGTTTTGATTGTTTAGCTTTATTGGCCATATCTATTACCTCGGGAGCTTGCCGTGATAAGCTTCGTAGATTAAATCCTTGAGATTTGAATACATCAACACGAGCTTTAAAACTAGGACTCGATAGGACTGGGTAAACCAGTTCAGCAATGGTATCTCCTATATGTTCTATTTCCTTTAGTTTGTCTATTGTTATGTTTTGGCATAAATCATCGATATCGTCATACCTAGCAGCCAGAGCCTTGGATAGGGTCTTACCCAGCTTTGGGATACCTAGGGCTCGCAGGAACTTCTCTAGACCACAACTCTTAGCCTCCTGTAGTCCAGCGTACAATTTATCTGTACTCCTCTGACCCCAGTTGCCTAGGCCCTCTAGCATTTGTATATATTGATTGTAGTGGGTCCAGAGATGTTCAGGTAAGATAACTATCCCACCTATTCTCTCGATTAATACATCACCTATACCTTTGATGTCTAATCCAGTTTTACTTACGAAATGCTTAAGGCTTGAAGAGGTCTGACCTGGGCATGACGAGTTCCTACAGAAGAGATTTGGGCCAACTAGCTCTAATGTACTATTACATATAGGGCATACCATTGGCGCATAATAATCTATTGAAGTATCTTTATGCCTAGTGTTTACTCTAGCTACTATCTGGGGAATTATTTCCCCCGCTTTCTCTAGTCTAACTACACATCCAGGTTCAATTTGCAGCTCATACATGATCATATGATTATGTAGTGAGGCATGAGTAATGGTTGTGCCGTCGAGATCTACAGGGGTTAAGTTAGCTACTGGGGTTAGTTTACCGTTCTTACCAACAGTCCAGGTTATTGATTCCAGGGTGGTTTCAGCGTAGGATTCACGGGGCTTATAAGCAATTGCCCATTTAACGTATTTAGAGCCATGTCCCAGGTGGGTCTGGGCATCAATACTATCTAACTTAACCACTACTCCATCTACTGGAATATCTCTATTTTCATTACCCGATACATAGCCATCGACTAGGGATTTGAACTCTAGAAATCCTGAGGTCCTAGACCACGCCGCTATGATCATGCCACTCTTAACCAGCATACGTAGTATTGAACTTAGAGTGTCATACTCCATACTAACTCCGAGATGTCCAACACTGTGACATATGAACCGAACCATTCTATTGCGCACCTGTATAGGATCATGGCTCTTCATGGTCCCATTGACTAGGTTACGTGGATTCTTATGGTTAGCTTCCTCACGTATATTAATCCTCTCAAAGTCAGAGATAGAGATATAGCACTCACCCCTAACCTCTATCTCCTCTTTGTAGGAGATAGTTAGAGGAATATCTAGAACAGCCATACAGTTAGCGGTGACATCATCACCTACTTCACCGTCACCCCTAGTGGTACCTCTGATAAGCTTACCATTCTTATAGGTCAGTGATATCGCTATCCCATCAATCTTGGGTTGAACAATGACATAATCATTACCTACACCTACTAGCTCGATTATGTCTTTATACCATTTATCTAGGTCTTCATAGGTATAGACGTTATCAATAGACAACATTGGATAGAGATGTTTATGCTGAGAGAACCCAGCGGTCAATTTCTCCCCTATTCTATGAGAAGGAGAATCCGGGGTGATTAGATCCGGATTCTCCTTCTCTAGTGCTCTAAGCTCACTAATCAAGGCATCATATTCCGGATCCGTTAGGATCGGATCTGATTGCTGATAGTAGGCCTCATCAGCACTCTTGATCATGGTCTTAAGTTCTTTTAGTCTAGTCTGTGCTGACTTAGGACTAACACTTGTTTTTGTCTTCATTTAATTCAGAATGGGCCCTGTGATCCAACATTAGCATAATTAGAATCCCACCAGTCTCTTCGGGGATTAGGGGTATTGTCATGATCTGTATGCATACCTACATGGGCTAGTTCAGCAACCTCAGTTCTATTCGTACTGGGCGTCTCATTGACCTTTAGACCTACTGGAGCTATAGGGGTTAGCTTCGAGGTCTCGATGTCGAACTTGAATCTATTAAGAGCAGCTGAGAGTGGACTAGTGGCCTCTGGGTTAGGGGCAGTTACTACGGGCAGTTCGGATGGAACTACGACATTGGTGGGATCTGTAACTGGTGCATGTGGATAATCAACGAGCTGGGTACCAGCAAAATTGACTTGATTCAAACGAGTAACCTGGAGCTGAATAGACTCAACTGCACGGACCAGTTGCTCAATAGTGGTGATATAGCTAGCTACCTGGGACTTCATTGCATTAATAGCATTAGTCTGCTCCATTGCGGACATAGTCTGGGTAATCACGGGGTCCTTAGAGAGATCCTTATCGAATGATACCTGCCAGGCATATTCAGCCTTGGGTGAGGCCTTAGCGGGAACTTCGTAAGGCTTAATGGTAGCATAGGTAGTAGCCTTATCGACAGCCTTACCGTTCCTCCAAACAATTCCAACCTCACGGGCACAATCCTGGATCATTCCATCGGTGTACCGAATACCAAGCTCTCGATCGATATTATCCGCTACTCTCGATCGGGTCATAGCGTTATGCAAAATAGTTTGCTTATTCTCAACCAAGTAGCGCTCAAGATGTAATCGATTACCGTTACCATGAATAGGCCATGTCCAGTCAGGGCTGGAAATATCTTGGCGTGCCTGATATTCACGGAATAGGGTATCGAGTTGATTAGGTGAGTTAAGTTTTTTGTGCTTATTGAGTACCTCCCATTGATAGCTGGTACTGTTAGCTCTGGCACTATTTAGATCTGCCTTGAGCTGCTTATTGAAGATGGGTAGGGCAGCTTTCTTCGAGAGTCCATTTCGCTTGATCTGTGGGTACACCTTAGCGAAGGTGTCCGTGAGTACAGTGATCTCGGAACGGTGAATCGGTCGAACTTGATTCGCTTTTGACTTTGTCATTTGTGATTTCCTTTGTGCGTGCTTTGTTAATTACAGACTATAGACGCTAAAATTGATCTCAATAGAAGTGTATGCTCTGATAGATTTGGGTTAAATCTCATATAAGCTTTAAATAGTAATTCAAAGCTGCCCTCAAAAAGGCTTATATAATTGCGTGCAATATAGAAGTCCATAAGTATAGGTTTAACTTTTACCCATACCTCATTTCTATCTTTTATTGATTGTAATGCTCTAGTATTAGGATTATAGCGAATAGTGGAGTCAAAATCCCTATCTAGACTCTTTGTAGATTTATGTAACTCTTTGGCTAAGTTAAAGGTGAAATACCTGGCATGCTCCTTCTCAAAAGTGAATGAGGTCCTCAGGAGCGTATCAGTCTGGCCAGTATCGATTTGATTTAACTCGATTAGTACAGAACCATCCGGACATATTGCACAATCGACACTAGTATCCGGTGCTACTGTTTTAAAGTGATCTCTAATCTTTAGACTATTTATTGGGGATTCTGTAGGAGACGATACCTGGTCCATTCTTGGCTTTCTTTCTAGCTTGATCGATCACTACGATTAGGTCCTCATTGAATACTTCTCGATAATTCTCGTTAATCAATAGGTTACTGTAGCCACAATGGATAGTGGCTTGATATATAGTCTCAGCTAGCTCTGCCGATCCCAATTTAGCTAGGGGTAATCTAAGCAACCAGGATAATTGATTTGTATCTATTGACTCATTCTTATCAGCTACGCCTAATAGAGCTCTAACAGCAGTAGCGGTGGGCTCGCCAACTATGTCATAGAACTCAGTAACAATTGGATAGGACCCATCACTGTCGGGTGGGCAAGGATCCAAGTTCTTTCGGTATTCTGATCCTGTAATATAGCCTTGAGAGTCTCCAACATACATATAAGGTACAGTATTCTCTAAGTACCATCTAACTGGATCTAGGATGGTCCCACAGTTCAACCTAATCCAGGAATGGGCAATTGGCTTAGATATATCATCATTCGATCTAGCTCTAGCGATCACCCCAGAATAGAAGCCGGCTTCATAATCACCATCTATGATATCTCTTCGGAGTAATTCTAGTGGAATATCTACTTCTCGATCCAACCACTCATTAAGTGGTATATTTAGGCTCTTTGAGATCTTGAAGAGTTTAAGAGCTCTGTATTTATCTAAATCATGAGCAGTTAGGGTTGAAATCCCCACCTTAGCTTTGGACATATAATTTGATTCCTGCTGGGGTCCACTGGGTCCTAATGCTTTTAATTACTCCGGTCTGAATATGCTTACAGATCGAGTTCACTGCTATAGGAGATGATTTGTAGTGATGTTTGATTTGCTTGATAGCATCCTTCATTAATATGCCTGGGTGTTTCTTGATAACTTCAATTAGATTCTCTATTGTCTGTTTGAACGGTGACCAATGGCTACCGGTTGCTGAGCCCGCCTGAGTGAACGTTTTGTGATGCTCAGTAAGGGTAGTGGATATCGCTTTACTGGAATTATGGTTCTTACGATGTAGTTTAGCTGGAACTCGTTCGGTTGTCAGTGCTGGTTCAACGGATAGTACGCCAATTCCATGAGTCTCGCAGATCTTACAGGCCACTCCAGGCACATTACCGTTCCTACTATTGAACATGTATTTAGGAACCGCGATTGAGACATAGTGGCCTAATCTCAACCAATTAAATGCTTGGGCAATTACTTTGAGATTAAGACTCTTCTTACACTCAATTATCCAGGTCAGTGTACCCTTGCGACCCACTATATCAGCTACCCCATATCCTCTAGGAGACTTTACCTCTTGGAAGACCTCCCAACCCTCAGCACTCATCCACTTAATTAATTCCTGACATAGCTCCACTTCTGTACGTGGCCATAGATTTGATTTAGATTTACGTAGCCTCTTATTACTTCCCATTCCTCCATTATGACAATGGATTAGGAGTATTGCAAGTAATTATTGGTTGTTTTTTATCTGGGTAGGGATAAGTATCAGGGGTAGTCGGTACCCAAGGATCAGCTGGTGTAGGCCATCTAGGATAGGGTGGGTATGGATCACCTATGCGATAAGGCCATACTTCCTCTTCCTGTTCCTTTTCTTTACGCCTCCTTTCTATTTCCTTAAACCAATCAAACGGTTCTTTAGGTAATACTTGAGGTTTACTAGGCTCAGGTATAGGTGCAGGCGACTTATTCATCTGCTCTATGATATGTTGGCTCACAAACTGTAACTCAGTAAGGATTGCGCCTAGCTGTTTTATTATTTGAGCTAAAGCCATCTCATTATCATAGGGCACTGCCAGTGCTGCTTGTTTATTAGACTTGGGCTGCTTCTTCTTGGGTTTCGTTTTCTTTTTTACTAATTTCATTGAACTGGTCTCTAAGTGGTTTGAGTGTATCCTGTATCTTATCCTCATCTATATATGGCGTAATAAAAGATGGGAATCTATGCACCCAGTCAGGATTAACTTCCCTGGTTACACTTATACACATAAAGATGTAGAGTCGCTTACCACTAATGTAGGCATCGATCTCTAATGGGCAGCGAGAGGCCTCATAATCGTAGCTATTTTTAGTTAGTTCTGTTTCTTGCGTAAATATACTGTAGTATAGTTTGAGTCCACCAAACCCCCAGTAAGGATTTGACTTCTCACTACTAAGCTCTAGTTGTTTCAACTTGGCTATTAGGGCATGCTCCTCTAATAGACAGCGCTGTTTGAAGGCCTCAGTGACATAACTGGTCCATTCCGTTCCGATTCGCTTATTCTCGATGTTCTCAAACGTTCTATCAAATCTAAATGCGGTTAGTTTAGCGGAATCGAAGCGCTGGTGATTATATGTAAAGGGTTGTTTATAGCGAGCTTGATCTTGGTTAAATGAATACTTTTGTCTCCATGATTTAGGGAAACCCATCTTATCAATCCTAGCGATCTGATCACTTATTGTCATACGTTACTCATCTACAATAAACCAATCTCTTACTAGCCCTAGTTGCCGCAGTATAGGACCATCTACGCATATCCCATAAGGTAGATTGCTCCTCGATCACTACTACCTCTGCCCATTCCGATCCTTGAGCTTTATGACATGTGATACAGTAGCCGTAATCCCAGTAAGTAATAGAACTCTTGGAGCTTACTCCCATATCATCAATCTTATTCTCGCCGAACTGAGCCTTATACATACAGATATCTGTATATTTGGTACCCACCTCATCTATTAAGTCACAGATATAGGTTTTGCCGAAATCATCTACTATTCGCGCAACTGTACAGACCAGTCCATTATAGACTCCAACCTTATTGTTGTTCTTGAGGCAGATCACTCTATCACCAACTTCGAGCTGGTTAGTGAACCCTTTATGCTCTCTTAATAATCGATTAATACCATGCCTAGTTTTATTGAAGGCGCATATGATTTGATCACAACTATAGATATAGTTTGGATAGTAGTTATATCCAACTATCTCTAGCTGGGGCTTCTCACCCTCTGGACATATAGGGGGTATACACCCATAACCATAGGTCTGACCCTCTCGTAGGATCCTTGAGAATTGAATAATGGGGGATAGGGCAGCCTGTCTATGGATCTTGGTTAATACAAGATCCGGCCTAGCCATTAAGTTGGGGTTATCCCCAATAGGTTCCAACTGACCCATATCGCCAACCCATATAAGCTTTTTCTTAAATCTTAATAGATCGTTATAGAGGGCCCTATTAACCATCGAGGCCTCATCTACAAATATAACATCACAGGTAAGTTCTGGTACTAATCTGAACTCCTTTGTGACTGGATCGAAGTTATAGAGTAGGCTGTGTAAGGTTTGAGCTCTAGAGATACCCTTCTGTTTTAGAACGGATACGGCCTTACCAGTAAATGAGGCTACCGCTATCGATAGATCAGTTAGGTCTAACTTATCTATGATAGCTTTAATTGTAATTGTCTTACCGACACCAGCGAAGCCGCCAACTGATTTCTCTGTTGTGGTCTGTTTCTTATCTGAAGCCCAGTCAACTAGGGTATCTACTACCTTGGCCTGCTCATCAGTTAAGGTGAATATCGGTTTGGGTTTAGCCTCTACAGCTATTACTATTGGTTTATCTATAACCAACTCATCTATAGTCATATCACTTAGGGGACATAATCCTCATCGTCATCCCCCTCACCCAAATCATCATCTTCATCCCACTCAGCTTCGCCTAATTCATCTTCGTCATCCCACTCATCTGCCGATTCTTCTTTTTTGATATCCTTATAACCTGGCTCAATGAGTTCCCAGGAAGGGGCGACCTCTCGTCCCAAGACTCGCTCCAAGGTTTCACGAAGCCACGCCACATCGGCTTCACCTAGAACAGGGTTTGCGATCTTCTTGCCACCCGTATACTTCTTGGCGTAGACATCACTGATCCTAATCTTCTGCTTAGAGCATAATACTCCTGCGAGTTGAGTAGGGAAATCGGGACTACTTGTATCTAGCTCCGAGATAACCTGGTCCAGAGCTACCAGCATTGCCTGCTTGGCAGCATCTCCCATAGGCGGGTTTGTATGCCGTTTAGCGAGCTCAGCTACAAACTGAATCGCAACGGGATCATACTGAAACTCTACAATTGGCAGCTCGGTATCGATTGGATCTGGTTGAGAGGTAGTTGCGGTTATCATGGCCTGTTCCATAAATTCTTTTAAAGTTCCAGTTGGATTATTATTCATTTAGTTAGTCCTTCTTCTGCCTTCTTGTCCATATAAAAGAACACTCTATACCAATATTGTTTAGTTGAGAACTTAGTAGCCCCTAGGGGTCCTCCATTATGAATTCTAGCTATTGTTTCGTAATCGTTATTCCTGATAGCTTCTGGGCAGTATCGATACATATAGGCTAATACAACCTCTTTTGCGTATGACCTAATGTCACAATCTTCAAAATCCCCCGGTATCCGACTATCGATCCAATAATCCTTTGTAATTTGATATGGCCCCCTTTCACCCCTTATACCTAACTGAGTTACACGGTCCCAACCCTCTACATGTTCAATCGCATCCAGTAAAGGCTCCAGTTTATTTAGGTCACTATCTCGCTGACTAATAACTGTTTGATCTTTTATGGATTTACTTGATATGTGAAGTGAGCATGACTTAAAGAGTATGCTCAACGATACTATAATAAGCATAAACATACATAGACCGAAATATCCATCATCTCTGATACTCATAGATTAATTGTCAATGCGAATAGTACAGTTAGTAGTAACAACAACATAAAACTAATTGAAGAATCGTAGCTAGCTAACCTTGTTTTCAATCTGCTGAGATAACCCATTTGTAAACAAACTCCTTAACTTGAATTCCTCGATTTTATCGGTACATAGCTTATCGCATAGTTCATTCTCGGGGTGACCATTGTGACCCTTGACCCATATAGTAGTGACTTGATGTTTTCTAGTTAGGAAGTCTATTGTCTTCCATAAATCTACATTCAAGACCTGGCCTGTCCCAGACCTTCTCCAATTCTTACGTTTCCAGGTAGGTAACCACTCCGTTATACCCTTTGTTACATATTGGCTATCACTAATTAACTCAACATTAGCTGCTTCACAGTTTATAGCTTCAAGGCCTCTTATAACGGCGAGTAATTCCATCCTATTATTAGTTGTCTGATTACAGCCACGGCATAATTCAAGTTTGGTATTGGTTGACAGATCGGTTAAGACAAAAGCCCAGGCACCGATTTTATTCGGCCCTAAACAGCCACCATCAGTACATAATCTATAGAGTGGTCTATTAGTATCTATTTCTATATCTATTTCCATAAAATAAGCTGCTCATATGAGCAGCTTCTAGTTTAATTATCTAGTACTATTAGTCAATTAGTTCATAGACTACACCACAGGAGCTGGCTTGACCACCGGACCCAGAGGCCTTAGTATCAATTAGTATAAATGAGGACCCAAAGCACTCAGGGATAATCAGTCTTCCGATTTTGCCCGATTCAGCACATACATCGGCCCCAGGTGAACCGAAGCAACTTTCTAGGACTCCAAAGTCTGTCGTTTCGGTTTTGGTTATTTCACTACCACATTTCTCTGTACTCTTTATACAAGAGGTTGTGCTAGATCCTGGAATATTGGCTAATAGTCCGCCCCCGGTCATTGCGGTACTTATTTCAATTTCCTTGGTTGTTTCAGCATCATCTGTAGATTTGCCGTAGCAATACCTTCCAATAAATGCCTGGTACGTAAATGTAGTGCCAGCAGCTCCTGTGCCGTAAAAGGTGATGATAACACCCCTTTCACGTCTACTTACACCTCTAACACTTGACCCAGAGGCTAATGGAATTAAGAATACCCCATCATCTAAGTAGCCATCTAGGGTTTCTTGTGAGATTCTAGCATCGGCATATGTAATCACGAAATTGGCATTAGTGACTGGATCGCCTAGTCTGAGTTGGCTTGATGCTGATATTTCTGGCATATATTTCTTTCTTTTATTTAGCTATTTACCTACGACTACGAAACCATCTACTAATCCTTATATTGCGAAAACCTCTAAGCAAGCCATCAGATACAGTTCCGCCACCACCACTACCACCCCCCTCAGACCCACTGGGTAGGAAGGGTAGCCATATATTAAAGATTGAGAATATGTCCATATATTACGATCTATTGTTGACTGTATCGGTACCGCCGGATGAACTATACGTTTGAGTAGTTATCGTGGTAACGGCATCCTGAGCCTTAACCACAATAGATGTTGGGCTCTTGATTACTTTACCAAAGAAGCGCTGATGGACCAAAGCCATGGCCTGACCCATCGTTAGGCTTGATAGGTTTGCATTTGCGGGCATCTTAGAAGCTAATGTAGCGGAATCCCAAATAGCTGCAACTAAGTTAGCTGGTGTTGGAGCCGCTGGTACTAGTATATATTGAGTTGATGCCCCAACAGGAGTTGTGGTCCAGGCAGGATCGACAGTAACAGTTCCAATACTGGATGAGAATGAGTAACCTGTAATTACTCGTACTTGACCAGCTCCAGTACCACCTGTCAATACTATGCTTTGACCTACATAAATCGAGTTAGTAGACGATGCCGCCCCACCCTCTAATTGAAGCGTAGTGGAGGATCCACCCTGGCAGGTACCGTGAACAAAGAGCCCCATTGCGGCTAAGCCTGCGGCTGAAGTTGTGGATCCATTGACTTGAGCTACGTTTACATCAGGTGTAACGGCAGATAGATTAACTGAACCACCCGTAACAGCTACGTTTGAGGTAGCTGAAACCCCACTATAGATCAAATAGTCACAATTGGTATCAGTGGCATCTAGGATCTGATAATACCAACCCTTCAGGTTTGTACCGTCGATCTCGATTGCATTACTGGCACCAGCATTTACATTAACTCCTGTACCGCTAAATGCTCCAATACTCTGCTTCTTTATTTTTACCGCTATATCAGATAGACCAGTTTTAGGTAGGCCAGTGGTCAAATCAATAGCATAGAAATATACATGTTGATTAGCGGTTGCTTTTATTAGAGCCATATTAATTACCTATTTATATCTATATCTATTACTATTATAACCCACCGACTACAAATCCACCGCCAACTGAACTATTTGCTATATGCCTAGTTATGGATATTGTTACGTCGCCGATAAAGTTATCTAATGTAGGCGCTGTGAAGTTGTCAAAGGATGCATTGTATCCCCAGATTATATACTCAGATATACCTTTATTGGTTAATTTAACTATTACATCACCCATAAATTCATGACTATGTATAGTTCCGAATTCCTGGAAAGACCCCGGTGACCACATCCAAGGAACTACAGCTTTATCCTTATATATAGCCTCGACCTGTTGAGTATGGTTTCTGATAACCCCAGCCTCAACTGGTTCGGTTGATACTGTATAACAGCTTGTATTATCTGGAGTAACCGTCCATGGTGGGGTCACCGTAAAGGTTGTTGTGGAGCCGTCAAAGTTCATACATAATCTAGATTGACCAGATCCTGTACCAGAGATTATGTTGACATATAAACCTCGGAAATAATCTAGTTTATAGGTCTTGGTTGGATATACCCATTCCGAAGCTAGTTCTTGAATGGTCTGGGCATAGCTAGCACTCGCGGTCGCATTAGCGGCAGAGTGGGTTGTTTGAACTTTTATGGAGTTATTTACGGTCAGTGTATTACTTGTAGCTGAAGTCACCCTAGGGAACATAGAACCAGAGTCGGCGCTCTGTAGTCTACTATAACCCTGTTTAGCCTGTCTAGGGGAAGTTGGATAGAGAACTGGAGAATAGATATCCCCTTGACACATACTCTGTCTAGGGTTACTCCAGGGCCATCCACCATAGGTCCCCCTCCCATTGGTTGGATCTGATCTATAGAAACCATAATTACTACATCTAACTGTCGGGAAAGCAACTCTGGCTGGTTTATAGATTGCCTCATTTATAGCGTAATCGTAGGCAGTTGAGTAGACGTTATATAGGAAATCATAGAGGGGTGAATTACCGTTATTGTAGGCACCAAAGAATGGCGTAACTAATCCATTACTTTTATAGGTGTAGTCAGCATTATCTGCGGCACTATGAGCGTATGGGGTAGAGGCCTGATATGCCGTATACTCTTGATTCCAGGTTCTATTAGAGTTTGAGCTATCCTTAAATATTGTCTCTGTCCCACTCTTCGCATCTGCAATAACTGCAGCAATCGCCCCTCTCTGCTTATTGCTATGGGTAGTATCGATCTCATATAAGAACTCGTTATTATTGAGCTCCTCGAAATCGAGCAGAATCATAGCGGGATAGCAGAGTTGATAAGTAGTAGTTAATCCACCCGATATCTCTGGATAGGGTAAGTAAGTGGTGAACTGAGCTAGCATCTCAGTAAATAACGCATCATAGAATATCTTGGTCTCTGTGATACCGTTAGTACACCAAGGTGTATAACGCGCTCTACTTACGGGCCAATCTGCACCTGCATTGGATTGACCAGTTCTTGTCCAGGGTGGAAAGAGTTCTCCAATTGGGCGCGTATCTCCACCCACACTAGCATCTGAGCCTACATCGCCCAAATTATAAGTATCTGCAGTTGGAGTGGCAGCATCTAATGGATGTACAAATAGGTTAGTTATATCGGTCTGGATATTATTGCGATGTGATCCAACCCTGAAGGTTAGACAACCCATGTATGAGTTAGCTACATTTAGATCGTAGGAAGACCCATTCCAATATGACCCACTATGAGTACCGGTCCCTTTTAGGTATCCGTGGAAGTAATAGAAATCAGCACACTGTCTAGCTACTGCTCCTGCAAGTCTTTGTATATTAACTACCCATTGATTTGTATAAGCTGTATAGGTGGAGTGGGCAGCACCAAATAACGTAGTACCATTATATGTACCTATTTTGGATCTATCATCCCAGCGATACCCAAGTGTACTAGGAGTGGTCCATTGCAACTGAGTACCTTTAACTCTGTTATTATTAGTTGTGTTATTGGTATAGACTATACCACCGGGGCCAGTGAGTCCCGTGAATCCGCGAGTAACTCTACCTATTCCGGTCTGATGAGGACTTGTTGTATTATCCCAATAACTTACACTACCATTATTCCATGGAACGGGATAGAAATCTCCGTTTGAAAAGCTCGGTACACTATAGGGTGGATTGTACTCTAGAGGCCAATAGCCTAGAACTACATTGCTTCTAGCTCCAACAGCAGAGGTATCGAATTGCTTTCCGAGTGGGTTTAGTCCATTAGCATCAGTACCACTTGTATCAGTAGTATCTACAGATGTTACGTAGAATAACGGAGCTGCAACAGATGGGGTAATTTTTGCCATATAGGATTAGGTTAGCCTCTGCTGAGATAGCGTGGGATTCCTATACCTGCTCTAGGAGGTAATTGTAAGGCCCCAACTGCTCCAAGGAACATCGAATCATTGAGCCCAGAACCGCCCAATATGACTGGTCTAAAATCTCCACCACTAGCATTAATAAAATCAAAAGCTAAACCACTACTGGTAGTCGAGTTATTAAATTGTGATGGCATGAATCCAGGAACGTTTGTGCCCGATGATCTATAGAGATTATTTATCTCGATAATATCATATCCACCACCCGTAGTATTAGCATTGATCCTTAGTCTACAATCCATGATCTTATTGTTCATTACTAAGGAGATACCAGCACCTGAAGCAGATGCACTACCTAAATTTATGCCTATCCCATAAGTTGCATGCGTAAAGCCATAGATAGTGTTACCTATAATTGTGAGGTTAGCCGCAGTTACACCGGGACTGATACCATTAGCACTATTAACTGAACCTTTAATTACGTTATTGAGTATGACTAGGCCAGCGTTAGCTCCACCTATACCACAGAGATAACCAGCATCGATGTAATTGCCAATTACATACCCAAAGTTAGCACCTTGTATAGCCCCATATGCTGATCCTATTGTGGTACCAGAACATATCGCTCTATTGCTAACTACATAACTATTGGCTTGGAAACCAATAGCTCCACCACTCGCATTACTTATTGTGTTTGTGACCTTGCATCCTGCAATTAGTGAGGTTCCATGAACATAGGCTAATGAGCTGCCTTGTGAACCTGTCACATCGAATCCGGTGATAATTACGTTATTTATTGGTGAGGATACATCGACGCCAAATTTAGTATTATTGGTAAATGTCGGAATCTCAGAGGATCCACTAGGAAAGGTCTGAGAGGGCCCGCCATAGACTAAATAATCGAGATCCCCAGGAGTTGTTTTATAACCTCTTAACCAGATAGGCTTTAGATATGAGGTAGTACCATGTGCAGCGACCAATGCAAAAGCTGCTGATGTCGAATAGGCTCCAGCTTTTACATTTATACAGTAGATATCACCGGCACTCATAGCTAATATCTCTGAGGTAGTCGTAGCCTTAATCGCAGTACTTTGAAACCCGTGAGTAGCATCTGTATACGGGCTCCAGGCATTAGCCTCCGAGTTACCAGATGCAGTATTACCAGTGGTTGTGATATATCTATTGACAAGTGCCATATATGGTATTGGTCCTCAAAAGTCTGGGTATTCGCTAGAACACCCAGACTTATATCTATCTATTCATATTACTTCAAATAAATGATCGATTACGATCTATTTTATACTTCGCAAAGATATTGCTTGGTCTAGGTCTAGAGAGAACCATTAGACCAAGTTGATTATGAAATCTATATCTATATCTGAGCTTAGGATTAATAGTGGGACATTTCGAGGACTTTTCTAAGGACTGATTAGTTTCTATCATTTTTTACTCCTCTAGTGATCCAAAAATAGAGACCAATTCTTGCAGGCCTGCAAGAATTGGTGAATGCATTAATTACTCTATATAGACTTCAACAAATGCTTTATCTTTGCCATGTTCCATATATTTATGAACCTGCCCTCCGTAGTGCATATTCCTGATTAATGGTTGGCCAGTTAACGGATCCATGCCCTTATCACATATATCGATCAAATCAGTATTAGATGGCCATTTACCCCTAACCAATGTCACATCGTATTTGACTACTCCGGGACCATTGTTTAGTTTATTTATTGCCAACTCAGGTATATTGGGTTCAAAGTTTACATCCATAGATGTAGGATTCAATAGCTTAGGCATCAATTAAGTAGTGGGAGCCTGGGCTGGCGCAGTGCTCGCTTTACGGCCCGGCTTACCCTTCAGGGTCTTTGTTGGGATATTAAACTCGACTGTACGAGCTCTAAGAATTGATGCAGTATAGTTCTTAGAGGTCGCCCATTCCGTAGCCGCTATCTTATCGAATAGCTCTGAGAGGCCGGCTAGGGCACCATTGGCCTCAGCTGTATTGATCTGCGCCTGTAGTTCTGATTTATTGACTTCAACTTTTGTACGTGCCATATATTACTTCTCCAATTTTGATCTAGTAGATAGATCGTCCAACTTAGTTAAAAATCCGATCATTTCTCGTTTACTTATCGAGTCTTTATATTGCTCTGAGATTAACTCATTACTTAGACTAATTGTACAGATTTCCTTAATTATAGCTAATTCTGGATCTGAGAAGCTTATTGAATTAAGCCTATAGTCAAAGAATGCTTTAATTAGTACTGGAACAATTGGTTCAATTAATCGTAGGATTGCTCCAGCGTAGACTCTAATCTCTTCTTGGGCATGGGTATCCATCCTTAACCTAAGGAAATGTAGCAGGTTATGTAGATCCAGTTTCCAGTACAGCTCGGTGTAGATTGAGGCCGGTAGCCCTATTCGGGCTAGTTCTCGGGCTACCCCATCCTCTATTGATTGCTCATATCGGTAGTAAAGATCTTCAGCCCGATTAAGATAATCTAAATAGAATCTAGTTTCCTCTTCGCCAACTATACCCGAGCTACCCTGCTTATTGGTACTACTTTGGCCCCTGACAACTTCAGGTCTATAGAACTTATCAATCATAACTGAGTAACGCCCAGACTGCTGGTTAACGGAGGCAGTTCGGTGTCGTAGCCATTGCTGGCAAATGAAGAGCGGCATAGCCAAGTGAAACTTGAACTCGATCATTTCAATTGGTGTGTTATGATCATTGCTAAGTAGGTACCGACTTAGGCCAGTATCATCTGAGACTTGCTTTGTACCATTACCATAACTTACCCTGGCAGCTTGAACCGCTGCTGAATCAGCGGTCCTGCCTACTGGCACAAGCCTAGGCATGACATCTATTAGAGCTACAAATCCGTGGTCTAGGCATTTGATCTCCTGCCTAGCATCCCCATACATTACGTCATACATTACTGCTTCTGGCTTTGTATGTGTAACTTCTGGGTTATAACCATTCAACCATTCATAGTTTTTCCGCATAGATTAATCGACGCCCTTAACTGAGAAGGAGCGAGTAGCGGTATTACGAAGGAATCTGACCCAGCCATCGCTATAGGTAACGGGGGCATGATCGGAATCGCCACTATCAACATGCATATGGGTAAGAGTGGGATTCAAGGCATAAACAAACCCATCCTTACCAACAACCACCTGATCTGAGCTCTCAATTCTGTGATCTGCTGAGTCGGGACTATCCTTGGGTAGAATTACCCCTTCATCCTCACCGACTTTGGCATCGGATAGATCCATAGCAATGGTCTGGGGTGTATGGGGAACATCATCAGCGGCTACTGGCTCAAGGAACCATTCGCCTTGACGCATGAGTCCAGTGGTGTTTCGAATCTCTAGGGGCTTGAGCTCCTTTAGTGCTTGGGTAACAGTTGTAGCTTCACCGGGGAATTCTGAACCGAAGTAGGTGCCTTCATCTTGCCCGAAGATTACCCGATTACCGTTTGAGAGTGCGAAGAGGCAATAACCACACCTATGAAGTCTAATTGGATCATTTTCATGCCCATTTGCGCCACCACTAACAAAACTGTAACCATCCTTGACTGCCCCCGGGAACTTGAGCACTAGCTGCCTCATTCTGCTAGCCCATGAGAAATTTTCATCTGCTTCATTGTGTGAATTAAAGTAGGTGACGGCCTCCTTTGGCGCTACCTTCTCGGAATCATTTGTGTAATCCAGTAGAGTTAGACCACCATCGGATAGAGCATCCAGGGCGGCCTCAACGAACCCTTCATACCCATCGTTACCTTCCTTGGAGTCGAAGAAGCGACCAATACAATTAAAGCTTACTGTGGCCCCTGAAATACGCCCAAGCAAATCATTATTCGCAGCATACACATTCATATCAGGACTATCCTGATCGGCATTAATGAGCAATGAGTAACCCTTCTGACCCTTCATCTGGACCAGCACGCCCTCGGGGGCGAATTGTTTAGAAAACTCGCCGTTAAACTCAGCTATGTCTGATAACGATGAATGACTCATCTTATCCGTAAATAGATTAACAACACCATGGACTGTATTAGTGTGGATATTTACAAACACGATGTTCTCGCGGTCATTGCAGTACTTAAACGCAAGATAGGTCGAGTCCAGGATAACTGCGGGGCCCGTCATCTCTCCATTCTTCATGAATGAATTAAAGCTAGGCAGGAATCGAGGCAGACTAGTTAGATTTGATTCATCCGACACATAACCGTCAGCATCTTCTACTACATAGCCGTCCCTATTCTCGTGGGTATTAAGAAGCATATCATATAGATCATAATACCGCTTAATTTTGGCGAAACGAATAATATCGGATTGGCCAATTACTGCTCCAAGTTTATGTAGCTCAGCCTTTCGTCCCTCGCAATGAATTCGGAAAAAATTAGAGATATCATTCACGGGAACAGAATTCTTTTTTGATTTGATTTTCGTCTTGGTGGTTGTCATTTTGATTCCTTTGAGATTAGACTAATACATATGGACATTAATACTCAGATTAATTTAGATCTATTCGACCCTATGGGTAATGTAATAAAGATTAATGATCCTGTGCTATATATGGTTGAAGATGACTCTGAATTAGATGCTTATATAGCAGTTGTCGTCTCCATGGATATCGCTAATCGAGTAGTTGTATTATCTATGTGTGATTCTATTGCTACTCGTATCGAAACAAAGATAGATAAATGCCTAAAGCTGGATATAAGTAAAAAACCTGAAGAGGGTTATCTATTACAATTCATTGATAGTAATAATCATTACTTCTATGTAGGCAGGGGTCTCGATAAACCCGCTAGATCGATAGAGACCTTAAAAGTATTTAAGTCTACTAGAGCGGCACTTTCGAACTGGAGAGGATTAGTCTCCAAGAACTCTAGACTAGATCAGTTCGATCCAGTAGTGATTAGTTACCATGAAGCCCGCCGTAGACTATTCATTCGTAGACGTAGACCTGAACTAGTTCTACTCAATAAGAAGCTTAGGGGTATAACTGAATCAGTCCCCGATAATTTGGTCTACGATAAAGTCATTGGAATTATTGGTGAACTAGAGATTCAACTAGCTAAAGAGATCTAGTTTAGAACAGATTATCCTTACTATCAGTGAGCAATAGATAGATCTGCTCATCGGTCTCCTCGTCAGTAAGCGTGTAATCACCAAATCTATAGGTCTTAATATCCTTCATCACAACAGATGGATTGACCTGCTTTCTGTTCTGATCTCTCATTGAGATATACCTATTCTTTATCCCCAAAAGGGTACCCTGTAGATTAGTGATATCCATTACAGTCCTTGGATCCAATAGATCACTATTTAATCTCAAGTTCTGTTTATAGAGTAGGTCTAGACCTTGAAGTATATCTAGGGCAGTCTTAATCAGGAGTAGTTTCTCCTGGGGCGGCAGCTTCTCTATTTCAGCTATCTTCATATTTATAGGGCTTGGAGTGCCTTGTAGATCGGACCAGCGGACTGGCTTAAGTTACTCAGGGATTCACGAAGAGCAACAAGATCTTTCTTATATTTCTTCTGGATATCCTTATCGAACTTATTGAATTTATCGAGCAATATAAATAGGGTGCCCATTACGTCAATCACACCTGTAATAGAGGCCTCAGCCTTTCTTACTTCTCGATCAAATGTTGCTGGATCACCCAATCTATCCTCTGGGGACTCAGGTTTATGATCCTCTCTTCGATCTGGAGTGTTATCTCCTTGCGTCCCACTATCATCCATTTCAGAGGACTTAGCGGACTGTCCTGAACCAACTGAGTCGGTTGGGTTATTTTCAGCTGTATCAGAGGTGAGGTCTGTAGAATCCAGGATTGCTCTATCGGTTGATTCTGGATCATTTGCTTGTAATTGCTTATTAGCTTCGGGATCACCGTCACCAGCCCTCATAGCTCTAACTGTAGCAGCTAATTGAGAGCTTTTGATCTTACCCTCTTCTAGCTGGTTCATAGCGGCTATGACTAATGTGGTATCTTCAGGTAGGACCTGAGTTACTTGGGTCCAACTGACTCCACTACCTTGAAATCTATTTCGTAGATCAACTCCAAACTTAGTAAAGAATTGTCTGGCCCTATATAGAGTAGACTCATCGAACTCCTGTTCCCTTCCAAGTGATTCCGATAACTTGGTAGCAAACTCTTGAACGGCTGATTTACCATATCCACTATCTAGTTCAGCCACTAGTTTACCTAGTGACCAATATAACTGAATTGTATTTGATATATGTTGCCAGACCAATCCTCTAGCAGTCTTAACTGCTTCTAGGATTAGCTCATCTTTAGGTTTATTGGTTACTGCGATTTCTTTGGGTTTCTTAGCCATTGGTTAGTACTGGTTTCACATATGGGACAAATTTCACTATCTCATCTGGATGTTCGTAATCGTACTCAATAGCAACTAGTGGAATTCCTAGGGCTGATAGAATGCCGTTTATTACACCCATAGAGCCTAATCTAGGGCGTTGCTCGGTACCACCGACTATTATGTGTGGATGGTTAGCCATTTCCTTGTTGGTATGTACCCTATTATCCATTAAGGCCTCTATAGCAATAGCATCCAACCCATGGGCCTCATTAAGTAGTCTTAGTACAATACCTTGCGCAAATTTTTGATCTTCATTATCGGTCAAACGTATACTCCTTAATCAATCTGTGTGCTTCTTGTACCTATTACCAAATGTTACTAGGAAGGACTTCAATGATTGGATATAGTAGGAGTCCTCACCAATAATTAACCGGAAGGACCAAGTATTGGACTCCTCAGGTACTAGACTAGCTGAGTTATGCATTACCATGTCTGCAATGGAATCACCATGATAATCAAATATCAAAGCGAACTTATCACGATCAGGCCAGTTCTGTCTTAACTCATCATAAGCCTTGACATATTGAGTCTTAGCAAACTTTACATTGACGAATTGATCTAGAGTAATTGGTTTCGATACCTTTTTTGAGTCTAATGCGATATCCGTCAAGATATCATTATTGATTGTGAGTAGTGTATCTTTGTCCCTGTTATAAGTCATATAACCAAGCGAGGTTAGGACCTTCTTGGCTAATGTTTCCGAGTATCTCTCATCCTTATTTTGAAATTCGAGATTATGTTTTTTGAAGTGATTTATGAATTCTGAACTAATCTGCATCTACCTCGTCTTCCTCTGTGTCCATCGAGAACCCATCCCATGTAGTACTATCAAAATCATCGCTATCGATTTTATCGAAGTTATCGGGAAGTTCCACTGTCTCCACTGAGACATCAGAGACTAGATCAACTGATAACTCTTCCGGAGAAGCTAGGTGTAGATTGTTAAGGGTTAGTACTAGTTCTCTACCGTCCCTGACTAATTCTACTTCACAGCTATTCTCATCAGCCCTATATTCAGTTATTACGGCTAATTCGTATAAGAGGTCACGGCTATTCCAAACCGTGACCTCTTTATTCACATTTGCGATCGCTTCTGCTCTTGTCATATCTACATCTCGATATCAGGCGTCCATTTAGTTGCCTTCTGTATTCTTAGTGCAGCCTTTAATTCTTCCCGGATGACTGGATCGGTCTGCAACATGCGGCCCAACTCAGTGGCTCCCACTCCCTCATCTATAGCCTTATCCTTATCTATACCCAATCTGCCGCAACTATAGACCTTACCAAAGCCAGCCTTGGGATACTCATTGAATTCCCCTAGGACTCCTAGTATTCTGTCCTTATAAGCTGATTCCTCTAGACGCTCCAGAAGACACATGATTAGAGTGGAATCCCAATCAAAGTAGGCCTTCTGGTTATCCTCTGCATCATAGCCTTCCATATAGTGGACTTCGATCTGTCTCTTATCCCTACCTAGACTATTGTGATGCATCTTCCATAGAAGCTTAGCGCCCTCTATGTAAGTCTTATCGATCTCACCGATTCTCTTGACCCTAATCTCCATGGAACACATAAAGCTGGGCCCCGATCCACCACTAGTGGTATATTGCTTAATACCTGGCTGACCATCTAGTTTAATCTTTAAATGATTGGTGATAACAATTGTTACTGGCATTCCGATTAGATTAGAACCCCAGGTTGAGAAGAATTGATGATTAATCAAGGCACGGTCCTGGAAGGTCTTGGATCCGAAGCCCTCGGTCTGTACGGTCTCAACGATCTTATCGGATTGAGAACCAGTCAATGAATCCACCATGATAATCATTGGTGGAATAACCATGTCCTTATACTCAGAAGTTTTAGCCTTCTTAGCTATAGCATCTTTCTTCTTATCAACTATCTCCTGCATTAGTAGAAGGTTAGATGTAGCGGAAGCCTGCCATTCCTCTACTGACTTGTTCTGGATTACCTGTAGTACATCGTTGTGATGGCCCAGCATTGATCTAGACTTACTGGGTGACCATTTACCTTCAGTATTATTCACTACTGCTATACCTTGCACGGGTTGTAGATCTAAGAACATCTTACAGAACTCTAGACCAATAGATGTCTTATAGGTCTTCTCTTCGCCAGCAATGTTAATAATGGCTTGGAGGGGTACAACCTCCAAGTCCATTATGTACTGTAATGCAATACTATAGGGCTCTAAACCAATTACTCTCTGTTCCGACCCAACCATCAATGTTTTAGATCCATGCTTCTTTCTATTAGCATCTAGGAGCTTAGTGAAGAAGGGGGCTGGTGTAGATGTGGGCTTTTGTGGAACAGTAGATTCAGTAGTAGACTCTGTGGAATTATTGGCGAGGGAGAAAAAGGAAGCTTCAGAACTTGAATTTGTCTCTATCTCTGTTTTAGCTTTCTTAGCCATAGATTACTTATCGAACACCGGCAGGATTAAAATTCTGAGTAGTAGCTGGACTATTATTTCTCATAGCTTGCTGAGCTAATACACTCTGTAGCCTAGATTGAGCATCATTTAATCTATTGGGATCGATTACCCCAACTGGACCACTTGTATTCAGGTTTGTCATAGCTGAATTAGGATTGAATACTCCAGGTTGATTCATGGGTATAGACATGGGTACCTGCGCATTCATAGGAGGCATCATACCCTGCATTTCCTCATCGCCACCGGTTGGCATATTGAATGGCATGCCTTGTGGTACCTGCTGGACCGGTGGTTGCCACTGATTGCTATTACCAGGGGGTGGGTATTGATTTGGCATCTGAGTCATACCATTCGGAACTGACCCGTTGGTAGGGGGGACATTAGTATATGTAGTGGGCTGGCCCTGAACTTGAGGCTGTTGCCATACCGGTTGACCGGGCTGCATTGGCGCAGCTGGTGGCTGATACCCCTGCATGGGCTGCTGATACCCCTGCGGAGGATTCTGCCAGGTCTGTTGAGGTTGGTTCATTGGCTGTGAATAAGCTGGATTAGGGTTATTGTAGTAACCCTGCTGAGGTTGTCCCTGTTGACCCTGCTGTGGCTGCTGTTGATAACTTATGGGTTGCATATTGAAGTTGATTACCCTACTAGCATTCTTGATGAATGCGGGTACATAGGCCTCAAATTCAGACCCCTCGAAGGCCATCATTACAATTGCAGGATCAAAGGCAGTAGCGATCAGATTGATCTGCTCTTGAGCCCCCATCACCTTAACAACCTTATTCCAAGGCTTCCAATTAGCCAGATTATACTGTACTGTAGGTACCTGGATATGAGGGGGTGGTACAACAGCCTTACAGGTATAGCTCTGGAAGCCCGATGAGTTCTGCTTAGCACTAGGATTTGGACCCTGTTGAGCCTCCATATCCACAAAGACCTGCCAGCCCGGGGGTAACATAGTTGCTGTATCGGACTGTGTGAAATAGAAGCTAATATTGGGTTGATTACCAAATAGCGACTTAATCATCACGGACCCATCTGGATTCTTCCACTCAATTAGATTGGCTAGGGCCCCCGTAGCTGATGCAGACAGGAGCATACAGATATTAGCCTTAGCGCTATTTCCCTGCTGGGTGAAATCCTTACCATTGTGCATATAGAGCACACCCTGCATTATCCCACAATTAGCTGCTCGGGGTACGCAGGCCCCTGTACCATTACCACCCTTAAAGAGAAGTGTCTCGATCCGGTTATCTTTCTTTGAAGCTTCTTTGAGTACTCGATAGAAGCGTTCATAAGGCGTCTCATTAAACTGAGACTGCTCATCCCGTGGTAGATCCGTATTAAACGTGATCTTTCGCATTTGGCCCACGGATCTAGCGATTGGGGCCGATGTGATCCAGTCAGTTAGTTGGCCAGGATTAGCTGGATCAAACTGAGGCTGAATACCTTGCCCGTCATCTGTTGGACAGCCAAATGGCTTAAATATAGTAGGCTTCTTCCAGGAGAGCTGATAGGGATGCAGCTTTGATGACTCCTGCACAAACTCGACACCCTCTAGAGCAGACCCGCCGTTACCTCGCATGTCATTAATGTTCATAATTCTTTAATCTGACTTAAATGATTCTAAAAAATCTTTCAACTTACCAAGTTTTCTATAGTACTCAATTACACTTTTCTCTAATTCACTTATATCAATTTCACATAATTCATAGTCTTTGATTGGTACAAATATTGATCGCTGTATGTTAGCTTCACTTTTTCTCTTTGAATCCACAATATTTCCTATCAACCCCAAGGGCTAGTAGTTCTTCTGGTGTGGTATGCTCACCCCAACGAGTTGATACATCGAACTCGCCAAGTGTATATTTTAACCCAATACCTGGTACTTCGCAAGCCTCACACATGCAGAACGGAATCACTTCCTCACACATAACTTTGACATGTTTAGCTGGGCATTGCACGATAATTGCGTCATGATTAGAGAGACATAGTTTGAACTCAATCTCAGGCCTAATCTGTCTGTAGTAATAGAAGTTAATTAAAGCAGCAGTTAATGTATCTGCAACTGTGGACTGAATATTGAAGTTCAGGGCCTCTCTCTGGAATCCGGCAATTACTCCGTTATCCTGGCTAACTGGGAAGTATCTATATCTGCCCCAGGGATTCTGTAGATAGCCAGGATCAGTTACAGCATCTTTACAGTTCTGTAGATAGATCGCGACGTCTGGGTAGTTTGTATAGAAGGCCTCGATCCATTCTTTAACTTCGTTTGGATCAACTGTTACTCCTTCTTTTTTTATCTCGCGGGCAATAGCCGCCGCACCTCTGCTATACGGAATGCCAAAGGACCTTGTTTCTTTTCGCTTTAGTTTTTTATCAAAAGCTTCTACTAGTCACCTAGTAAGTTGGGCATAAATTTTCAATGATTCATATGAATGAACAATTGTCGCGGCCTCGTGGGAACATTATATTCTCTTATGTAAGAGTTTCAGTTCCTATGCTCTGCACCTGTAACTCTTGTGACGGAGATACTTCAGATCGAGTTGTCTCTAATATTCGTGAGAGTTTCTCGTTCGTTTCCGCAATTTTAAGTCGGCATCTCATTTCAATTTCTGCTATTTTCGAATCGTATGCTGGCCACATAGCTTTCAGATTATTAATGTAATCTTCTGGCTTTCTGGGCTTACCTCTGTGTACTTTGCCATGACACTTTCTACATAAAGGCACAAGATTAGTAGGTCTGCAATCATCTCGAACTGCGTTTATGTGATGTACCTGAATGTGCTTTGTTTTACTACAAACAACACATTTCTTTGGGTAACACTTAAAGCACTTCTTTCTATATGCCTTAGTGTATCCCTTAACATCCTTACCGTGATAAGGAGAGTCAGGATTGTATCTAGGATGTGCCGGGCCTCTGAGGTGACCGTGTGTAGGAGGATTACCGCCTACACCAACTCCTGGATTCTTTATTCTTCCTCGATTTAATTGATTTCGATAAGATCGTTTACGTCTGCATTCCTTGCATTGAGGCCTACGGAACTGCAATCGATCAGATTTAAAGATCTCATTACATACCACACAAGTATACTTGGGTCTCCTAGCATACTTTGGTAGTTTCTTGTACCTAAGCTTCTCTTTAATACCTTTGATTTTATATCTGCAAGCTGCGCAACGCTTAACCTTACGGTATACCTTTGCCTTAATCGCAGATTTACAATCAATACAAACTAGAACTATCTTAGGCTCAGGAATAATACGGGTTGGGGCACTATTGGCACAATCACGGCTGCAGTACTTTCGAATCTTACATGATCCTGTAAACTCTTTATTACATGTTATACAGTTAAAGCTATGACGCTTTAATCTATATAGCTCCTTACAGGAATCACTACAGCACTTATTGGTGTAGTGGTAAACTTCGAATAAAGTAGAACAAATGGCACATGCCCGTTGCATATAACTCTATTATAGCAAATTGAAATTATTTGGCTTATTTTACCGACTTGCTGGCTACTCTAAGGCTTTCTATTTCACTGACTTGTTTTCTTATTTTATTTAATTCGTCTACAGTGTACTCGCTAATAGGTTTACCATTATATAGCTTAGTAGAGAACATTCTCTGTAGATTATAGGTGTGTAAATCTGAGCTAGTCAGTGCAGTTAAGAACTGTTTATCCCTGGAAACGTACGCTAGTGTCCACAATTCTGCTTGGTTATAATCGCTCTCGATAAAGACCCAACCGGGATCAGCAATGAATACTGATTTAATTGATTTGAGTCCAGGATTCACTACTCCATTACTAGTAAATAGAGCCTGTAGTTCTTTCTCTTGCTTCTTAGGTAGGTTATTGAAGTTGGGGGATGTAGAGTACCTACCCGTCTCTAGTACGGTTCTAAAGCTAGTCCTAGATCTACCATCTGGGCCAATTGAACCACCTAGTCCACTATCATAAACAGTGGTACCATCGGGCAATTCCTCAAAGGGCCTCAAGAAGTTCTTAGTGATCTGCGATACAAACTTATATCTCTGTATATCTTTAGCTAATGGATGTTCTGATGAGAGGATGCCTAGGGACTCAGAATCCGTTGATGGGCTATAAGAGGCCTGTTTACCTTTGGCCATTACATCCATCCATGGCGTATCATCGGTAGCCTTCACTGGAACTAGATTAAGGATTAATGCATCCTGCGGAGCCTTGCGGGTAATAACACCCTTCTTCTCCTTAAACATACCGAACAAGATCTCTTTGAGTTGATCGGGGCTATCTGGATTAAACCCATCATAGGAGACCGCGACAGTCTTAGTCTTATTGCGGACTGTCTTCTCTTCTATAACAGTTCTGGCTTCCCAGTTAACCTTACGTTGCAACTCTAGGAGTAGTTCAGCTACCTTGGTCTGGAAGAGTCTGGTGAGATCCTTGAGTCTTAACTGATCTATCAGCATGCCACCCTCTTCCATCTCTAGGATGGGTAGATTCAGGACATGTTGATATTTGTAATAAAGCTCTTCAAGCTTGGGATACTTAGGTAGCTCTTTACTGATTACTTCATAGAGCTCATAGGAAACACAAGCATCCATGGCACCATATGGAATCAAGATCTCATCTGGAATAGTGCCATAACCTAGAAGTTCCTTATCCTTCTCTGACATACCGGACTGGGCAAGCCAATCCCTTAATGGCTTATCGTATCTGCCGACATTAAGCATCTTGATAGCCACTAACTCTAATTGCTTATCTAAGGTCTCATTGCCAGGTATTAGGTGATACGAGATCATGGTGTCAAAACCATCATCGATGAAGTTAGGCATTAGATCGAGACCCATACGTCTCAAGATCTTGATATCTCCCCTAACGTTATGCCCAACAATACCAATTCCCTTGGGTTTAAGTATTAATCCCAGTATACGCAATACATTGGATAAGTCTTTACCTAGCTCGGTTGGTTCTAAGTTTACGCTACTTAAGTGAATAACAGTAGCATAGTCATTAGAGGTAGCTAATTGAATTGTTCTTAGGGTTTCGTTAGCGCCCCATTCCATATCCAATGAGTACTTCTTGTGTTTACCTTGGGACTGAAACTTCTGCTCTGCATATACATAGGTCTCTAATTTCTCCCAGGTATCTATGAGCTGATAACCACAACTAAGCCTACGTTCCGAGGTTCCCCCGGTCCCGATTACTTCAACTAGTAGGTCTAAATCTTTATTGAACTCCTCGGTTTGGTTTGGATCCTTGAGGATCATACCAGGTGAGTTACAGCAAATAACCTTGGTACCATCCGGTAAGGTTATGACTGATCCCCTAGAGTTAGTGAACTTAATTGACTTATACTTCTTGGCGTCAAAGAGTTTATAGAGAGCAGTTAGAGCATCAGCACCGAAGCATAACACAAACTTAGGCTTGACTCGGGCGTAGACCTCACTGAGTAAGCAGTAGGTCTCATTAAGATAGCATTGCTTTAGGGCACCTTTACCAGCTAAATGGTCCGGTACCTTAAATGGTACAACACAGTAAAGGAACCAATTATCAATATTGAGCCCTTTAGCCTTGAGATAAGGCTTCCATACATTCCCTATCTTATCTGGATGAAATTGCCCATAGTTTGATTCCTGGGTGTTAGGCATCTTACCTAGAACTAGTACATCACACTGACTAGAGGGCCCAATTGTTCCAGCCACAGTATGCCCCGGAATAAACTTAACTATTTCCGTGGACTTCTCATCTAGTGGTAAGTTGATTTGATTATATAGAACCAAATCAACAAACTTAGCTAGAGGCATATCCATTAACTGGGAACCTCTGTAAATTATTCCGCCAATAGGAGGAGCTAGGACTATGGCTTCTTTATTATCTACAGCAGGTAGTTTTATTGACTCATTTGGAAGATTATCGAGAAGCTCACGAATGCTAATATAATCACTATCAGTGCTACTTTGATCTAGTGAATCACCTAGATCGGGTAATTCGGCCTTAACTGTTCTACCATTTATACTAATTTCGATATTATCTGGATCTATGTATTCTTCTTCATTACTCCCAGAGCTTATATTGATGTTTATCTGTTTCATTCTGTCTTATTGTTGCTTTACCGCCTAATATCTCCTGTTTCCATGCAGGCCATGACTGAACTATCTTTGAGGCATACTCTAAGTGGGCCATAAAGGCTTTATCTTTAGCTTCTAGTTCGCTTTCAGTTAGTTTGGATCTAGGTACTGGGTTTTGCTTTTCCACGAAATACCTCCCTCTTCCATTTAGGCCAAGACCCAACTATTTTTACTGCCTCTTCCATAAAAGCAATCATCTCACTCTGTAGTGGCCCAATGTTTGGTGCCATGGTGGCTGCCATGGAGGATCCATCATTGTTAGTTGGTCGTATGGATCGGTTTCTGGTGTCAGGTTGTATGGGTTGTTCGTCCATTGTTTAATTTGTGGTAATGCATCACACATAGTAATGCCCTTATGATTCATATAAGGTAATGATTTCTTTATTGGATAGTATTGCAGGATATGTGGTCTATTCTCTAGATACCGCATAGTCAGTGGTAATGACTCATTAGTATGCAACAATCTTCGAGGATCATCACACTCATAGAAATAGATCGATGAATCAACTTCATATATGGGCGGTCTGTAGTAATCCATTAGATTTTATACTCCTCAAATAGTCCACATTTATATTCCGTGGCCGCTGCTCGGATGGAGTTCCATAACTCTTTGTGATTCATATCACCTGGATCCTTACCAGTTGGTAATCTAACTGGAATTACACCGCCCGGGAAATGGGGCCTCAAAGCATTAGCTTGAGTGATAGTTTTCTCGAAGACATCATCATCGAAACATAGAAATATAGGACCATTAGATTTCTGCCATGGCAGTAATCTAACTAACTGGGGCTGGGATAGAATATGCTTGAACACACAGACCCCTGGTCCCGGTTCGGCTTGTCTCTTGGGTGTTCCAAGTCTCCAGACATCCTTGGGGCCCTCCATTACTACAACAAAGGGCCAGGCCCTCGCGTTATCATAGTTCAGGAGTAAGGAGGCAAAGTGAGCACCTGGGGATGTGTACCATTTCACTACTGGTTGGGGTGGGACCTCTGAGTAGGCACAACTGGGACAAGCCTTAGGTTTACCTTCGGAACTAAATCGCCATTGGTACTGGCATAAACGGTTCTGACAGAGATAGAGATCCGAACAGTTGCCATCCCCATTCATGTCTACATATCTAGCCTGCCATCCCATTAATTCTTTATTGTGATAGACGGGCACAACTAGTCGGTGACGGGCCTGAACTAGATTAGAATCCTGACACCACTGCACATTGAAGTTACTCTCTAAGTGATCGGGATTAAAGTTCTCTTTCTTTAGATAGACCTTAGCGGGATGTAGATCGGATAACTGGCTAAGCTTAATCATTTCACCTGGCCAATTAATTGGCTTAGGGACCTGATTAATATTAGTAATGATCGGTGCCGCATTACGCTTGCCAAGCATATTCTGCAGTACATCTAGTCGTGAGACTAAATCATCATAGAAGTCAGGTAACTTCTCGCAGTTCTCATTGAAGCAATGAATTAGCCCCCTATTCATTGACTTAGTTTCTGGGTCTCTCTCATTCCATCTATGATTAATGTAGAGCCTATGGCGGGTATCGGAGCAATAGGGACAACAAACCCTATAGGTCTCACCCCAGGCAACAATGTTCAATTTCTTACGGGGTGGGGTTTGGGCATAGTCCATTACATAGGAACCCTGTAGGTTAGCGCCCTGGTCCTTAATGAGAACCTTCCCACCCCCGAGCCCTTTCGGCATACCTTTATAGCAAGCCTTGGTTAGTTTGTCATACAGGAATGGGTTTAGCATTAGATTACATTTGGATTAGGATCTATATCTCTAAGTTTAACTATGAAAAATTCTAACATTAATAAGTAAACCTCTCCTGAGCGATCTGGTATACATTTCGTTCTAACTTCATTTTATACGGCTCATTATCAAAATAGATTTGGCACTCACTTAGTATATTAACTACTACAGCATTGAGGTTTTCCCAGTACTCGTTCCTACCTGTTACTATCCTGTCCTGATTGATGTCAGATCTATACCAGTAGACATCGTAGTTCCAGGTACCGCTTAATCGTTGCCTAATATAAATATAGAGTTTACCTTCAGCTAATTTCAAAACCTTACGCCATCCACAGTGCTCACTTGGGGCTAAGTCTTTATACCATCTATTCAATTTCAACATTACTACATACTCAATTCTACTTCACCGGGGTTAACGAAAGTTATTCGACCATGAGCATCACTGCTCGGGATCATGTGATCATTAAGCAAATCAAATTTACAGACATCAGATCTGATTCTCATGTGGGTGTCAGCTGATATACCTCTGTTCTTATCAGTATAGATAGAGGCTATACCATTTGGGTCCGCCTTACCGATAATGATACAGGTGTTAAACATTTCAGCGAATTTCTTGAACTCAGATGCATCATACATTGAACTTCTTGAAGCTGGACCCCTCTTACCTGCATCACCGTTTAATTGGTGAGTAATCACTAACTCACATTTATTATCATTAGCAATGTTATAGCGAGCTAGGGTCAGCATCTCGCTATAGAGTGAATACATATACTCCTGGTACGAGAGATTATTGGCAGCAGCGTACCGCTTGATCATGGCCCCAAGCCAATCCAAACAGATTAGTTCAATTGGAGTGCCCATAGAAGCATAATCATGTAGAATCGATCCCACTTCTCGCATACCTCCACAGCCATTATTGCCGCCCTGCATTGGTATACAGATGAGGTAATCATTTAGATATTCATACTCCTTAATCTTAGTCTTAGCTTCAGTGGGTAGATCCTTATACTTAGTCTCAAATAGTAACTTGACAGGGAGACCCGTGGCAGCACTCCAGATCCTGGGCTGGATAGCTACTTCCAGATCTTCCTCATATTGTAGGAATAGGGTCCGTTTCTTCTGCTTAGCGTTATTGACACATATATCAATACAGAGTCCAGTCTTACCGCCACCAAATGGGGCCAGTATCCCAGTGGTATGTGACTTACGGGCTCCACCGTCAGTCATGTAATCAAACACAGCCGATCCGGTTGGACTCGGTAGCATTACCTCCTGATCCAAGGATTCTCTGGTAGTATCAAAGAGCTTAATGGCCTGAGTTGTAGTTACTCTGGTATTACTGACTACCTTAGTTAATTCATCTAAGTACTCAATTGGTTTGCCACTAAAGGTAGCAACCGCTGGGGCTACTGCCCTCTCATCCAGGAATGGCTGGACCAATTCCTTTAGTACATACTCAGGAGCTAGTAAGGTATCATCGACCCTGAACATCCATTCCAGTAATCCCAGGATCTTTTCTCTCTGAATAGATAAGTTATAGTCCTGACCCATGCATTTATCTATCTCGGTAGCTAGTGATAGTGGAGATATGCAGTGATTATAGGTTAAGTAGTAATTATGGGCTATTCCCCATATCAATTTGTAAGCATCTTCTAAGGGCTGATTGAACAGGTCAGGCTTTAGTTTGTTTAGGGCAGCTAACGCTACCTTAGGGGATCTAATCAGATGGATCAAGATCAGATCTAACTGAGCCGTTGTAAACTTGGTAGTTACCACGGCCTGCCAGTCCTGATTGAATTGTTGTTGAGGGGCTAATTGATTATACAATTACACCTCGCTTAAACTCTTCCGGTAACAACTTACCCAGTAGTTCTAGATAGACAGGGAAGGTGTTCACAAACTGTGTAGCTCCAGCTAAATATACATTAGCTAAATCATAGAGCTGATTGTTGTAGGCACAGACATACCTCATGAGGTCATTAAGATATAGAGTGTGATCTTTAATAGTTGCCTCGGCGGATCTACCGGAGGCTATATAGGAGTTAAATAGTGAAACCATTAATTTAATACTCTGTCTAGCCTCCTCTCTTTCTGCGGACTTAAAAGCCCCTGACTCCCATAATTCAACTATGGGTTTAGCCTTTAAGAAATTTGGTGGTGGGGCCGAGGAACCATTACCATACTTATCAAATACAGATTTAACGTATTCCTTAGGTGTAGTTCCTACCCTATCTATTATAGTGGCTACATCAACCCAAAATTGATAGGGCCACTTATTTTCATCAAGTCTGAATTGAGGAAATTGCTTTTGTCTAAAAGCTGTATAGTGAGCCTTTAACTCATTTATTTTGCGGTCAGTAACCATTGATTATCTAATCGATCAAATTGAATCCATTTTTCTTATAGGAAGCTTTGCGTTTCTTTGATCTATTTAGAGCCCAGTTATCCCACTCATCCCAGAAGTCTATGAGTAACCCTTCTTTCTTTGCGTTGGTTACTCGACTTAACCTACCAGGTAATTGTATACCAGCTATCTCAGAGGTTCCTCCATCGGCCCTAACAAAGATATTTAGATGGATCGGATCAATTCCTTGCTTCCAGCAATGATTTGCTATAACCTTCTTTAGCTTACCCTTTTCAAACCTCTTCAGAAGCTCAGAACGTCTCTCAGGGGTCATGATCTCGTCTGGAGTAATTAAACCAGCTTTGAGTAGTTTAGCCCTCAAATCATCGCTCATGTTAGCGTAGACTACTTCATAGTCGGGTAGATAGCGCTTTAATTCAAAGACATGCTCCACCGTATCAACCATTACTAAGATCTGGGGCTCCGCGATATCCTCAGATTCAACTTCCTTGATAGCATCGGCACAAGTCTTAGCTATTACTTGATTTCGAATTTTATTCTGCCAATAACCTAATCGTTTATTACTGACAGCGTTGGTCCCCAATACAGGGTGACCAAAGGCTGGGGGTACCGAAACCATTCTGGTATTAATTGCTGATACAACTCCAGCTTCCGCTGCCTCGCCATATGTTATGGTTAGTAGAATGGGACCAAAGATCGCTTCTAGTATAGCGTCGGCCCCATCGGCCCTAGAGTTCAGAGAGGCAGATAGCCCAAACATTTTGGCTTCTGTATACTGAGCACATAAAGCAATAGATCTCTCAGTTGTAGCGAAGGCGTGGACCTCATCGCAAATAATGAGCGACATCTTAGACATATCCAATCTATGTATTGAATCTGCTGAGCATAGAATTACTCTTCTCTCGGGTTCATAGAACCCACCGCCTATTCTACCGACATCTCCAGGTATAACTGAGTTTAATCGTTCATATGTACTCTTGATGAGATCTAAACCCGGACTCATACAAGCTATTCTAGAGCGAGGGTAAAGCTTACATAGAAGGGTCATTATGTGAGTTTTACCGTAACCAGTGGGAACATTGATTAAGCCGCCTTCGGCGCAGTCAATTGTAGTGATTACCTCTTCCTGTCTATACCTGAAGTTTAAATCAGGTATATCTAGTAATCTAGAGTAATCCGCTGGTGGTAATACATCTCGCCTTAAATCTTCGTAGACGTAAGATAACTTGAGTACCTCTAGGGCTCTAATGATCTTTGATTTGAGCCCAGCACTACAATAGATCTTGCCTTCAATAGTTTCGTATAATCTACGAACCTGATCCTCAAACTCAGGCCTCAGGATAGATTGCGGGAAATGTCTCTTCTGCTGCTGTCTATTAAATAGATCCATTCCTTGGAACCAGGTTCGATGGCTATATGATAGCAAGGAGTCCAGCACAGGAACTAATCTATTATTCAATTCAGGATCAGTCTCTATTGATAGTAGATTACCTGATCTTTGTATTACGACATTGCTCATACATGCACTAATTCGGTCTGATTCCTTAGGGTAATATAGTTTTGGACTTTCCATTTAGTACCATGAACTAGTATGGCAGCTGATCCTCTTTTAACAGATTTATCAGCTATACCATTACAGGCTCCGCAATCTATACATTGTACCTTGCGGCCTGTTCTGAGCCAAGCCTCATCTGTGGCGGGGCAATTAAACTCACCTTTTTGTAGTACATCCTGATCTGTTATGGTTCGGAAGGTTCTCCAACCCATTGATCTAGCTTCTTGTAGTTCCTGAAGACTATCTACTGAAGCTACACAGAAATCCTTATACGAGGAATCGCAATTCTTCCATTGATGCGTATATGAGGTCCATAGACCTCCAGTTCTCTTTAATATCTCTAGGATAGGATCCCAGACATGATAGGGAACAGCTGCGGGATCTCCATAGGCTCCAAACCTAACTGATTCCCCTTCGAACATATGGAGTAGGGCTGGACCTAAGTTCATGTAGGATCCACGCTGATAAGCGGCCCAGACCCCATTGACCCCATCCCGGGCTAGATCTACATAACAACTATTACCGTGGGCATGCCCATGCTTACAATCACCACAGACTGTTTTATAGGCATTACTAGCCCAGGCTGAGGTTGGTTTCTGTTCCTGACAAATAATGAAGATTTGAATCATTGCTCCAGTCTTACGATTGGTACTACGATTCTGAAATCCTGTAGCAATGGCTACTATTGGATTACTATCCAGTAAAGAGGGTCCCTCGTATATGACAAGGCCCTGAATTGGTTTGATTTTATTTACAACTACGAGACCTTGGTCCATGTATTAGAAGGGACATATAATTGATAAATTAAGCTGCTTGAATTTCTATTGTCTGCGAAAAGCGGGACTTTATTATCTCTTCGTGAGTTACGAGCAATATTAGAGTATCATTGGATTTCGCATAGGAATCCATTATTTGGAGAGTATCAGTCACCCTATCGATATGATCTGAGTCAACTCCATAGGTGGGTTCATCTAGAACTAAGAAACCTGTGTTAGAGGTGAATAGCTTCGATATAGCTAGGATGAAGGCTAGAGATACACAGGATTGCTGGCCCCCTGAGGCCTGTTCAACCAATGCAGAACTATTAGCGAACTCTAATCTAATAGAAAGATCGTCAGATAGATAGGCTTGGAAGGGTACATCGAATAGCTCCAGCATCTCATTCCAGGTCTCATTGACTTGTCCGAAGTAGATTCGAGCAAGTTTGGTAGGAAAGTTCTCTCTGTGAAAGATATCTCTAGCTTTTGATAGTACTGCACTATAAGCCCTCTTAGCCGCTAGGTCCTTTTCTATCTCTTGAACTTTACCTATGAGAACTTTCTTCTCTCGAATTACAGCCTCCAATTGAAGTATCTGGCCCTGTCTGAAGTTGATTGAGGCACCTAATCTGGTGTAATCATCAATCTTGTGCTGCACTGTACCAAAATCGTATTTACGTATTATGTTGTAGTTCTCTTCGAACTTTTGTAACTGCTTCTGTAGCTCAGTCCTAGTACTGGTAAGGAGTATTAGGTTCTGCTGATAATGGGCGATCTGATTAGTAGCATCAGCAGCTGTACAGGCAGCCTGTGAATATTGTTTCTCTAATTCAGAGATATCTTCGATACTACTAGCAGGTACTGAGAAGAGTTTGGGTTTATTAGCTATCTGTTGAGAGATATGCTCAATAGTTCGCTCCAGTACAGTACGTTGCGTGTTAAATAGCGCTTCCGCTTTTAAGTAAGCCTTGGCTTCACGATCCCAGGTCTCCCATAACTCGTTTGCCTCTTGTAGCTGTTGCTGAAGGCTATCGCGCTGATATTCATATTCAGCTACTTTACTGGATAGTGGAGCTAGTTCGTTATTGATAGTAACAATAGCGAATGTAGAGCAGGTAGGGCACTGGGGGGTACCCGCTGTAGGTTTGAACTTACTTATGAATGATAAGGCGTTATCATATTTACGCCTAGTCTCATTTATCAGTTCCTTGAGCTCTGTAGGATCTACACCGGATGTAGAAGGTGGTGTAGGTGCTTTGAGTGTCTGTAACTTAGCCTTTTCAGCCTCAAGCTCACTAGCTAATCGGGCATGCTCTTCATTATTACGAATATGCTCTACACGTAAAGCATTAGCCGTTCGCTTATCCGAGATTATTGGAACTAAGGAGTCCCTGAGGGAGGATGACTTCGCATAGATTGCTTGGTATTCCTTTAGCTTAGTCTCAGCTACATCGATATGGATTTGGGCAGGGATTTTAGCTTTAGTGGCTTCATAGCCATAGGTAGTATGGTGATAGGCATTATATAGATGAGTATTGTAACTAAATTGCTCAGTTACATTTTTGGCATCAAATGCTTTATATAGAGCTAGGTCTGAATTGACAGCACTAACTAAGGCAGTGTATTGATTATTTAATTCATCTAGCTGTTGCTGGAGCTGTGCTGAAGATTCCGATGGTATTTCATAGGACTGAGAGCGCTGTAACTCCTCACCTAGCTTGGTATGAATGATCTCGTACCAGTCAGTATTGAATAGCTTATGTAGAAGTTTGAGTCGCTCTGAGGCGGTCGCATTAACTAACTCATTTAGATGACCCTGCTTAACGAATACAAACTTATCAGCTAACTTGAAGCTGATACCCATTAGATCCTCTAGTTTGGTTGTAATCTCTTTATTTGAGGTAGTACTCTCTTTACCCCATTTAAGCTTTGAGCCTGATTTGTGCAGAGCTCTTTCGAGTCTGTACTCGGTACTATTAGCTTCGAAGTAGAGCTCTACGTAGCCCTCCTCTTCCCCCCAGGTCAAGAAGTGCTCCTTGGATAGGGCCCCAGGTACAGAACCCTCCAGAACAAATCGTAGAGCATTTATGAGATTACTTTTGCCACTCCCGTTGTGGCCTTGAAGTACGCAGACCCCATTGGCTGGAAATGTAACTTCTTTATGCTTATGTTGTGCGAAATTATGGAGTATTAGTTTTTGTAGTTTCATTTCAATACAACTCCATATTGGGTCCTAGTGCTGTTGAATAACTCTCTGAAATCCTGATCCTTTGTTCCCAGGAACTTGGTACAGAATTCATAGAGTTCTTGATCGTTTTGGTGGATCATTCCTCTTAGAACGGATAGAGGGGATAGATTACCTAGGGTATCTATTTCCTGAATAACTCCTTTATCCTTAACTATAGGCTGGAACATTGTATGATTACTAGTTCCAATTAGCTCCTTAACCTTAGTGACATATTCCGATTTACCCACTGGATATAAGATTCGAACTATACCCTTAGCTATTTCAGGCCAGAGTTCTACGCGTTCCTTATGTCTACCGTCAGTAAACATTTTGGACTTCCTACACTTATCAGCAAATGTTACTAAATCCTCATCGGTCTCAATAATAAATTCAGTGTAAGGTCTAGTGAGTATTGGTACTTCTGTTATAGAGAGGTTACCGTTAAGACTGAAACTTTCGACTAAGTAGAACGTCTTAAACGTGGCTTCAGATGTCGATAACTTAGCTATTGATCCGGGATAATAGAAATCGGTCCCATGAGCATTGGTCCATTTACCCTTGACGTGATAATCACCCATTAATACGGTCTTAATACGTTTGGGCACATCTAGGGCACACATATTAGCCATACCCTCTAACTTGCAGGATAAATCTAATAACTGATGACAGACTAAGACATCAATATTACCCTTGGTGAGAAATACTAACTTATCTGCTAGTTCTGCTTGGTCACCGCAATGATCTAATCCGTAGACCCACATACCACCAATATAATAGGGGGTATCGTTGAGTGAGATACCGCCAACCACATCTAGCCAACTAGGGGTGGTTTTGTCGTGATTACCATCGACTGAATAAAAGTTGAGTCCAATTTTATTAAGGCGAGAGATCTGATCTTGTAGGAATCTGACTAGATTAGCAGTAGGTTTTGTGTTATCGAAGTTATCTCCACCACTGACTAGATCCAAGTCATTTTGAATACAGTAATTTACGATCTGAGTAAAAGATACTAATGTATCGTTCTCTATCTCGGGTCTATTGGTCCAGATATGTTTCTTTAAGTGTAGATCGGCTGTGAATACAAATTTACTCATTTAGTAAGGAGTATCCTCTTCATCCTTATTTTCATCATCTAAATCAAATCCTTGAACGGATTCAATACTCCAGATATTCTCATCTAGACAATCAATACCATATTCCCACTCCTCAAGTATGAACTGTCTCAATTGGTAATCAGTCATCGCTTTGGGCAGGGCGAAAGCTAGCTTCATATGCATCTTTACAGTTACATCGAAGTAACCACATAGATCCCCGGGACCATACATTTTTTCTTTTTTGTCCATTAATTACTAATACATTAACCTTTCTATTTCCCCACTCGGAGTTGTGTAATAGATCTTTCTGAAGATTCCCGTACACCAACCCGTACAGATCGCACAGGGTTGACTAATTCTCATCTGATTAAACCTATTGAATCGAATATTGAACAATGTAAGCTTTGGTGACTTATCACTATACCGTATTGACTTAGGTAGGCCTAAGTAAGCGGATAACTCAGAGTGCTGATCCGAGAAGCGATACTTATACTTCAGGGCTAATGGGTGGGTCTTACATTGGTTATAACCAACTGAAATCACTATATCTTTATGGAGTATCAATGAGATATGTTTATTGGGTCTATCTATGGCCTTACAGACCTCAAGATAGGACCAAGCTAATTCTTTGAGGTCGTGCTGGGTCATTTAGTACTCATCATGAATAATGATCAACTCAATCCCATTAACTGGATGATAACTAGAGGTTAGAGATAGGGCGAATTCGTAGGCTTCTTCGTAACTCTTATATTTAGTTGCTCTGGAGAAGATTAATCGAAGCATTACCCTATCCATATTACTGCTATTAACCATCCCATCTGAGAATAGATCAGAAACCCTCTTGACTGGTTTAACCTGATATATCAGATCAAAGTTGTCACCAGAAGTAAATCCTGTATCTCTGTATTCCCTAGACTGAAGTATTACTATGGATTCACTTACTAGTGGTTCTTTGTTCATATGATTCCTGTACTGATTCGAATTGATTTGCTTCTCTAATTTAACCATTTCTATTTCCTTTACTAGTACTGATACTCATACCTATAACTAATTAGAGAGTTGGTTTTAACCATTTGGTTTTTAGGGATTTTGGATTTTCTGGTTTTCGCGCGAAGCGCGACCCGCGCGGAGCGCGGTATTCCCTCCGGAAACTAAGGATTGCCGTCTCGACAGAGACTCCGAAGGAGAGGAGGGCCTTATTTAGAGGGATAACCCATACAGAGAGTTTGGGCTGTTGGGCCGCTAGGCCCCTAGCCCATAACTCGAATGGGTTAAAATGAAAGTTCTCCCAGAACTTGAATGACCATCGGTACATCACACGAGCCTGGCGAGTTAAGGTGATGTACTTAAGTACTACCCATGGTGCAAATGTATATATAGTAGGGAGGACCCCCGCTACCCATGGTGCAGCTCTTAATCGAATATTAGGGGTTTTGGGATTAATTAATCAAATATATCAGATGATACTGTATTAGTTAACCTTTCCATTGCATAACGAATATCGATAACCTCATTTACTGTAAATAAATGAGCTATAGCATTCATAAACTCATTAGCAGGAAAGGTATCCCCGTAGAACTCTATCCATTTAGACCATCTATGTTTGGGTTGTAATGACAACCTATGTCTATACTTCCACCCCTCTGGGGTTCTGTAACCTTCTATAGTGCTTCCGGTTCTAGGGTTATATGCCTCTAATTTAGTTTTGATTGAAATCATTCAATTCCTCGGGTTGTCACTACATGAGTCATATAGGTTCGTCTTATGAACTCGCCAATTATCTCAGGTGAGCCATATTTATAGAGCACATAGGGAAATGAGTAAGCTATAGGTAACATAGTGTTCGCTACATTATTCATGGTATTGGTATATCCTTTACCACTAGGTAATCTAGCCATTTCAAGCTTATGTATTCCGGGCCAATCCCATAGACTCAGTCCACTAGGGGCAATTAAAACTAATCGAATTGAGGCTTCATATATCCTGCCATTATTAGTTGTTTTACTACTGAGTAGCGAGTTACCTGAAGCTACTTGGAGCATGCAATATTCACGATAGCCCTTGGTTCGATTTAACCAATCCCTGAGCTTCTTGTTGACTACGAGGTGAACTGCCCGCCCGCCCTTTAGAAATGCTTCAGAAATCGTCCACATCGAATTGGCGGGCACCCTAGTATCAAGTTCTAGTAGAGACTCATGTAACTCACAGAACTTTCGGTAGAAGCACCAGGGACAGATCTTATAGAGTCCACAGACCGCGTCACATCTATACTTATTGTTTCGATCCTGATTATCAAAATCAATTGTGAATCGGCCACCCGCTGGTCTACACTGAATTACTTTAAGTAACTGCTTTATTACGGCTTCACCAGTAATGCAATTCCTATCGTCATAGTAGAGCTCCTGCCATCTATACTGAGTCCAGTAATTAATTGCGGACCTAACCCTAATCCTCATTAACTTATAGATCTGCCGGACCTGGGATTGAATGGAGCCCTCAAAACCAAATTGGGCATGAGTAGCCTTATATGCAGCTAATTCTGAATCAATTGTTTTTGTATGAGGAGAGATCCCAATCTTATGAGGATTGAATCCTCTATCCTTCATTACTTGTAGGTAACCACTCGCAACCTCTCGCTCCTCTGCGTTTAAGTGCCCTAGTTTGATCTGTCCCGTGCTTATATAGCTTGTGAAATTAGTATCTGCTTTGATTTGTTCCGTAGTAATCATGACTGGCTAGCTATAAATAAAAAAGTACGCGGTTAGGCGTACTTGTTCGAATCTATTAATAGTGAATTTAGTCCTTTGGTGGGATAGGTAATTTTACCTTTAGTTGTTCTATCAATCTTTGCTCAGTTATGTAATCTAAGCCTAGAATTAGCGCGATTATAAAGGCTCCACCTATTAGTCCCGTACAGGCGAGTAATATAGCGATCAATACGAGATATATGGTTTGGTCTTTTGGAATCATTTATATAGGTTAATCAGTCTGCGGTAAGTTTGATATTGTTGGGCCAAGCGGATGTTAAGCCGGATTCGTCTAGATAACTGGGACCTCTTAGATAGGGCCGATTAATCGGTCTCCTATGGGTCCTCAAAGAATCTGTCTCAAATCTGGCTTCGGCATGACCTGTCGGTAAGATATGCTTGCGTTGGAGATATCTAATAGCAGTTAGTAAAATAACCATTACTAGATTATAGTGTATTAGTGCCAACTAATTCAAATACCCCTACAAATTTGGTCGAGGAGTTACAGTTAGAATTTCAGGACTGGAAGGCTTCTCAGGACTCCGAGAGCCCCCAAAGTGTAGCTAGAGGCCTTCGGTTATTATCCTCTCTGTATAAAGAGACTAAGTGTTCTAGTCTAGTTATGTTATTACCCTTCTTCCTTAGACTAGAGGGTAAGCCATTTAATCTAGCTAATCACTTCCCACTAGAACCACTCTATAAATACAGAGATGTTCCAATGGATCAAATAATGATGTGTGGGCGACAGGTCTCGAAGTCTACTACCCTAGCGGCCCTAGGGGTCATTAATGGTGGCTATCAACCCTATCTCAATCAGCTCTTTGTTACGCCACTCTTTGAGCAGATCCGAAGGTTCAGCAATAACTATGTTCGCCCCTTCATAGAGAACTCACCTATCAAGAGTATATTGGTTGGTGAGGGCTTTCGTAGGGATTCATCGGTGTTCCAGCGAACCTTTGCTAATGAATCCAACATGTTCTTTACCTTTGCATTCCTAGATGCAGAGAGGGCCCGTGGTATCGCTGCTGATATCCTAAACATCGACGAGCTCCAGGATATCGATGTAGAGTTTATCCCTATCTTAGAGTCCTGCTTGGCGGCCTCCCACATCGGGATGACTCAGTATTCGGGGACTCCTAAAACTACCGATAATGCTATGCACTTCAAGTGGGAGCAATCCTCACAGGCCCACTGGGTCACTAAGTGTACTTCATGCTCCGACGATAATATCGCTGGTATAGCCTTTGGATTAGAGAAGATGATTCGTAAGGAAGGCTTCTGCTGTAAGAAATGTGGTGCCCTACTGAATCCTGCAGCTGGGTTCTATTACCACATGTATAAGGATAGGGCCAACAATAATCCTGGCTGGCATATACCCCAGACTATAATGCCCATGCATTACGGTAATCCTAGGAAGTGGTTACAACTCTATAATAAGAGTATTAGATGGCCCAAATTTAGATTCTATAACGAAGTGCTAGGAGAAGCCTGTGATGTCGGATCCAGGTTAGTCTCTCGAACTCAATTAATGAAGGTAGCTAATCTACCGTGGGGTATGAATCTCGATCAGGCCTTAAATGCTAGATTCAGTAGGCCATACGCTTCTATTTGTGTTGGGGTGGACTGGGGCGGTGGGGCCGGTGGAACAGTTAAGAAGCGTAGAAATCAGTTAATTGTTGAAGGTGGATCAACCTCATTTACCGTTATCTCTATTGTTGGCTTTGCTCCAAACAGTTACTTACCTGAATTAATCTACTCTGAAAGATTAGCAATAGATCTAGCACCTACTAGGGAGGGTGAAAGAATCATTGAGTTATATCATAAGTTCCAAGCCAATATGTTAGCCCATGACTACGGTGGAGCTGGCTTCCTTCGGGAGACTATGCTTATCCAAGCCGGATTCCCTGTGGATCGTATTATGCCCTGTACTTATACCCATCAGCCCCGTAGATCAATTATTGAATGGCATGGTCCCAGCGAGACTAATCCTAGATCATACTACGCCTTAGATAAGTCTAGATCACTTCAGTTGATGTGTGCTGTTATTAACTCAGATCAGATTAGGTTTCCACAGTGGCCCGCTGGTAATGATGACGGTACCCCTGTGCTGTATGAAGACTTCTTATCCTTGATCGAGAATCGTAAGGAGCGGGATGTTGGTTCCGATATGGTTCTTATCTCCAAGAATCCTAAGCAGCCCGATGACTTCTGTCACTCCTTGAATCTGGCCTGTACAGCGGGCTGGTATACATCCCAAGTCTATCCCCTGTTGGCTTCAAAATATGGTATTTCCATGGGTTCTGAGTTTGAGCTATCCCAGGAACCAAGAGATCAAGTCATTAGTGAGTGGTAGATATTCCTTTGAATCTCAAATAATAATCTATCGACCACCACGGCTTTATCTACTATCTCAGCTCTATTGTTCTCTATCACTTGCTCTATGTCTGGGATAACTAAGTCATGCTTATTACATAGTGTATTTAACTTATTCCAATTAATGTAGAGATTCTTAGTGTTCATAGCAACTATGGCTAGATCTCTATCAATATCTACTAACTTCAATAGTTGATTGGCCTCTAAATACGCAATAGTAAATAGTACTCGATCTAGATATGAAGTTGAGTTCATATGTATAAGCCCAAGCAACCTATCAAATATTCTAGTATTTAGTGTAGATAACTGACCCGCATTGGTTAAGTAATCTTTAAGCAACCTAATCGAGTTGCCTACGATAGACAGCGAAGTATCTATGGTTAGCTTATTCTTTTCTAGTCGAGAGAGTAGACCTGGCAAAGAGTTTAGGACCCTTAGATGTTCCTTATCCAGCTTATTATCATCATCGATATTGGCTTTGATTATGAACCAATCATTGAAGTTAAACATATTGATAGCATCCCCTATACCTGGAGTTACTACACAATTACGAGGTCCCAGATAAGTCATCCAGGCCTGCCAGTGCTTACTATCGAAATCTGTATTCCGAATAATTACAGGCACATCGTATTTATGTTCCAGTTGGGCCAACTTCTCAACTGAGTCCTTATCGACCTTATGATTCTGGAAGCTAGTTAGATTGAGGGTAGTGGCCACAAAGGTCAGGACTCTATGAAAGGTCTGTGAGGGGTTAATGACCAAGATACCCCGTGGCCTCTTACCAAACCTAGCAGAGAGTAGATTAGCTAATATACAGACATATAGACTCAAGAATAACTCATTGGTAGCAGTTAATTTAGTAATCTCCTCTAAGGCTAATATGCCAGGAAACTCGATAGTTTCTGGCACCTCAGCCATAGGAAGTAATAACTTGGACGTATTACCTCTAGATATAACCTTACCGGAATTATCGATATCAAAGCCCGGGAAGATCCACTTCATAGCTTCAGGGTCATAACCAATTTTCTCCACCGCTCTTTTAATCTCAGGCTTCTTGTAAGCGAATGCTATGTCTAATAGAAACTTACGGTACTTAGTAGCTATCGTTGGTACCCCGAAGTTGGTCATACAGATCTTAGAGACCCATGCTCCAGGATCCTTACGAATAATAGACTCTCTTTCAATAAAGTCTATAACAGCGTCTTCATACCTTATTTGGCCTGACAAATAGATCTCGGAATCCATTACTACGGCCTCATTGATTACTAAGTAGGCATCAGAGATTAGTTCCTCTGTATTTGATTTATTATTAACCTTATAGAGTCCGGCATTAGGTCTAACTATAAAAGTTAGTTCATTCCATTTGAAGGTCTCAATATAGGGTTGATAGGCAAAGCAGAATTTTAGCTTCTCCCAGTTATCACAACTATCTTCTACTAACCCTAACTCCTCTTGATTCAGTGGTGGGTTCAAGTTTCTAACAAAATTCTGCTGCTCAATAACAGCCATTTTGTTTAGCCATTCACCTATTACCACAGACCAATGTTTAGCTGATCTATCCCAACTACTCATTAAGTTATTGAGATAGATAGTTTGATCTATTAGATTATCCTTAGCCACACTCTTCAACTCTGGCTTAGTAGCAATTAGCCCTCTAGAGCCAAGTTTACGAGCATAGTTAATCAACTCCACTGAGTAATCGTAGTCCCAGAAGACTACCTCGGTTTCATCTGGTATAAATCTCCAAGTAGTGGTAGTTGGGCATTCTAGGCCCCTTCGCACCGATGGTACATATAGAAACGGAGCCTCTTTTGTATTATCTAACTCCCATTTAGATTTAAGACTTAAGTAAGCAATAGGATCTAGTAGACAGTAAACTCTGGATCTCTTAGCTCTATAGAGTGAACTTAGATTAGCGATACCGCCATCCTTATAACTAGTAGTACAGGTTTTGATGACCTTACGTCTAGTACTATCCATTAATAATACAGCCCCAATATAACCTGGCATTGTTTCTAGGGGCATAACTATGGAGCCATTCGACTTGAAGTTAGCCCTAGATAAACCATTAGTATTGATATATCGAGCTAAATCGTTAAAGGAATAATTGGTTAGGACACCTAGATCCTGACTGCTAGGAGAAGTCTTAGCTGCCACTTTGATTAGTCCCCAGAGTCCCAAACCTTCAAGTAGTTCCGTAGTCTTAGCTGGTAGATCTTTTTGAAAAAGTCCTTTAGCCCGATTAATTACTTGATTGAGCTCTTGACGGTCCTTAACATACTCCTCAAATTCCAGAATTAAATCCTGTAATGCATTACTTGGTATTATTAGACCTAAATCGTTGGCTAAACACCCCGTAGCCACAGATATATTTTGGATATTCTTGTATAATTGGTATACTTGAATAGAGGTTCCTGACCAATTACAATTAGAACACCAATACTCATATCCTCCATTCTCCAAGTTCTGGAAGATATACATTTGACCTGTTGTACAGTTTTTGCAGAGACAACTCGGAATTTGAGTGGGGTAGATCTCAATATCAAGTATATTAGCTAGATCTATAAAATTGATTGATTGCTCGATAGTGATAGCTGGAGTTGCCATATATGATAAAAAGTTCGGAATTTAATAGAGTTGCAAATACTTATAACTTACCAAGTTATGTAGTAGAGTTCGACTTAGTCAATATTAATTCCAATGGTCTACCCAGTCAAGCCTTTGCGGATCCAATTAACCGCAAATGGCCCTGCCATACCAAGGCAGCCTGCTACATGAGCAATCTGCAGTTCTGGGAGTCTGAAATCTTAAATCCTGCTGGTTCTCCTGAAATAGGTAAAGAGCTGCTTAAGCGGGCTGAGATGTGGAAGATAACTAGTGACCTTAAATCTGAAGTTTTAGCTAAAGTAGCTAAGGCCCATGTAATTAATTCAGTGAATGATTTAGCGGATTCTGACTTCGCTTTAATTGAGCACGACGGCTCTGAAAAAGTTAGACTTTATCCCGTCATAGATGAGGAGACCACTAAGCTAGCGGCCCATCAATTCTATGATAATAGACATTTAATGCCCATTGAGTGGAGAGCTCAAATCGCTACCAAGCTACATGAGAAATTTGCGGAATACTCAATTGATTCAATTGATGAACAAGTCCTAGATTATGTAGCTAAGGCCGCCGGTAAGGGTATAACTACTCCTAGTGGTTTAGGCTCAATCTTTACAAAGAGAGCTGAGTTACTAAGAGCACATAAGAGGAACGATTTAGCTAAGCAAATGGATAAGCTAGCTGAGACTATTACTAAGCAAAAAATGACCAAGGAGCTCTGTCAGAAGTGCGCCTCAGCTTTAGCTAGAATTGATACCGAGAGCGCACTCTATAAGGATTATGCCAGAGGGCTTCCACTACCAGAAGAGGATTGTCACTCCATTCTCTATAAGGACGCCGCTGCCTTTATTAGTCAGTTTGTTAAGTTAGCTAATGGATCCGTCTATAGCTATTCCGATGTGACTAAGATGGCTAATAAACTGATTAACCTAGCCATTATAGATAACTCATTGGTGAAGGTGGCTGGAATGTTGGATGATGCCAAACTTAAGTTGGCTATGAGCGGACTCTCTAGGAATCAGGCCGATATGGTAGATAAGTTAGCTGAAACAATGCAGATCGCTAAGTCTGAGTTGCCCTTCGATATCGAAGTATTCAATTAAGTTATGCCGACTATTTCGCATACCCCTAGCAATAAGGCTACATTAGCTAAATATTTAACTAACGATGAGACCTATGGTTTTGTACTATTAACTATAGTATTAGATCTCTATGGCACTGAGTGTTTGAACTGGGAGATACCTACCCTAGAGACTGAACTCTGGGATGACTTCTCTATAGTTCTCTCGCAACTAAACATGGATAAGTTACAGGCCATGATTACCGCTCTAACCACTGATCAATTCTTTGAGGATTGGTATTGTTTCAATACTACCTGTGAGTGTTTGAATAATGATCCTATTGAACCCGAAGTAATCGATACCTGCTCACCGGAGCAGTTCGCCTGGGGAATAACTGAGGTTGCGCTATTATTCGATAACTCAGATAGACCACTCTTCTCAGATAGTACCCGTAGATATCTTGGGATTTGTTTGGACCAAGTCGGGATCCGGAACCCTATGGATGTATTAGCCGTAGCTATCATGCCGGACCAAATGGATTCGGGGATGGGTACTGATACCACCTTTATATCGGCAATGAGTACTAAGCAGGCCTCAGATACCGAGTATATTGAGACCTATATTAAAGCTAACCTTAAGGCCCTAATTGGGCAATTAAACGAGGTTCCGATTAGTAATAGAAATCAGAAGACTTGGGATGAGATCTATTCTAAATACTCCAAGATCTAGATTCTTGCAGGCCTGCAAGAATTGGTAATACCTAAAAGTAAACTTAACCAATAACTAATGGAATAACTAAGGGCTGGGCTACTGCTCATTTCTATAGTATCCTGATGGATAGTAATAGGAAGAGCAACAGCCCAGCCCGGATTTGAGTTATCTATTCAAGGTATAAAGGTACCTTCATTATCGATAATGTTCTGCATAATTAGGATCATTCGTTCTTTATCAGATATATTTCTGCCGCCATCAAAGTACATACCTTCAGCTTGCTGGAACTTAGAGGAGCCCTCATAGTATGATTCTGATCCATCTAATGCATCATCGAGTATTACTCTGCCTTCAAAAGCGGTCTCGATCAAACTCATTTGGATAGGGGTAAATACCTTACGGATATAACCTCTGATTTGATCATCGTATAGGGTGTTCTCGCCGTAACTGCCATTATCAAACCTATACCTTAAATTAGGTACGTCACAGACCTTTAGATCATTAAATCGATTTACTTGAGCTACGAATATGCCACCTAAGGCGCAGACACTGCATGTCTTGTTCTTCAGGACCTCGTTGACCTGGCGATCCCTATCTTCGGGCATTATTGCGGTGTGTAAATCACAATAAGTCCCCGCCTTGGCTATTAGTTTCTTGCTCTTCAATTGAGCAATGACATCCTTAGCAACCGCTACCCTCATCTGGGCCTTAGTTAATTTTTTCTTTTTAGTTTTATTTGTACTCATGTATTTCGCATCCATATTCCCATGTCGCTTCACGCGTTAACTCCAACCTATAGATATAACCCCTGACAAGGGCCTTAGCATATATGACTAGTTCTGTTTTATAGGGAGTATTGTCGTGCTCTGTATCATATCTAGTAAAGGCTCTGCTGGGTATATGAGAGATCATCGGCAATGGCTATATCGAGACTAGTGCCTAGATCTGATTTATCGATATCTATTGCTATCTCGAAATCTTTTATATATCTACCCTCTGCATCTCTGATCTCAAAAATCTCACGATGTATTTGTGGCTTACCCCACTCGAATTTAGTGGGATCAGCGTTTGTTTTGCTCTGCATATCTCTTTTCTTGCTCTTTCTCTTGCTCCTCGCTTAGCCTTGGGCAACCGTCACCACAACTCATGCAGCAATACCCATCAACACATGGATTACCACATTTCTTACATTCATATATTTCTGGACAGAAGGATCTAGCTATAGCATTGGCTTTGCGATTAAATGTTTCAGCATCTAATTCCTTATAGACAATTCTAGGTTTAGGGGGTGGTGGGCATACACACCCACCTCTGCATTTACAGTGATAGTTATTCGTACTCATATTAATAGCTAAAAGTAAGCACTCCTTCAATCAAGTGTGAACGAAATAACCCATATCGATTTGAACTAAAAATAGCTCAATTAGATATGGGTTATATGGTTTACTAGAATACCCGGTGTCCTGGTGAAACTAGACGACATGGGCATCTAGCCCAAGATGGGATTCGCACCCATGTTTCCGGCTCAACCTGTTTATGCTATCATACAGTTATATGCTAACAACTATACAATTAACTTGCGATCATTGCGCAAAACCAATCGAAAGGGTAAAAGCCCAACATGACGCAAGTATGAAGAGAGGAGACAAACATACATTCTGCTCTGGGGTATGTCAAGGTCTATACAATAGGCAGCCAATGCATACATTATTCTGCAAGTCCTGCAATCTTAAGCTATTACGCCATCCAAGTTATATTAGTCCGAATAATTTCTGCTCAAAGTCTTGTGCTGCCACCTATAACAATCGAAATAAAACTTACGGCACGCGTAGAAGTAAACTTGAGTTGTACCTAGAACAGGAGTTGAGCAGACTATACCCAGATTGTGACATACACTTTAACCGAAAAGATACGGTAGGGTCTGAGCTAGACATCTACATTCCCGTATTACATCTAGCCTTTGAATTAAACGGTATATTTCACTATAAGCCTATATATGGGGTTAAGAAGTTAAACTCGATTCAAACTAATGACGTAAAGAAGGTAGATGATTGCTTGAAGGCAGGAGTATCACTACATACCATCGACGTATCAGATCTCAAAAGATTCACCCCTAATTCTGGGTTGCCATACCTTAATTACATACTAGATATAATGCATTTAACAAACAAAAACCTGTATATGGGACTTTAACCCACTCAGCACCTTATTCTCATAAGTGCATATCTGTTCTGACCAACTTTTCACATTAGTCATGGAACTTCCGATCAGGTCTACAGGTTGAGATCAAAACTTGAACATAGACTGTATGTTTGCCTTTAGCCGTTGCAACAACTAGGGCTGGATTTTACACCTACAGTTAGGTTCCTCTCACAGTATCCCCGATGGCTACATCAGGGGTGCGCCATTTTTCCACCTATGTTCATGAAAGCGAGTCCTTGAGCGTCCCCAAGAACTCACTATTGGCCTGCTTGTATTATTTTTCATACCAACACATAGCCAACCATTCCCTTGTACTTCGGGACGTTTTTTGTGTCGATAAGAGCTTAGGCCACGGAGAGCGACTCCGCAACGTTCAGCTATAACTTTCTAGTTCAAACATTTCTATCTCCTATTTGTTCAGCCTACGCGGCTAGATATGTCTAAATCACGAATCCATCGGAAACTGTAACAGTGGTAGCCTTCGGAAGAACAGGAATTGTCAGGATCACTGCCCCAAGATGGGTCTTGATAGTTCCGCATGGTCGTAGCTTTGTTTTATCGGTTGGGCCCTTTAGGGCTAACTGTCCAAGCCCCTCAGTTGTACCCCAACATTCAATAATATTACAGTTATCCAGTTGGATTCTATTAGTTTCAACTTCACTGTAATTACCCACAGCTACCCAACCCCTCTGAAGTACCACGATGCGTCGATCAATTGTCGCCATTACTGTACATCTACCTTTCTTTATTTTACATTTGTAGCGGGTAAATTATTACCAGCCGTAGCCGTAACCGTCGCCGTAGCCGTAGCCGTAGCCGTAACCGTCGCCGTAACCGTCGCCGTAACCGTCGCCGTAGCCGTTGCTGTAGCCGTCGCCGTAGCCGTAGCCGTAGCCGTTGCTGTAGCCGTCGCCGTAGCCGTAGCCGTTGCTGTAGCCGTCGCCGTAGCTGTAGCCGTCGCCCTCTTCTCTTATACTCTGTGCGTCTTCGTATTCTTGGGCTACTTCTTGCATTTAACTCCTTTCTACTTCTTCGCCTTACCTGCACTACGAAGTGCAATAGCGATGGATTGTTTCTGGGGTTTACCTGCTCTTCTGAGTTCCCTGATATTGTAGGACACGATTCGGTTCGATTTACCTCTTTTCAGTGGCATTTCTACCTCCTTTTATTAATCGTACATATCCTTCATGGGATTGGATTGACTACGCTTATACCTATGCTCCAGTATTTTGTTCAAGGTATCGGTAACCTTTTCTTCCGATAGACCCATGGCTATTAGTTTATCCTGAGCAGCTCCCATGGCTAGGTACCATTTATCTCCACTCATTACTTCTTTACATAGACTATCTAGTGCAGCCAACAATATGAGTACTGTTACTCTATCAATTGGGAGAGATAGTAAGGGCGATAATTCTGTCCCGGTCTCGGTTGAACATTGTGGAGCAGCAGCCAGCTCCGAAGGCGGGGTTGACATCGGCTCCTGGGAGATCTTTAATTTGCTCATATATTCCGCACCTATGAAGAGTGATCTCCTCATCTCCTATTTTCTGGGTACTCTCTATTTCTAGGAACTTGCACTGAGGATTACTATTTGATATAGATTCTCCGTGCCAACATGGGCCTTGCTTACAGCAGAAACCACTCCTAACACACTGTCTATACTTCATATAATTCCTTTACTAGTGTATAATAATCATATGAATTGCAATAAGTGCGATACTAAAATTCCGCTTCATATAATCATTGACGGAAAGCGTAGGAATCTTCAGAGAAGGAAATTCTGCCTAACTTGCTCACCTTTTGGTTTCCACAACACCAGACCTGACATATCCGATTCCCCTGTCACCGTTGTTAAGCAAGAAAGAGCCTACAGAAAGTGGACCGAGAAACGAAAAGCACGTAATCGAAAATGTGTAACACTTCGGGGTTGGAGACTGAAGCGAAGAATTGTTAACCTCTTAGGGGGTAAATGCTATGCCTGTGGTTACTCGGACAACTTAGCTGTTTTAACTTTCCACCACAGAGAAAGAAAACTTAAAAGCTTCGGATTGAGTACTACAGCTATTAGGGGTAAACCTTGGTCTTTGGTATTACAAGAGCTAGCTAAGTGTGATCTATTATGCAAAAATTGTCACATGGAAGAAGAGCATAGAATTGAAGCTTCGTATAAGCACAAAAATAACCAAAGAACAAAAGGAGCTAGACGCAAACAATTAGTTGTAGATCAGCTAGGTGGTGGGTGCTCTATGTGTGGTTACAATAAACTTCTTAGGTGCTTATCTTTTCATCACAGAGATCCTCAGTTAAAATCCTTCAAATTAGACATTTTAACTTTTTGTAGTTGTCCAGAAGCTACGTTACAAAGTGAATTATCCAAATGTGATTTACTATGTTTAAACTGTCATGCAGATCTTGAAAGTAAGCTAAGAAAAAGTAGATATTTAGTTTAACAAAAACTGACACTGCAATTACTGGATTCGAACCAGTGAATACGCTGAACGCAGCCTTGAACCAGGCTAAGCCAACCTGCACGTAACCAAAGTGGGGGGAGGGGGTTTTCGCCCCTAATCTCTCGGATTGCTCCGAGCGCTCTATATATTGAGCTACCCCCATAAATTAGACTGCTAGGTATGAATAGGTCTCGACAAGTAATGACTGAGACGTTGGTAACATCACATTGTTGTAGTCCCAATCGAGCATTCGAAACCTATTCATATAAAGCAGTTCTATTAAAATACCGCCACGGGCTATTAGGCCCGTATAGACTAGGGCCCTAGTCCGGCGGTACATTTAGGTATAAGATAAGCTGACTTGTTTAGGGTCAGCGAGATACACTCCCGATTCTCTCTCGGGTTCGAATAGCAGAGTTCCGTCCGCTCGGGGTAACTAAGGCTTCTACCATTCCTGGGGAGGATGTTACTCTGGCCTTTCGGCTTACACCATATGCGATTTACCGCATAACGGGGCTAGACCCGTATCGTCCCATCTAATTTGATTAAAAGCACTACCAATGTTTCCATTAATAGTGCCGTACTAAGCGATAATCGTTTAGCTTGGTTTTCGCTAACGTACATTTCCTACACATTGTTATCGCTATACTCCTATGTGTAGTGATCCACTCTTTTGCGTTACCGTTACTGAATGGCTAGAGCAACGGCTGAAAAATCTCCGGGTACCGTGCGATACCCGGAGACCTAGTAACCCTAGTGAACCGGTCTCTCCCGTAATAGCCTTTATTAAAGACTACAGCGGGAGTCCCGGTCCTATCTTAGGCCCAGCGCTAGGGTATAGCCACTGAACAGCATCGGCAGACTTAAGCTCTATTCGAGAACCTCCCGCGATCTCCTCGACTGTATCGCCTTTAATATTCCTCTCATGGTACTGAAGGCGCACTTCCCATGAAAGGTCGAAAACTTAGCTTAATGCAGTTATGCGTTAAGCAGTTAATTATGCTAATTACTTAGCTTAAACAAACTACTCAATCACTTCGTATATCTGATGTGATATACATATCCATCCTTGTGGATCTCGAACTCTCGCCAGTCATCTGCTTGCACCAACTTCGGAGCTTCCGTGGTCTTTGTCTGTGAATGCCTTGTTCCCAACAAATACGAGAACAGACAGGTCAAACCAACCAGAGCTATCAGACTCAAACCAAACTTCTTCATTGCTTTGTCTCCTTTAGTACCTTACGCAGATGTTGTTGAACCTCTCCAAACGAACGCAATCTCACTATTTCAGGTATCTCCTTTGACCAGTTCTCTAGCTCAATGTGCGATCTCTGATTCAGTCTCATTTTGTCACATAGTGTTTGTGGGTAAATGAAATAGTAATCAAAAATGCCTTGATCTGCGAATCCTCGTACAACCAGATCATCTGATAGCGCGTTCATACTTTTGAATCCTTTTTTGTTCTAGGTATTTTAATGTCTCAATCTCCCCGAGTCTTCGAAAGCAATCTAAAACGTATGTATAGTTTAAGTCATATATTTCACTTATCCTGCGTGCGCTGGTTTTGTACTTCCTTGGTTTATATGTGGCGTTCTGACCTCGTAACTTATTTCCACACTCAAAACACCTTGTGCTCTTTTTATTTCTTAGGCTACCCGCCCCTAGACAGCTCAATGTACCACAACTACACCGACAGTGAACCTCCTCTGCATTCATATACGCTAGTACTGTCCATTCTCCAAATACAGCTCCTGCTACTACTTTCATCTCTATGCTCCTTTATGGTTTTATTATTGGCAAAACTTGTATTGATGTCTCCACCAATTAAACTGGGTCCACTTTTCCAGAGACAGCTGGAGCTTACGTGACCCAGACCAAGCGATTAAAAGGGTTGTCAGGCCCAGTTACCCATTATTTACATCAGGGTAGGTGATGTGTCTTTCCCGTGAGCGGCATGTTCGACAATGTTATATGGTAAATGTTTACTATACGTGTTATTTACCTGGGATCGCCTATCCTTATTCTTTATAGTCCTTCGGATAAGTGGACTTGTGAAAATCCGAGATACCTGATCAAAGGTACCCCGGACTCGATCAAAATAACTCAGCCCAAGTATTACCAGTACTGACTGAGTATACCCAGTACTGTCTTAGCATGTATTAAGTTCAATCGACACCAGAGCATACTTAGTACCGACTATATCCCATGTGGATAATCCGACTTTAACCTACGCTATGGGCAACGTAGAGTTATCTAGCTCATTTAGAGTCCGCTAGATAAAGAGACTAAACTCGACTAAGACCTTTCGGCCCTAGTGGAGGTGGTCGCTACTGCCTACAACCATCGACCCTGCTGTAAGCGCTCCAAGACTTGTTAAGGCGCTCGGATTACCTCCATAACTCAGTGAATTACTTCACCGAATTATGTGTCGTTTTATCTGCCCTCTGCGTCCCTTAATTTATTGAACAATTCATTGCCCTTTGTGGTCAATGAGTAGTCTGCATTCATGAGTCCAGCCATCTTCAGTCCGAATTGAGCGTTCTTGAAGGCCTCTTGACCAAAATGGTTAAGTAGCCCATAATTGGCATCAGCTCTAAAGGTACTGTCCTTCAAAGCTGCATTTAAGATCAAATGCCTCTGCGCAGTTGTTAAGGCTTCAACAGTTATCTTCATTTCTATTTCTCCTTTAATTGGTTTATATGAATCAAACAAAACCCATCTCTCGGTAATAAAACCAAGAGATGGGTGCGTGTCTTGTCGTGATTCTAGACTAGTGCCTTCATTTATGAATCACAAAGTTCATGAAGGGGAGGAGGCTTATTCAATGTGTCTAAACTGTCACTCTGAGTTACATAACCATAAACTGCAAATGGGGCCGGTAGGATTTGAACCTACGATGGATTGCTCCGGAGCATTATGAGTGCTCTGTTATTGGCCAGGCTAAACGACGACCCCATCAAAGTAAGCTGCTCACTATAGGATTTTTATAGCATCAACGCAGCCTACATGTGCTGTAATCCTTCTATCTAACCTTACCTCACGAACTCATCGAAGAAGGCCTCGAAGTTGATGTCTGAATCCATCGCAATGACCAGATCCGACATATCAACAACCCCATTCAGATCGAGATCCGCTGGTGAATAGGTCCTGTAAGTCCAGGCCTCGGCTCCAATAAATCCCTGTCCGTTACTCACAGCAGTAATCAAGCCGAAATCGATTCCAGGAGTTCCGGGCAGATTCTCCTCATCAACGGTAACGGTGATTTCGTTTCCGTTGTACCAAACATGAGCCGGAACCTCACGACCCGTTTGGGCCCTGAGGACATGGATGGTTCCTGGGAGTACTTCATACTCAAACTGAACTTGATAGGTCAGTGCTTGTCCAGTAAGCGCCACATGGCCCTTGGGTTTTGGGGTCGATGGATTCGCTGGAACGGTCTGATTAAGACAGAAGGTCAGCAGAGAGGTAGCCCCGGTATAGCAGGCCTGTCTCGCAGCGGGTTCACCGAACTGCCTATCGCAGTCCTTGATCTTCGAGGTGTAGCAGTTCCAGCAATTTCCCATTGTATAGGGATTGCTGGGCGTACCAATATTGGCACATGGGTCCGCCTCATTCTCCGAGATCTTACTGAGACCCGCAATGGGCTGTGCAATGGCCAGAACTGAACCGAGACAGAGACCCATAACAAGCGCGATTACATTTCGAATTCGCATTACTTTAACTCCTTTAAACTCAAACAATCAGCAATTACAACAAGTAATTGCTACTTAGATGTGATAACCCATCCATTACTCAGGAAGATTCTTTGTTCGCCAGTTTTTGAGTTCCGACACAACATAGATCGCTTAGTGATCTGTTTAACGAGGATATACTCAGACTTTCCTTTTTCTTCAAGATCAGTTGTGGTAAAGAATTCATGTTTCATTTCTATTTCCTTTATTTAAACCAAACACCACTGGCACGATTCGAACATGCAACCTTGTGGATTGGGTTTAACGCCACTCCAACTCTTGGACCTTGCGCTTGTGAATCCCTAAGCCTTCGAGTTAGGCTTCTTCTAATCCAGCTCTCACTTGCTCTTGTGGCTTCCATGGAACCACTTCTTCCTCTTGAGCTACACTGGCTATTTCACTTATTTACTTTTCGAATCAAGAAATCAAACTGAGAAGTAGGCATGCCGATATCGTCAGATTCCACATCATCCCATCGGTTGTTGAACAGATTAAGGAATTTATCCCCTTCCTTTACGTATTCTAGATCCGATCGAATTACAAGCTCATAATCATCAGGTATCATAACATGCTTCTCTTTGTCTCCTACCTTGATGACATTAGGCATTTCTATTTCCTTTATTTATTGTACCACACCACATATGGAAAGTCAGGAACTGGTTCTTCCTGTTGTCTCGGGGTATAGCAGTCCACGTAGATATCGGTCATGGTTTTAGCATCAGTCATATAGAAGCCATACCCGTCATCATTAGTGAATACACCCTCTATACAGGCATTGACGAATGATTTGGTTGTCATGACATCGCCGTAATCGGTTACGGGTCTTGTTTTGTAGTTCTTGTTACTCATTTATTCATTGTACCATACCACATAGGGATAGGGATGTTCGATTCCATTGGCTATTTCGGACGGTTTGCACACTATATGGGTTCTACCATAGTCTTGGTCCAGATAGTACCCAAAGCCATCATCATCTATGAACCAGTTATCGATGCAGTACTGTTTGAAGTCTTCGCGTGTAAAACATTCACCGATATCCTGATCTAATACCCACTTATTTCTTTCTTTGGCTGATTCTTCTTTCATTTTCCTTTATCTTCTTCGATCCCTGTTACTGTATACGGCGTATCCTGGGATATAGGTGAACTAAACCATCTATTATAGGTGATCTTAACTCTCTTACCCGAGAGTGCTTTAACCTTCTTGGCTACTTCTGGGTCCGGGACCGAGAAATCCCAGGAGTGGGCATTCATATTCATTTGGGTATTGATGTTGTCGGCGTATGCTCCGACATAGCAATGACCTTCATTGCAGGTCCAGAAGTAACCCTTCTCACCTATAGTGGTCACAATACCAATTACGGTCATGTCCTTTTCATAGGTGGGGTTGATTCCGGCGGCACAGCCCCTGATCCCAAAGATGATCGGGATCAGTATCACTAAGAGAATAATGGTACAGCCAATATTGGCTAAAATACGATTTGTTTCCGCGTTTGTTCGATTCATTCTTTCTCCCGAAGCAATTCTATCCCTATCCCACGGCATTTAGTTCTCTACTTTCTATTTTTGTACTTCAACCAAGCCGCTACTATCTCTTGATGACGAGTTAAAGCTCCCTCTCTACTACTGTGAATCAATGTCGGTTCATCAGAAGTTAAAAGTCCTATATAGCTTATAAAGATATCCTTACCTATTCGAGTAACAGCTCTTACCTGAGATAGATCTAAGGTAATTTCGCCATCATTAATATCATCCTGCATAGTAAGTAGTGAATGGATTATCTTTGTGGGTGTGGGCTCCATAGGTTTAGCTTTCTTTTTGGACCATGACAACCATTGCATCATACGAAAAGTCTCACTATTTCCGAAATGATATTAGCAGCTAAACAGGGTGGGATAAGCAAAGAGCACACCCAAGCCTTCCAGAACGGAACAGTACTTGGAACCCCTTTGACGTATGATACCCAGAACTCTAGCTCACATTGAGTCCATAGGGCTAATAGGGCCGCTAGGCCACACCATACTGCACCAACTATTACCCAAACAATTAGCGCTTCTAGTAACGTGAAACCACTACGTGCCATCTTCATTTAGACTCCTCTATGCTTTACGTTAACAATCGTCCCTGATTTTTATGCTGTACTCCCAGTGAGTAGCCATTTGCGTAGGCTTTGCGCTCCCCATCAGTCCAGCTTTTGCTTTGATACTTCATGTAATCAAGCCCAGTATTACCGACCCTATAGCCGATCCCGTAGGGACCACCATAATCTGCCTCTTTGAACTCCTTGCCTTGGAGGCCATCGTTATAGCCTCTGTTATATTCGGGGTCTCTAATCATACCGTTGGTTCCTTTGTGTCAGGAAGCATCTTTAGTCATTTACACAAAGCCCCGTTATACCATTTCTGGTATAACGTGCTAGTCACAACTGCCCGCAACCATCGACTCTGTTGCGAACGCTCCGCGTACTTCACAGTCGCCCCGGATTAACTGTGCGCCTTGGGCTCATGGACAATTACACCTTTCGCAAAAGGTGTACCATTCCCATTCACATACTCATTTTATTGAGTAGAGTCCCGACGCGAGGACTTCAACATGAATCCTATGACTAAGCTCCGTGACGCATCTGGATCAGTGCCTTATAGATCCTGTCCCAGAACTCCGGCGCTTCATGGAACAAGGTGGAGGGGGGAGTGGCAAACTTCTTCCTTTCCCTCCTCTTCTTTTCCACCGCCACCTCCACCCGACCCGCCTTTGCAGCTGCATCCCTCTTGAGCTGCGCCCTGCAGGCTTGATCCCAAGCGAAAGCTGAGTGAATCGTAGTCATCTCTTTATTCCTTTATGTGGACTACTACTGACTATCACTATAACCCTATAAAACAACCCCTCACAATTAAGCGAGGAATTGTTGAGACCCGTTTGATGGGTTTACTTGATCCCGCTTGCGCGGTCGGAAATCATAATGACTTCCTGATTGGCTTTCACATCGCGTTCGCGGATTTTCGCAAACTCCAACGCAAACTGATGCGCCTTCCAGGCCTGCACGGCCTTTCTATCGGCGGTCAGTTGGGCCTGCTGCCCACAACTGTGGCAACCAGTCCCAAAGGCGATGATCGCCAGGACCGCGAACGAACAGACAACGATACGCTTGGAGCTGGTCATGACTGTAACCCTTTATGCCAATATTAGCACTCAACAAGAGAGCTAATGCTTAGCACTATAATATGACACATATTTGACGTTTATTTAGCTACCTCTTTGGCCTTCTTTGCCTTGGGGGCCTTATACCTAAAGGTGCCTTCATTTACCCATAGATACTTCTTTGAGATAACGGTTAACTTAGAGTTACCCATCTCAATTAGAACCTTGGCTCTATCGCCCTCAAAGTACTCAATGAATACACATGGCACCTTTACTGAGTTCTTACCATTGGTCATCTCATCTATGGCGAAGACTTCAGCCAAGCATAAATCACCATACCCAAGCCGAACCCCGACATCATCCACCCTAGTATACCTGGTACACATCATCAGCATATATGGCTCCTTTGGTTGTTTAATTCAAAAAGCTCTATCCGGAATTACCCAGATAAAGCTCGTTCCCAACAGCAAGAACTCTGTCAATGGAGGCCGAGGGATTTGAACCCTCGTGTTCATCAGTTTCGTTGGCAAGTACTACGAGCGTATCTGATCTATGTCTTGGGGTGGTTTATCGATCAGCACTTTACCCACCAGCAACTAGTTCTGTGTTCATCTAAGGACTAACTAATCAAAGTTCCTTAGATATATCCAATGCTTCTAAGTCACCCCATATTGGAGTCTAGGGGACTTAGCCGAGGGGTTTTTAGGCCGCCATACGGAGATTGCTATTGTCAGCAATTAGGTTTTGCCTATAGTTATTAACGAGTTCAATTTGCATTACTCGGCTCGCACTTATCCTTCTACACTATGAATCGATTCCAGATGGCCCCCTATAAATCAGGTGATCGAAAGTCGAATTCGTACCCGGACGATCACAACGTCCAATGCTACCAATTACACCATCACCTATCTATCTAGTACTGATTATACCAAATTATTCAATTATCACTGTTTAATTACTACCTTAGTTACCAGGTAAGATTTGAAACTCTCAATTACTTCACTTAGGCCCTGGATATGCTCAAGAATACTTTCATTTCCATAGGCATGTCCTTGCTCGTAGGCCCAATATGAAATGGCGCTCTGTATAGGTGCGGGCAGATCTTTCAGTAATTCATAAGCTTTCTCAGTAAATTCCGGGTCAGTCATTCTTTCCATTATTTACTCCAAAAATTCCGCAGGAACCACAAAGTCGCCTTCATTTCTGATAAAGTTATCGCAGATCTCTATGAGTCGTTTAGTTGGAGAGTCTAAGCTTTTACCGTACTTATAGCAAGCTGTTAATGTTTGAGTATCTAGTATAGCCCTAGATCGGCAAAACCCTGATACCTCAAACATAGCCTCAATCTTACCGATCTGTAATGGAGTGAAGAAGCGGGCCTCAACTGGCACCAGAGTGGACTCACGGATACCGATTTCAGTTGAGTCAGGGTTATCAACATTAGTCGGCGTCCACCACGTAATATCGTCTACTTTGAAGTTATTAAATTGAGAGCACGCAGACAGGAATAATGCACCCCTGGCGCAGACTACGCAACCGTGAGTTGGTGCATCATCAATTACTTCAAATAATTCACGCTCTCTAGCTTCCTTACTGTAATTAATCAATCCAGGAATTGCCATCTCACAATAGATACCGCATCGTGCCAGATATTTATAAGCTAAGATCTGCTGCTTAGCATCCTTGGCGATTGCCACTCTACGCTCATCTGGGGTCATTCGCTCAAAGTCTTCATTTGCTTCACGGATTCGCTTTTGAGTCGGAGTTTCAATAATTGCATCAGTCATCTTTATCCCTTTCTTCGATTAACTTGAGAACCTGCCTGGTCTCTTTGGTTGAGGGTTGCCGCTTACTAAGTGGAAATAGATTAGGCCTGGAATCCTTATCCTTTGTGGAGTATTTTGGGCCTATGTCCCAGTAGGCAGGCTTGAATAGTTTATGGCAATGTAACCATAGATTTTCATTCATCGTGAGTACTGAGCAGCCACGTGGTATCTTACCCTGGCTCCATAGAATAGAATTAACTATTTGGCTACCGTAGATTTCACTCCAGACTTGTTCTCTACCACACTCTTTTACGTAGGCTCCAAATTGGCGTCTCTCTGTCTCATCCTGGGTTGAATCACGGAGTTTAATCTCATACCATTGTCCGCTAATTTTGTGGTATTGGACTAGAGGATTATTGCTATCCATATACCTATCTTTATTTGGTTCTAATTTATGTCTATATCTCCACCATTTAGCCTTAGTAGGTAGTACTTGTAAGGTCTTATCTCTGGGATCAACGTAGAATGGTCCCCAGTAGCACTTCCAGATATTACAGGGCCTTCCCAAGTAATCTAGGGACATTAAGACATCACCCTCCATGTAGGTATCTGTAATTAGAAACCTACGCATGAGATCATCGATGGTACCGTTGCAGCTATACCCACCGGCCCAGTAATTCTTGGTTTTCTCTTTGATGTCCGAGTAGACCTGATCCCAGTCATCACCAACCCTGGACCTCAGATACCTCTCCAGTGGATTGGTATTGATTTTGGAGTGCTTACTATCACTATAGGTATCATGAGTTCCATTCATGGAGACCTTAGTATCAAGCATACCTCTGATTTCCTCTGGATCAGTCTTCAGTTTATACTTATATCGTCTACGATACTCACGGGCTGTGTATTTACCGTCTTGTGATCCACCTTTACCTCTTTCACCCAAAA